AATTTCATCAAATTAAATAGAGCAGATTTAGACTCATTGACTATAACAAGTATTGCGGGATTATCTGCTTCATTATCCGATCTACAAAATCAAATAAATACCAATGATACAGATATATCGTCTATCAATACCACACTAGATAATCACAATACTCGAATAAATACCAATGATACAGATATATCGTCTATCAATACCACACTAGATAATCACAATACTCGAATAAATAGCAACGATACAGATATCGATAACATCAATGCTACATTAAATAATCACAACAATCGCATCTTATCTAACGATACAGATATAGATAACATCAACACTACTTTATCAGATCATGATACTCGAATATTGGAAAACTTAAATAGTATTTTGGATATAAGGGCTCTGTTGGCTTCAGACGACACAACACTCGATGAGCTACAAGAGATTGTAAATTTCATCAAATTAAATAGAGCAGATTTAGATTCATTGACTGTAGAAAGTATAGCTGGATTAGTCGATAGATTAACCAATTTACAATCTCAGATAGATGGAAACGATACTGACATAGATAATATCAATACTACTTTATCGGACCACGATACACGAATAGGTAACAATGATACAGACATAGACAATATCAATGATACTTTATCAGATCACAATACTCGAATAAGTAGTAACGACACTGATATATCCTCTATCAATACTACGTTAAATAATCATAATGCTCGTATAAATAGTAATGACGTTGATATATCCTCTATCAACACTACTTTATCAGATCATGATACTCGAATATTGGAAAACTTAAATAGTATCAATGTCATCAACAATTCCACTATACCTGACTTACAAAACGATATAACGAATACTCTAAATGATCACAATACAAGAATATTGGAAAACCTAAATAGCATTTTGAATATAAATGCTCTATTAGCTTCTGATGATACCGCATTAGATGAATTACAGGAAATAGTAAATTTCATCAAATTAAATAGAGCAGATTTAGACTCATTGACTATAACAAGTATTGCGGGATTATCTGCTTCATTATCCGATCTACAAAATCAAATAAATACCAATGATACAGATATATCTACAATAAATACTAAGTTAGTAACAACATCTACATTAAATACTCTTCAAAAAATAACAGATTATATTACTACTACTAGAGCATATGCCAATAACGCTAATAGTAAAATAGATGGTCTATTAGGCAGCAAATCACTACTACATGCCACTGATCCATTAAGAGTAAGTGGTAATTATATATATTTATATAGAGCTGATGGTACTTATGATAGAATATATGTCAATATGAGTGCTATAACTACTGTTTCTAGTTCTTTTGGCGTTAAGGGATATATGAGGTTATCTAATAATTTTATTATCCAATGGGGAACTGATATACCCGGTGAAGATGTGTGGTGGAATTATAATTTTCCGTTAACTTTCCCACATGCTGCAAGATCAATTGTAGCAAGTGGTAAAGAAGGGTATACATCAACTAATACAGAGGTACAAGCTAGTATAATAGATCAAGCACGATATAGACTAAGAGCAAACACTTATCATAACAGATATGTACATTGGATAGCGATAGGCTATTAGAAAAGGAGGATAAAATGCATTATGCACATATAGATATTGACAATAATCGATTATTAGGATGGTATGATCTACAAGGAGCTAAAAAAGAAGGTATATTTGAAAAATGTATACCAGTAGAGTATGACGTTTGGCAAGAAGCCTTGATGATGGGAGCTAATTGTTATCAGAATGGTAAATTTTTTAGAGTAGAAGAAATATTATCAGAAGAAGAGGAACTCGAAAGGATCAGAATAAGACGAGATCGAGCTTTATCTGAAGTTGATATATACCAAGGTGTCCTTAGGTATGAAGAATTAACTGATATACAAAAAAATGATTTAAAAAAATATAGACAAGCACTTTTAGATGCTCCTGAAACTATGGTATTGCCAGATAAGCCCAATTGGATGAATTAGACCGAACACATAACGTCATATAAGGGATATGGGAACTTTCCCATATCCCTTATATTTTATTAATCTGCAAATACATTATTAGGCCATCCTGCTGTAATATCATAATCGTCTAATGAACTACTTGTAAGCAATAGTATTTCGTCTAATTTTATAGAAGTAGTTTGTTTTATATTTCTTTTATAATCTAAAATCGTATTATAGATATCATTAGCCGTATCTTTGTGTAGTATATATGTATTATATCCAATTTCAGTTTTAACTATATATTCCATTATATTAGGTTTATGTAGTTCATTGACTACATATATATCAGTTGTATCTGGTCTATTTATATCATCTGTATAATAAGTGTTTCCATCTATTCTTGTTATTTCAAAAATATGATCATTTAATACTACGATATAATTTTCACTTATGGTAGAAGAAGGTGTTCCTGTTATAGTAAAATAAGATTCTGTAGTATCGTAAGTATAATTAATTTCTGATATACTTCCTTTTATAGACCTTTCATATGGATTAGTATTTAACCATGTTAACTCTAACACAAAATCATTAAATTCTGTATCACTGATATTAACTGTTACTCCATTATAATTTATATTTCCTTGTTTTAATTGTTCAGAATAAGATATTAATTCCCTTATTCTTGCTTCTTTTCTATCACTATCAGTTATATTTTCCATATCTAAAAAGACTCCTTCAGGTAAAGGTCCTAGTTTTTCCCATGTGATTTCATTTCCCCAGACATCATAAACTATTCCTCTATAATCATCGATTAAACTCCAGGTACTTTCTGTATTATTCCAAATAGGTATCTGATGTACAGTATAGTTGGGAGGAGCAATTTCAGTAGCATAATTAGGAGGAGGCAGATATACATCAATACCAGAAACTATAGTAGCTTCTGGGTCTAATCTAGGACTAGTCGTACCTAGATACTCGTATGTTTCGGGATGAAAATGGTGATAAGACATAATTGAGATTCCCCCTATTTGTATTTGATCCAGTAGTTCATATTGAGTTGTGTCGGCATAATCCAATGACCATAGGAAAATAATTCTCTAGTATCTGGTAACTTAAAACTAGATGAAGTTTCTCCATAAGTATCTCCGAATATAGCATATATCTCTGGATAAAGAGTTTTGGATAACCAAGTACCATCTAATTCAAGGTAATCTGAAGGAGCATTATTAGGAGTATATACTCCTATTTCTCCCACTGCTTTATGTGAACCTATGTTGGGCAAATCTTCACAAGGAGTTACTCCGTCCGTTATCTTGAATTGGCCTTTTTCTTTTAAGTATAAGCCGATTCCTTTTTTAGTGATAGTTACGCCTATCATATCGGCTTCATCCTCTACTATTAAGAAAGAACCAATAGCCGCAGTCATATGTATATTTGCCATTCATTCCTCCTTATGCCCATCTTAGACATATTCCATGTATATCTAAATTATTGATGCCGCCTTGTATTTTGAATACAAGATCGTTTCCAGAAGGAGCATTACTAAAATCTCCTAAACCAGTCAGTATTCGTATTTGTTCACCAGACATCTTACTTTCTTCCAAAGGAACATTGACGAAATCTACACCATTATTTCGACTAACTAAAACAGATATATTGCCTTCAATATCGCCATCAAAAGAGCATCTCAAAAAGACATTGCATGATAAAGGGTTCTCTGTTTCAGTAATAGTTATATTTTTAGATACAAGCTCGAGATTATTACCTGAATAATATCCGTTATCGTTATAAGTTCCAGTAGTAGTTGCTATACCAGATTCATCGTTAAATTCATCAGCATATCCTTTAGGTAATCTGAGTTTAGTAGCTGAATCATCAGCTAACTGCATAGTGACCAGATAGGATAATAAATTTTCATTATCTAAACTATCTCCTGTTACTATAGGAACTATAGACATATCTAATTTACCATTCTCTCCAACTACAGGTACGTTACCCGGAGATGTACCTATGTCTCTAGTAGCCGCTGATTTAAGGTTAGTTATATCACCGACCGTATGCGTATGTTCCTTATTGATTTTAGTTGCAAGAGCATTGGTTAAATATATAGTTGTAACCACTTGATCTATAGTTATATCTGAAAGAGTGTATCCGGTACCGTCTGGATTAACTATTATGAATTTACCATATACAGAGTTTTCTATATTAGGCAAACTCTCATATAACTCATTGACGCTATCCATATTACCCGCATTGAAAAATACAGGTAGATCTTTATATAGATCAGTACCATTGCCTAGTTTAAAATCCATAGTATCTATAGTGTATACTAATAAACCATCTGGGATAGGAAGGGAAGTAAGTTCCCATTCTTCTTTGGTTCCACCTAAACTAGATAACATTGCTTCTATTGGGATATTTGGCATTTATTTCTCCTTGTATTTTAATATATATTTTCAATAATCATATATCTATGTATGATAAGGCCCTAATTATAGTATGCTATAAGCCAGTAGACAAATATCAATATATTCGAAAAGGAATATAAAATGCCCACAATATATAACGTAATCGATGATCCAAATACTCATGTATTGAGACCTGTAACGATGCAGTTAGTAGATAGTTTATTAAAAGATAATGGTCTAAATGCCTTATTTGGAGACAATATACATTATTTAGAAGATACTAGTTTAACTAGAAACACTAGAACAGATCATAATACAGTAAATATAACAGACGATAGAGTCAATGTTATTATGAACTCAAGTATAAATCCTAAGGATAAAAAATGGGAACATAGTAATTTTAAAAATTCTATATATACAGGTTTATCTAAACAATATACCAAAACAGATTTTCCTATATTCTATGATAAAAGAGCAGACATATCGCTAAATTATCAAACTAACTTAAGTCCTATATCTTTGACAATAGAACTATTGTTCAAAGATACGGTAATGGCATATAGAGCATTAGATATTTTACTGAATAGTTATGGTAGCGAACCATATATGATACAAAATTCTGTGCTATATAGCTTGCCATTACCAAATCATATATTGTTAGTATTAAGTAGATTGTATCATTTGAGAAAATTTACACAAGAGATATCCTTTTTGGATTATTTGAAATATGGAAGTAATGGCGATATAACTTATGCTAAACGAAACATTACCAACGATACGGAAATAGTCATATTAAAAAATGACTTCGCTGTTATCTCCGAAGTAAATGTCGTCACTTCTAAGCCAGAAGCACAGAATGTTGAGAGATTTGTAGACAGACAAATGATTACTATTGAATATGCTTATCAAATAATTAGGCCAAATAGTCTGACTATAACCTATCCCTTAGTAATAGATAACCAACTTATACCAGACAACATACTCCCATCTAAACCAAAAGAATATCCGAATAAAATAGAGTACTTATACGACAATAAAGCAATTGAACAGTATCATTATTACGATCTTAATGATCCAAGATATCCGAATAAGATACATCGGACAGACAAATACGACGATTGGTTACCAGAATGCTATCTTACTGATAAAGAATATAAACCCATATTAATAGCTCCCATATTGTTAGATACAGCAGATGACGGTACAGTTTTAGAAAGTACGACTTTCAATTTAAGAGATATACGAATAAAACAAAGTACCATACATCCATTCGTATTCGATGCTTTTATGTTACAAGGCAAAGGCAGTTTATATAGAGAAGGCTTATTTAACATAGATATCTATTCCAACGACACTAGATTAGATCCCAGTATAATTGAGTTTGATACAGACTTAAATATAACCATTAATACTGATGTTGCATATCGGAGATATCATTTAGTTATATCTGAATGTATAAAGTTCGATGTTCTCCATCCTAAAATGATTCCGCTGTTATTGATGTGCCATAAATTTTTTGGAATAACTATATGTATGAATATAAACCGATTATTAAAGATGGGTTATATTTCCATTAGTAATTCAGTTAGATACAATAACGACTATACTTATTCGATATATGGTTTAAAAGAAAAGCTATCTATAGGTAACAGTGGGTATATAGATGGAATAAAATATTCGGATTTAGATGAGTTACATAAAGACGATGAAATAATAGATATCAATAATCCAGATAAAACTATAGCTTACCCATTATATTACAACTACATAAATAAACATTTAACTAAAAACGATATCCCAATAGTTTTTGGTAAAGGAGGAACTAATGGCATTAGTTGTCCGTGGAGAATCGGTCGATTCTGTATCAAATCCAGACAAAAGTGAGATGATAGAAAATAGAGAAGGTGAAGTATACGAAACCTTTATGAGTAAAAGTTCTATTATACCCAAAAGGTATAACGATACCTTTAATACCATGGCCCAATTTAATGATAGTATTCCGATAACGGTCGATTATTACAATGCCATTAATTCAGAAATAGATAAGCAAACTCTGGATACTTCTTTTTCTACATTAAGACACAGTATCCATAAGAAGTATCATCTGATACATAATTTTGAACTAAAGGCTACTAGTGACCTAACGGAAGAAATAAATGAAGAAACTACAGAGACTATAGTACATTTTAATCTATTGATATATCCTGGCTTTCAAGCTAATATAGGTGACCTTTTCTTAATGCCTTTAGACACTGGTAATTTGGCAATATTCATAATAACAAGTATGAGAAGACTTACTATGGAAAGATTCTCATATTACGAAGCAACTTGTTATATGAATAAGATGTTAGAAAATGGGGACTTAGAAAAATTAAATTCCAGCGTAGTTAACGAATATTATTTTCAAAGAGACAAGTACTTTACTAATAACTTCTCTCTACTCACTACTAAAGATTTTCATCTATTCGAAGCACTATCTTCATATAGAGAAATTATAGTTAAACGGTACTATGATTATTTCTATAATAAAAAACACAATACGCTTTTAATAGACGATAATAGCATTTATGATCCATATGTAGTTGAGTTCATGAATAAAAAAGTATCCATTATGGAGACAAATAGAAGACCACAGCAGCTGTTTACATATATATCAGATTTCTATTATGATACAATTTGGTCTCTAATAACGGAGAATGAAGGTACCAATATACAGTATATTAAAAAATATAAACATATATATGAACATGCCCTATATACTTGGTCAAATACGATTACAGGCCTATTCAATAGACGATACGTAATAATAGACGATGAGGAATCTAATAGTCTAATAAATGATGTTAGAATAAATGTCGATTACGAATACTATTTGTTCTCTGAAAGTTTCTATAATGGTACAATTATGGACAGTACAGAAACTGATGAAGATACTGTATTTGAAAAAATGGTATATTCCGCTATAACTTTAGGTGAGATAAATGATCCAGAGATATTGATTACCAATTATCTGGAAAAATTCCAGTCTTTACCAAAAGAAAAGAAATTTTACCGAATGCCTATTTATATATATCTAATAGATTTGGCATTAGCTAATATAACTTAATTTAATGTGGAGAGAGAAAATGGGTAGTCCGAATGTGTATACCGATATAAGTGAATATATAAAACATCGAAAGTACGATGTATTAGTTCCTTCCTATACAGCATCTGTATCTCCCTATTATTTAGAAGAAGATGAAAATGGTGATACAATAATACCTCCATTTAATCCTGCATCTCCTTTACAAAAATGTATGGCCAGTTTAAGTATAGGCGATATAATTAACTATAGGGAAAAAGATATACCAGTCACTATCGTTAATCGATTAGACTTAATCGACATGTATGTTCGTTTAGATGATTATATGACTCAATTAAGACAATATAATCATAGTGAAAGAGCTATTAATTATCTTATTAAGGCTAACCGGTTTTTAACTGAAATTTACGATAGGCTTAGAGCTCTGGCATTTGATGATCCGGGCCTAAAGCCACACGTCGAGGAATTAAGGAATAAGTTGGACGATATATTTGCATATATTAAGATCAAAGAAGGGACTGACACATATGACGATAGTGAAGATAAGTAAACAGTTAGAAAATATGGTTCAGGGTATAGTGGACCATATAGCTGAAACAGAAGACGGTTATTATTTTAAGTACAAGGCAGTTATAAAGAGCTATAAAAATAAAGAACTAAACATAGATCTCGATGAAGTTGTTCGAGAACAGTTAGAACAAGCTTTTGCAAATAATTTAACTGACGACTATGGTAAATTAGAAGATAGAGGACATTTTACTGACTATATTACATTGGAAGTCTTATTAACTCCTTTGGAATATTTTGAGTTAGTTAAAAATCATCAAGACCTATATATCAATATAGAAATGAATTATTTCCATGCAAATATTAAAGAGAATATAAACGATAGAAAACCTATAGTCAGAAATTATAGGTGTCTTATTTTAGATCCAGAAGATCTAACTAAAAAATACCCAATTGAACTACTAAGGCCAGACGAAGGTGATCCTATACAGGAAGGTCATAGATCAGCTAGGTTAGAAGTATCTTTACAATTGATAGATGATAAAATATATCAAATTAGACACTCTAAGTTAAATACTATATTATCTGGAAGAGACAGCACTCTTACTATAGAAAAGACCTTACACACTATAGCTATGATGTTTGGTATAAGTAATGTACATATAGTAACACCGGATAATACAAATGGATACAAACACATAATACTTTCTCCTCCCATGGGAATAGATACTATCTTCGAATATATCCATGACAAATATGGTGTATATCACAATGGGTTCAATTACTATTATACGGACGATGTACTCTATATCTATCCTCCTTACGATACGGACCAAGAGAACATCAATGAAAATATTAATATTTACAATATTCCAGAGGGTCACTATTCGGGTCTAGAAGCATATCATATGATCAAAGGTAAGAATATCCACATTTTATCAAATTCAGAGGTCATAAGTAAAGACCTAACTGAAGTCGGATTAGAAAACTTCGGTAACGGTATTACTCATATAAGAGCCGACAGGATAATAGATAAATATATTGTAGTTGAGGAAAATGGTAGTTATATTAAAGAAGATAATTTGATTAATTTAGAAATGACTACAAATAAAAGTATGGGAGATCAAGTACTCAATACTCAATATAGAGAACCATGTGTAAATACCTATAAACATGCAAGCGATATAGTCAAAAGTAATGCTAATTTACTTTTAGTTAAATGGTTTAAAGCTATACCTAAATCGTTATATCCTGGACAAAAGGTCTATTATCACTATGATGATGAAGGCAAGTACTCGGTTAAGTCTGGTATTCTGGAATATGTTCGCTACGATATAGTTCCTGAAGATAGAGTAGATGACTATTATTTTTCAGCAACAGCTATTATGATAATTAGATTACAAACAGAATAAGACTATAAGGATGGGACATCCCCCATCCTTATAGTCTAGTTTATCAATTTCTTTATTTCTTCTAAGTCATCTTTTATAATTTCTTTTACTATAGGCTGTTTACTATTCTGCCAAAACTTATTTCTATGGAACCTATCTATATCTCTATTGATACGTATCATCAAGTTTTTAGATTCGGAGCTATCTTTATTTAACATAAATAGTTTAAGTAGAAGTTTTACCACATACATATCTTTTAAATAAGTCGATACTTCATATTGTCTTAATTCAGGAAGTCTCCATTCCTTATGCAACATCTCGATATGTTGAAATAATGATACAGTCGGATTACTTAAGTACATACTATCCAATATAGATCTTACATTAAAGTTACCTTTTTGTAATTTCTGTATAGAGTCGGTTATTTCTTTTATCATGCCTTTATAATTGGACCCAATATAATTATAATCACTAAAATTTTTAACCTTATCTGATAATTCGTTTATTCGGTCATAATTACCAGACGATACCATATCTACTATATGTGATATCTGATTCCTTAACCATATGTCTTGTAAATCATTTAGTAGAGGAATAATTACATAGTTATATATAAATGTCTGTAAAGGAAACAATTCTTTTGGGTTAGCTTCTATATATTTATGGTACATAAAAGTAAGGACTATGGTATCTATACCTATTACCATAAAGAACGGGGGATCTATATTGAATTTTATCCCATGCTCTATATCTAAGGTATATTCCTTACTATCATGGCTCAATATACTAACTGGTTTTTCATTAGTCCAATATCCCCAAGGTTGATCTAGTGGTAAATCATCTATATAGTTAAATTTACTTATAGGCAATATAAATTCATCCGGATTAAATATGTTACTTGGACTACAAAATAAAGCTTCATAGGTTTTGTTTGTTCGAACTACATCAAATATACCATCGAATAAATCTTTATTAGGTAGGAAATAATTTAATAGCTTATCTAAATCGGATATATAGTTTTTTAATACATTATGTTCGACTAAACCTAATATATGTTTTATTAGTCTAGCACCTTTTGTCTCTACTATATACCCTTTATCTAATCTATCCATCAATTGTATTTTTCTATTGGATAACATTATTATATAGTCATCATATTTAGATAAGGGAGTAGTTCCCTTAGATGCAGTGTTTTCGTAGTATCTATAAATAGTTTCGAGTAACATAAATATATAGTCCTTTTATTTTTAATTTGGATTATACAATATATAAAATCCATAAGAAGGAACAGTCTAGCTGTTCCTATAAAAATGAATGCATTTTTAACTATATATTACTAGAATGAGTTAACTGATTGTATATTTTAATTAAATAACAATAAGTTATAAGAATTTTAAGTTTAAGGGTTATATTCAAAATCCAGAAATATGTCCCTTAGTAACATAGGTAGCAATATGGTGCTACTTTTAACTTACTTCCATGGAGGATAAAATGAAGATCAACGAATTCAGTGAAGAAGAAGTAAAAGAAACAAAAACTCAGATAAATGAAAAAATTGAAGAGAACGAGCCCCCCTCAATTAACCCATTTACTAATGCACTGAATATCTGCCAATTCGGTAATGCAGGCCTATCTAAGGCTGGTACCGAATACTACAAAGGTATTCAGGACGAACTCAATCAAGAACGTATCGGTTTTAAAGTAGATACAAGAGTACTTAACATCAATAATACAACCGTTATTGTTTATTATGCGGCAAACTCAGCCGTTGCTCTTATTATGGAAGAAACCTTCAGTACTCTTAATAATGAGATTCCTGCAAGTATCATTCCGTTGGTAAATAAGACCATTAAGGAAACAGTACCAAATATCAAGATCGTTCTTAACACAATCATCGTAACTAAAGATGAGTATGACAGAAGAGAGCAGATGGCTCTATGGATATATAATCTACTTACCATCAGAGTACATGCCGATGTTTTTAAATCAGCAAAACTGAAGGACATGAAAAATAAAACTATCAACATCGAAATGTTCGATAGAGCATATAATCAGTATGCAAATACATGTCCAGTAACACCTGCAAGAAATGATCTTACTCTTATGGTAACTATGAGTGAGCCTGCTCAGAACCTGAATCTTGGCTTCGACCAGAAGCCTCAGAAAACCAGCAGAGTGCTTGGTTTTGCGACAGGTTATGTCGATATTGTTTATAATCCAAAATATGGTATCTATGCAGACGGAACACAGAAAAAGTTCTTGCCAATTGTAAGAATTACCGATATAGTTCCTGCTATTCCAGACATTACTTCACTCACATATCTATATGCAGTAATTACTGATTCACTTATCGTCAAGAAGCAGTGGAAAGCTCAGTTCGTAAATTTCCTTAATGGAGTCAATGTTGGTGCAGTTGCTGGTATCAGGCCAGATAAAGATGGTAATGAGAAACTATATCAAGTACAGAACATGAACGATTTCGAAGAATTCATGTTCAAGTGGTTCGCTGAACCAGCACTGTGTATCGATATTTCTGCAGGCAGGCCTATGGTTCCTGGCCTAGGTAAGTTGGTATCAGATGACCATTCTTCTATTATAGAAGAGTTCTGTAGATTTACCGGTGACGAATATGACTCATCTGTTGTAAAGATCGGTGACGTTGCATTTAAAGAATTCGGTGGTCTAATTAATTACGAAGGACAGATGAGGGATAGTCGTGTTATCGATTATCTTGCACTCGCACCTAAGTTCGCTAAGTCAAGTAATAATCTAAATATGATCGACTTCCTTCTTAAGAAATCGGACAGACCACATGAAACACTAAAGGCGATTTCAAATACTATCGCAGAAGTAAAACCACTTTATGTACACCAATCAGTGGCACTGAGCCCGACTTTCCTAAAGAAGATCAGCAAATCTGTTTCAGAGAAGCTGTCTTTCAATACCATTTCCGTTGCAAACAATACAGGACTTGATCTATCAGGTCTTGCAAATCAGAGTTCCGGATTCAGTAAGATCAATCCATTGAGCTCAATCGGAAACAACACCGTCAGTTTCGGGGACAATATCTCCTTCTTTGACATGTAATAACGATATTTAAGTATATGGATGTTTAGGCATCCATATACTTTATCGTTTTAATTTTTGTTTACGAATGAAAATGAAAAGGAGACAATAGATGATTTATGATTCTTTGACATCTGAGTTAGTTCAAAGAAAGGATCAAGACATTTTTCGAATATTCAAATTGTACGATATCGATGAGATGTTTGCTGAAACCAATGAACCTATTATAGTTAACAATGTAGATACTACTGTAGAAGATTTATCGCAGAGTATCAATGAAGTTATATTTAAAGAAAATAAATTAGAAGACATCGGTTTCGTAGCATCTTGCGAATGCGGTAATCCCGATCTTATGGATAACAAATACGAAGGAACTATATGTCCTATATGTAAAACGGAAGTAGTATCAGGCTTTACTTACGATTTTCATCATAAAGTATGGATAGGTGTTCCTAATGAAGTTCCGGCATTTATTCATCCGTGGGTATACGTGGTATTGTCTTCATGGTTACAGCGAATGAAGAAAGGTAGACATAACTACCTAGATGACCTACTTATAGTCGATCCTAAACATAAGACCCCCCCAGAAATAGCCGAGTATTTTGATGGGAGAGGGTTTAAATATGTTTATGAAAATTTTGATTACATAATGAACTATTTCTTAGAGATACATCCTAAGACTAAAAAGAAAGTAGATACACCATTTATACGCAAATTTCTCAAAGAAAACCGGGATAAGATATTCTGTACTAAACTACCGATACTTCCTAAGGAACTGCATCCCATTACTAAAAACGGTAGTAGTAGGAAATACAAAGACGATGCATCAAATGACCTATCTGAATGTATAGTGGATTTAGTTGCAGTCAATTTTATTAAAGGTATAAATACTACATCTCAGCAACAGAAGATAGAAAAGATAGTATTTAAAGCTTATAAAGCTTATATAGAGTATATAAGCAAAATAGTCAAAACTAAGTTAAGTACCAAATATGGTATCCTTATAGAACATATTTATGGTTCACGATTGCATACTACTATGAGAGGTGTAATTAGACCAATTACCAAAATCCACGATGGTGATGAAGTTCATGTAAGTTGGAAAATGGGACTGGCAACATACAAGATGATAGTACTTAATCATCTTATCTGGAGAAAGAAATATGATCCATTAGAAGCGATTAAGAAAATCGAAAAAGCCTATATCAAATATGACTTTGAGATAGATCAAATATTACAGACTATAATAGATGAAGCTGAAGGTGATATATATGACTATAGACAAAAGAAATATGTTAAAACTAAATTACCTGGCTTACCAGTATATATAGGACGAAATCCCGGACTTAACCCAGGGTCGATTCAGCTATTATTCATTACTGAAATAGGTCCTAGTCTAAAGACATCGCCTAGTGATTTTGATGAAGTCGATATTTCGGATAATACCATAGGGATCAGTACCATGATAGTCAAAGATCCAAATGCAGACTTCGATGGAGACCATATGAATATCTTACCTATATTCGAATTGGATAAAATAGATGAGTTGATAAAGGCATATCATCCATGTGGAAGAATGGTTAATAATGATACGGATTTAACTATATCTGACACAGCCGCTTGGCTTAATCCAAGCGATCTTATATTGCTTAATGGTTTTCTGGAAAACAATTAAAGGTACATATATACGACTGTGGATAATATAAATCCACAGTCGTATATTTTATTTTTTATAAGGGATAAAAATGTTATTTTTCAAAGCTCTATTCAATAATAAGAAAACCAAAATAGTAAGAAGAGAAGTCATAGATTTTACTAAGATATCTGGGTTAATGAGAGAAATAAAAAGAAACGCCGATAAGATTTCTCAACAGGATTATATTTACTTAGATAATGAAATATTTTATGCTCAAACAACTAAAATCAATAAGACAGATATGATAATCCATCTAGGTAACTTTAACCAAAATATTGAAGCACATCTGTATATCTCTAGATTAGGTTATCATAGTACTATCAAGTATAAGAAAGAAAAAGAAACTTACCATATCGTATTTACTACTATAACCAATGTACTAATAATAAGATGTAAAATTAAAGAAAATAACCATAGATTACCTGAGATAGTACATTTCTTATTTCTAGATTGGTTTAAACAAGATTTATTTAATTATATTTTTTCTAATACCTTTTAAATATATATTACTATAGTAGTGCAGGCTAGTAATTTATAATGATTTTTGGATATATTACAATAGGAATAAAAGGAGAGGTAAATGGACATTATAGATTTGAATTGTATGGTACCCGCAGGGGCTTTATTAGGTACTTCAGGAAGTAAGGCTATTATAGACGATATCAATAATAGTTATGGAATGAATTCTGAATATTTTGGATCAGTAAACGATATCTTCAAAAGCAATAGGGAAACGTTTGTATCGACTTTTATAACTGATATAATGGAAGAGGCCAATAAAGTTAAAATAATCGCTAATCAGTTATTTGAGACCGAAGGATATAAGCCTATTATTTGTGAAGATGACCTCATTAACATACCATCTAAAATGATATTGCCTATATTACTTGAGCCAGAAGTAAGAAGTCTTTTAAAAGAAGGTCGTATAGATGGCTTTGGTTTTGATGAGGCTTTGTTGCCAGAAGAAGATTATTATGGGAGACTTTGTAAAAATGGTTACGTTGAAGATACATTGGAAGCACTCGATGAAGATGGTAATTTAACATTGACTTTTGAATTCAAAGACACTGATCCAGAACTGTCACTGGATGAGATGGATTACATAATGGAGACCAGACAATATATCAAGAATATTTTGAAAACTACATATAAGGACCCAACGAATTATCCAATGAATAGAAGCTAATTAATAAGAGGAGAAATTCTCCTCTTATTTAAGTTTTTGATAAAGGAGAACCATATGGTCACAACTATCATACCGACTATGCATATAACGACTCCGCTATTGCATGAGCCTGAAGAAAAAATTATATATGTATTAAGATATTTCACTTCTATACCTAGTTCTATATTTATTACTTATAAAGAAGAAGAAATATCCGCTAAACAACTTATGGCACAATATAGCAAAGACCCCCATACTTTATGTAGCAATATTGGTATAGTACTTAAAGACGTGTATGAGAGAATTTTTCCAGAAGAAATTATCGATATCGATTGTTCTCCGGAATATAGAGACGAGTCTAAAACTAACTATGATATTTTTTTAGACATTAAGATATATCCTAATGAAAATAGTCTCCCGTATAACTATTCCGATATCCTTCATATAACAGAAGATAAAATGATAACGTTTAAACCAACGAGGTGATTTATGATAAAAGATCCATTTAATATGTCCCAAAGAGAACGGTACGATAAAAAATTTACAAGTATGTTACAGGAACTAAAAGATTTAAGTGTACGCAACAATACATTTACGACTGAAGAATTTAAGAAATACGAACTATTGTTTCGTAAAAATGATATTGGGGAGTTAGACATCAACGATCCTGAACAAATGAAAGAATATGATAATCGACTAGAAGAAATATCTAAAATTACTAAGGAATTCCAAGAACGAATCGATCCTTATGAAAAGATTACTATAGTCGATAATACCGGGGAAACAGTATTAGTTATAGCACCAACTTTTTATAATCCTAAGCCACTTCCTCCTGAAAGCAGTGAGTTAGTAGATATAAATGTCCGTATGAGTAATCACGATATTCCCAAATATCGAGAAGAAGCATTTATAAATATGATGAATGCTTGGAATGAGTACCAAGCCGACGATAAGAATCTAGAAGATATTTTAGAAGCACGTAAAGAGTTTAGAGAATACGCTAATCGCTTTAATGAAATTTATGGTAAAGAAGCTGTGTCTACAGAAGAAAAGACTACTGAAACTCAACCAATTTACGACGACGATGGCGACTGGTCAGATGAGTACTAATCTCAATAATCTAAATATAATACATACTGGAGATCTGCACTTTAATCATCCAAAAGTATCGACTTCTCATATAGTAGAAAATGTAGAAAAATATATATTTGGTCTCCTGCCAGATACTGATTTATTAATTCTAGCAGGAGACACTTTTGAATCGTTACTACATATGAACAATGAAGATGTCTTAGTAGTCATGGATTTCTTTTCTGAATTATATCGTTTATGTGAGAAACACAATGTCATAATCCGTATGCTCAAAGGCACTGGGTCACATGATAGGGATCAGATGAAGATATGGGAAAGATTACATAAACGGTCTAAATTCAAATGTGATGTAAAGTATTTTGATCAGGTCACTATAGAGTATATAGATAAATTAGATATCAGAGTAGTATATATACCAGAAGATGTTCCCTATCATAATTCAGATAAAATCATAACTCATATCAAGGAACTATACGATATATCTGGATGGGATCTATGTGACTTAATAATAGGACATGGTTTTTTCGATTTTACATTACCTCCTATGAAACATCAGCCAAGGATAGTCTTTAAACTAAAGCAATTTAAAAACATAATCAAACCTAATGGTAAAATATGTTTTGGTCATGTCCATACGAGATCCATATATGAGACAATGGTATTGTATTGTGGATCATTCGATAGACTGAGACACAATGAAGAAGAACCTAAAGGGTTTTGGTATATAGAGAAAAATAAGCCTAACTTTATAGAAAATAAAGACGCTATTAAGTTTAAAACTTATGACTACTCTGGTAGGGAAGATATTGAAAATCTAATGGATGAATTTAAAGCAGAGTTAGACAGATATCCTAAAAATACTTTGGCATACGTTAGGGTCATACATGAGGATCTTAAATTGAGACACATACTTCACAAGATGACAGAAAAGTATCCATATTTGAGATATCAACATCAGTCTAAAAAAGAAGATAAGGCCATAGCCTTGGGAGACAAAAAAATAGCAATAAACAAAGAAAAAGGAGTAGTTGTAACCGAGGAGAATTTAGCCACTTTAATATGTTTGAGATTAGAAGAAAAAAAGATAGTTTCTTTTTCTGAACAAAAAGTCAATACTCTTTTAGGAGACTTATGATGAGTTTCATAGATGGACATAAGGAAGGTAAGGAACTTAGTGACGATGGCGAAATAATTAATCTATGTAGCATTGGATTAAATCGCATTATAAATAAATTAGCATACGAAATAGATAATCCTAAGAAAACTAAATATAACCTATTTTTAGTAAATATGGAAACTATAATTAGGAATACTTATGAGACAGATATAGACAATAAGAATTGGTTAAATAATGTATATAAGGACATATCTTTATATACACAATATATATATGAATATACCAAAACGTATGCGGATAGTTTTAAGTACCCTATCAGTATGATTATATATTTTCCTTTTTATGTATTCGAGCCACCATATAAATATCAGACAGAATCTAAGGCATGGCACGCTATACAGAAGTTTAAATTATATTTCGATCAGGTAGGGTTTATGTCAGAAAAAGAGTTAATAGATCACTTGGAAGTTACTAAAGTACGGATACAGAATAAGGGTTTCCATATACCAAGTGATCTATTGAAAACTATAAGAGCTAATACACATACTACTCAATATGAATCTCTAATGTTATCGCATGTCCCAATAGATTTTCATATACATAGAAATATAAATAGATTAACACTGATAGAAAGTTATACAGCTGAACTTAAAAAATGGAGTCAGTTTGGTAAAAAGGTATTTAAGGTAGAGCATATACCATTCAATCAATATACCCATGTAGCTTTAGGAGATAAAGTGTACTTGCATAATCTCATTAAAGGCGGTAAGATAAAGAAAGCTTTAGTTAAAAGAGCTGAAGCCAATAAATGGTACTCTATGTCAGAAGGAAAGATCATGACTCAACTTAGTCAGTTCGTTCCTTACGATATATTACTTAAAGGTAGATTTTATTAAAAAAATACCAAGGATATCCATGATATATACAAATAATAATAGGAGAGATAAAATATGTTTAATACAAATAACCTTTTTAAATTAAATGGTGTCACTAAAGGCATGTCGATGACCATGAGCAGTTTTCTTGGTAATTCCGATTTGGTTGTATTTAGCAATAGTTCTTCAAGCAATGGTCCTATGTGGAAATTCCCATTGGGTCTTGGTGCAAGTACTTGGTTAACTGAGGCTCTGGAAAAAGTAGTATCTGCTCCTCCGGGAAGTAGAAAAAGTCTAATTTATCAAGACTGGGATTTTAAAGAAAAGAAATTTAAAAATAAAAGAAGTCTAACAATTGGTAAAGGCGACGATAAAGTTATCTATATAGGTTGTCAGGGAATGTCTTTATCCGAATTCGAAACATTCAAACTGGATATGTTTGGATATGACGAATCTCCAAATAATTTATCTCCGGAAGAAAAGAGCAGACTAGTAGCTCTTGGGTTAATTGAGTATATTAAAAACCATAAACCTATTAATGAAGGACTATCTAAAGATACTGTATCTTTCAATAAGCAGAAAGAGAAATGGCAGAATAAAGGTAATTATAATAAAAACAATTACAAGAACAATAACTCGCCAAACGATGCCGGCCCATCGGGTACAGACGATGACATACCGTTTTAAATAGATAAAGAATATTACATATGCCCAATAAGGGCATATGTTTATTTTTTGTATTGGATGTATTTCGTATTATTTTAAATATATATTACTATTATGGTTTATTCTATTAGTGTCAAATTCCACCAAATATATCTTCGGGAACTATTATGATATTTGTATGTATATATAATAGAACCTAGTACCGGAGATCCCTATTAGTTGGCACTATAAATACTAACTGACAGAGTCCAAATATTGACATACATAGAGACTCTCATTCCATGGAGTGGAAAAGAACTGCTTGAAGCCTGGATAGACAGAGCAGGATAACCATGGACGCAAAATCGGTACGGGGTGAAGAGACCAGTCCTGGGGCCGACGCGGAGTACATAAGTTAATTCAAGGTCCATAGATAGGTGGATAATCGGTAAGACTGATAGTAATATCATCGATAACGCATTATCTGAAAGAGTGGGGCAGAGCCGCTACGCCTATTCATTTAATAAGTTATGCCTCGCTTCGAGAGGATTGCTGAGCATAGAGACTCAGTTAACTTATTATAAGGAGGATTTGCATACATGGATTATGTAAATCTTACTCCTCATGCACTACGTCTAAATGACGGCAGAGAGCTACCTGCTTCTGGTCAAGTTGCCAGAGTACAGGCATCGTTCTCTGAGTTCGATAACGACGTATGTCGTCAGGTTTTCGGAGAAGTTCAAAATCTTCCCGAACCTCAGCCTGGCGTACGTTATGTCGTATCGGCTATGGTGCTATCTGCTCTAGCAGGTTCTAGAGATGATGTAGTAGCTCCGGCTACTGGTCATCCTGACTGCCAGAGAAACGAACAGGGTCATGTAATGTCTGTCCCTGGTTTCGTTCAGTAGATAGTCTAGTGCTGAGGACAAGGAACTTAGGTAGCCGCTAAGTTCACTGGAGAGCAGGCTTGGTTCTGGTATGCTCCAATAAATCCAGAAAAAGTTTTGGGAGTCTATTACAGACTCCCTTTATTTTTTGAACATTAACATGACAAGGAGTCTGTCATGGGTTGGATACACGCAGGTTCCGGAGGAGGTCATATGTACGACGACCTTCTCCGATGCTTTTACCACAAAGGTCTTTCAGACGATCAGAAATGGGAACAAATAGATCGTCTGAAAGACTTAACAGATAATAATCTAAGAATGATGGAAATGATCGCTTCCTCATTCAAAGATGGTAACATGGAAGAAGCGATCAAGACCTATAGCTGGTATATATCTCTGGAATATTATATACCAGCTATAGGAGACAATCTAAAGAACCTCTTCAGATTAACACATGAAGAGGTTCTTGAGCTTTGTACTCCGATCGTTGAGAGATACGAAGCTGAAATGAAAGAGGCAGAAGAATTACACAATGCCTCTGATAATAAAGCTAGAGAAAGTTTATCCTCGCTTTCTCTAGATCAACTAGAATTGCTCAGGGAAATGATCCTCTGGGCAGAGGATAATTGGTGTACTTACATCGAGCACCCAGAGTTCCAGAGCTCTGGATTACCGGAGCTCGATGTAGACTTTTATCAAGTATGGGACTTGATAAAAGAAAGGAGAAAAGATGAATAAGTACAATGACATTATGGTAGATCTTGAAGTGAGGGCCATCTGCCATAGGAACCATATAGCTCTCAAAAACCGTCAGCTTTTCAGAGATCGTTTTCACGGGACTATAGTGAGAATGGTCTCTGATAATAAAGAAGGTATACTCCTGGCCAATTATGGATGGCCAGGAGTACAGGTAGAAGAGGAGTACTTTCCTCTTCCTACTGAAGATATCCCAAATGATCATATCTGGGATATCAAAGAAGCAGCTCAATTATGCGATACAATATACTGGGCTGCTAAGATATAAAAGAAGTAAGTGGCTAATAGCCACTTACTTTATTTTTTTTTTCTTTATAATTTTAACTATATATTACTAAATAGAAAAAGAATATTAAACCTAATAAATATAAAGGAGTCGACACAATGGCAATTGAAAGAGAAAAATTTGGAAAATCATACGTATTGGTATTTAATGAATTGTATTCTAATATATTACAAATACTGAGCTCAAAATTAATAGCATTGAGCATCAGAATAAAGCCAATATCGTCTTCTTATGAAAATGTGGATATAAGAGAAATGACTTGGTCTATAGCTAAGACTATATTGGATAAGATACATAATGATTTGGATAAAGAATATTATTCTCCAAACTTTAAAGACCAAGAATTTACTCCTGTAGCTACCTTGTTTTTCCTTGATATATTCTCACATACGATGTGTAAATTTATACCAGAATATGCCTACAGACAAATTATAAGTCACGTACTATCCGAACTACATAGAGATTACCCGGATATATATAATCTATTAGAGGATATTAGACAAGCTACAATTTCCCAACATGACTCAAATAACCTACCTATGGATCTTGCTTGTTTTATGAGCAGAATCATAGTAGACATAACGACAACAACATACTACAGCATAGAAGCAATACTCGGGGATAATGAAACTTATTTTACTACCTACTCTATCGATGCCTACACTGGGTTAAAAGAACTTTTCCAAAAAGCTCTTTCATATACTAAAAATAACCTAATGATTAACTAAAGGAGGAAATAGCATGTACGCCGAAGCAGTGGATAAAGATACTTATCTTGAACTAATCGATCCAAAAAATGAAAACGATTTCTTTGTAGATATAGGAATAGGTACAAGCAGCGATACCTATCAAAGACATCCTCTCTGTAAAAATGGTCAAATTAATTATCTTCTTCTAGCGGAAGATGATTGTTATTTGACTTGTTTAAACTATAGGCAAGTTCTGGATAGCCTAAATGAGTTTAACGGTAGGGATATTAAAGAAATCATGATCGACTGGCTGAATACCTTAAAGTAGCTGTACTTAAATAATGTAAAATATAATAAAAGGAAAATGATTATGTATGAAGTGTACAACATCGTAACAAAAGAGAACCTCGAAGAAAAAGTTTTATACCAACTATTTACAAAGCCTGATTTTAATATGGATGAAGAAACTATTAAAAGACTAGAGCTAGTTAAAGCAAAAGATATACTTAAAAACAAATCTTCTGTTATTCCACCGGCGGTGTCGCCTATCTTTGAAACTATAGATGAGATAGCGGAATGGTGCAGTAATAATCTGGATGATATTTGTGAAGACCCACTTATATCTAGGATATCTACTTATACGGAGATATTTCATGCATACAAAGACTATTTAGAAGATATTTTGTCATCTGATTCAGATGCTTCAATTGACTATATGACACACTACGTAGTTAAGAAATTAAGATCCAATCCAACTACAAAATAGAACTGGTTGGATTATTTTGAGAAAGAAGATAAGAAAGTTCTATATATAGAAGAAATAGATAATAATACCAAACTACTTAAGTCTAACATAAGTGGCCATGTAGTCATGGTAGTACATTTGGATAAGCTACTCAATAGTCATTATAACCAACTCTCTTATGATAACTATGGTCTTATGGATGTTGTCATATAAAGGAGTTAGTATACATAATAAAGTAATAATATCTTTTATATTCTTTACTGAAGGTATTATATCTTATCTTATTAAAGGGAATAAGGTAAGGCCTGTATATACTACGTATATACAGGCCTGCCAGATCTACTATAAAATATTTATACTTTTATAATTAAAAATATTTATCTTTTTTAATCTTAATCAAACTTAAAGCATCTTATATCAAATTAATCAAAAGGAGAGTAGAATGGGCAATATAGACAAGAAGAAGAGAAGAACTAAAGAACTAAAGAAAAAGAATAACATAAGAAAAAATAATGTTTCTAAAAACAATAGACCAATAGATACTAGACTACAGAATGAGCAAATTAATCAGCTCGCTGGTAATATGAAAAAGGTCAATGAACAAATGACAAGTATGTTAACATTACTTGATGATAAATTAGAGGCATTCGTAGATTCACTTAAAACCAGATCAGATATGTTTGAAGAAGACTTTAGTGAAGACATAGAAATGTATAAAGAAGCCAAAGCTTCTCTCAATGACTTTATAGTTAAGTCAAACGAACAATTTAACCAACTAAAGTTGGTATATGGAATGGATAAGATGATAGCTCTGGAAGAATGGTTAACAGAAGTTGAGAAAGGGACTACACCTCTTTTGGTAAAATATAATGAAGTACTAGATAAGTTCCAAGATCAGTTCGATGAAAAAGAATTCAATGAGTATAAAGAGTTCCTAAATGGGCATAGAACAGACAACATTACAGAAGAAGAAATACAAGAATTCAAAGAAGAAGTAGAACAGGAAAATATTAATTAATATATATTAAGGTGTATCGATAGATACACCTTTTCTTTTTTTCATAAGGAGATAAAGGAGATATTGGATGTTATCTATAGTAGAATATAAAGATAGATATGAGCCCATATATCTTTTCCAATATCAGGACTTATTAATAGGCCCTAAGGCCACTACACACAAAGTGTCTAAATTGGAAAGATTTGATAAAATTTCTCTTGGAATATGGGAAGTAAATTGGCGGTATTTTAGTAACTTAAATTTAGAAAAAAGACACAAATATTTACGAATGTACGAATATGTAAAATTTAGTCTAGATAAGATTTATGATAACCCAAATCATAAATATGTAGAATACAAGAATGTACTTAGAAAGATTCGTAATAAAGTTATAGAGACTTTAGATCAGATCTATATATTAGAAAATTTTCAAGAAACAAATATATTGTACGAATCTAAGACTTTATCAGAATACCAATGCCTATATATACTTTCAACTATTCTAATGCCTATCATTTACTACATGGATATGATACATTATAGATATATAGATAGAGAAGGCTACAAGATATTGAATAGTGGACTATTTTACAATTATTTGATATATCCTATATTGAAAAAATATCTCGATTCTTATATATCTAAAATAGATAGCTTAGTAGAAGACATCTTTCCCATAGCACTGATTGATAGGTTCGATTTAAATGATCCCGGAAAAGTATATTATTCCAAATATAGGACCATGGTTATAAAGTCTATATTAACATATACAGATATCGATGATGAACAGACCTTTCTTGATAACTGTGTCTATATAGGAGATATAGTTTTAGCTATAGTTAATAATAATCATAATTGATATTAGTAGTGGATTTTATCTACTACTTTTATTTTTTTATTTATAAACGATATTTTATATCAGAATAGGTATAGGTACTATATCTATAGAAGGAGTTAATGTACGGTATTTTTCTAAAAATCTTTTAAATATATATTACTATAGTAGAATAAGTAGCATTAATTAATATATGGAGGCTTAAGAATGCGAATAAGGAGGATGGTAATAGATGAAATCAGTTATGCTTATTTGGATATAAGCAATGTTAAAGAATCTGACGTACAATCGATAGACCCAAATACGTTAATATTTAACATGAAAACATATTCCAATTTAAAAGCTGGTAAAGGAGAAATACCGTGGATACAGTTATATAAAGTTGTCAATAGATTTTTTCAAGAACTCACTTCACATGAACAAATCAGGATAGCTAGGTTTTATTCAAATGTCCATAAACAACTGGACAATATAGAACATATGGACCAGCTAGTTATTTTTGAAGAAAATACAAGCAAAGAATTAGCTCAATTATTTAAAGACTTAGATTTGTCAAAAAGGATACTAAATTTTGTTACTTTCCAAGAAGAAATCCATATCCCTGAATTAAAACATAAGGGAGATGAATTAGAATCTGCTCATCATACGAGGAGTATGACCTTCTTTCATCAGGATTATCTATATTGTATCGCAGTATCGACTATATGTAAAATGCTTTCGCCTATATTTGGGCATATATCAAACTTTATAACCAATAGTGATATAGATAACAGATTAAAAGATCTACATGCCGTACGTATTTTGGCAGATCTACTTAATCAAGATTTTCCTAAAATTACAGAAAAGATATTTAACTATATTGAAAACAATATAGGTAGTGGTAGGAAAGAAAATGACCACACATTATCTTATCATGGCAATACCAAGATAACACTAACTATACTTTGTTATGGTACCATATTAACTAAGAACTTTGTTAATAATCTATATGACAAAAGTCTGATATCGGATATGTATCATTGCATCAATAGCAAAGCAAGCAATACTATCAATTCAAATTCTCGAAAATCCATAGTAAGAATGAGAATAAGACCAGAAGATATGAAAGACGATAGTGAGTCTAATAAAAGTCGCTTGGAAACAGAGTCTTATGTTTCCATAGCTCCTATAGAGACACCTACTTTAGTTAATTTAACTACAAAACTTGTAGCCCGACGTTTATTAGATCAGTATGGGTTATCTGCATCTGAATTTAAAGAAAATTGTAATTTTTATATGCATTCTCCATTCGCCATATCGCCAATTAATATGTATGTCATATGTACTTTTCTTGGACATAAGATCGGTGGTGCTTGTGGGGTATCGATGCTAAACTATGAGCTGTATACTGAGCTATTGGTTATAGTACAGATGTATATATGTAAACTAAACCAAAGTATAGTACAAGATAAGGTTTTAGATGACCCAATAGGTACTGATATAATACATTGCTTATCTGCTACAGACCATGGTATTAAATCATCTATGTCTATAATAGATAACAAGATCCAAATTATGGCTGGTAGTTCTAGAGCATATAGAAATTGTGCTGAACTATTTCCATATGCAGTTGGTAGCGTTAGTTGGGATAGTAGCCTGGATAAGATGATAGAATACTTGACTACGAGAGCACATAAGTATAACACAGCTCCCGATATATATGAAGCTCTTAGTCAAGACAATGCCAACAATAGAGTGCTTGAATATAACGAATTGATAATGTCTAATATATTTCAATTCATATACTATTCGCTAAACTTAGTTGGTCATACTAATATATTTAAAAACTAAGGAGACTTAATTGGAAATATTAGAAGAAATACACTTACCTCATCCCGTGCACTATAGCGGATGTTATGATTCGGCTACATGCTATACTAATGCCTTTACTCTATTCATAAATGATGAAGACGTTATTAATCTTGGGACATCCATAACTACATCTACATCGGACGTGGATTTTGTTGATAATAATCTCGAATTTGTTAAGTTAATCGAAAGACATACATTGAGAGATATTAAGACTAAATCAACAAAATCCATAATAAAGGAAAGGTATTGTTTGGTAGATAGGTTAGATACACCAAATATATACGCTCCTTATATGTTAAAGACTCATATTAACCATACGGTTATGATTGATTATTTTTCAGAAAATATACCAATATGTATTAACGCCATTAATGGCGATATAGTCGATATTGATTATCTATATTTTTATTTCATACACAATTACACAAACGCTTATTTCGATGATTGTAAGAAACTAGAGCACTTAAATCTAGATTTCTTTTTAAATGGATTATATTTACCAGAGATAGTAAGATATATAAGTAATCAGACTCTGGTTAATAACTTTACTTTCCATAACTATAATGACAAAGCTCTTAAGAAAAGGTTGAATATAATTTTAGATCAGGCATCCAATATGACGTATCCATTAAAACGGACTTTAAAACAAACGCCTACGGATGCTTTGACTAAAAAATATTATGACCAAATATTCGTAGACAAGGACCTAAGGCGTTATGTCAGTAATAATCATTACTTGGACACTAACCCGACGCCTGGAATAGATAAAAAGATAGATCGCTCAGATAATCCAAATCTTACGGATTTTGCCTATGAAGAATATGGATATAATAGTAATTTGATAGACATTATATTCGGCTCACCTTTAACAGAATTCGATATAGATATAATTGTACATACAGACGGTATATCTGAAACAGCAATCAATTATTCGCATAAAATAAACTTTGCTAGAAACAGGTATTTGGATAACCATAGGTCATTTAGTAATTCGGTTAATCGATTAATATATCAAATATATATTACTATATCGGATACCATATTCCTATTGGACAATGGTAAAACGAAAACTATCAATATAGCTAAGAGTTATGATGATACGGTAATTATAACGAGTTATGATAAAGACAATCAGGTATTATTGCAAAAAGTAATAAATTTAGCAATTTATGGGTTAGTTTCGAACTCATTTGTTTATAATTAGAAAAAAATACAGGAGACAAAAAATGGGACTATTAAACAACAACGACCTTAGTTCAAACGCATTGCAGGACACTGGATTAGGTGGTAAGAAGGCTGTATTATATCTGAAATCTCCAAGAAGGTTTTATGATACAGCCAAAAGACCAATACGGTATAATTTTGGAATGGAATTTAAAGACGAGCTGATTGACGAAATAACTAATAATGTCGTTAAGAATCATAGAAATGTCCATAGAGGTAACGTAGGTATTAGTAAAAGATTAAGTCAATCTCCTGTAGGCATAGATGCTGTAAAAACAAGTGCTATGGGCATACCTGTTGCTTCATCTATATTTTCTAGCACATGGACATTTATGTTAGTTATAGATAATGATACAGGTAGCTTTAATGGTGCATCTATGGGCAAATTTAAATTGCCTATGAATGAAAACAACAGATGCGTATATGTGGGTTATACCACAGAAGAACCAGTCAATATGGTTAATCATGGTCAGGGCAACAGAATCAACGAAAACTGTATGTTGTGTATAACACATAAGGTATTGTCAAAAGAGACAAAAACTTTTGGGCCTACTTCTAAAAACAGATTGAGTGTAATAGGAGACGTAGATTTCATATCCAGAGACTCTAGTACACGTATCTCGGATTGTGAACTATTTAAGAATACGCCCTCTTCTCTGTCTGAAATGTTTTCATTTGAAAACGATGGTATGACTAGCGGTATATTGTCCAACATCACAGAAGCAGACAGTTTAAGATGTTCGCCGCTAGACACACACCATATTAAGTCATCTATGAATATCCCAAGTAATAATTGTAAAGCGATCATTGACTCGCTATTAAATACCTTGGAATATGTTGCAACAGATGATTATAGAGGAACATTGGCAGAAGGAAGTAGGAGCTTAATCAATATAGACGATGACTATATATCAGAAGCAATGCTTCAGGAACTGAGTGCTAAAGATAGTACTAATGTAGCTGTATTTGGATTAGCTGATTCAGATATATTTATGTCCGAACTAATATCTAAATATGATCCCAAAATAGTAGTCATCAATAATAAAAATGCTGCGAGAAATTTTGATCCAATAAATCAGTTAGATATAAACGAAGTAAATATCTATTCAAGTATGATCTCGAGATCATTGCCGAGCATATTGAATAACTGTGGTCTTATCGATTTGTCATTTTCATATGCCTCAGATGCCAGCAGTACTCGAAATACTGGACAAATAAGCTTAGATGTATTCGCAGACAAAAGATCCGCTTGGCAAATAAGGAGCTACAGTACATTGGCTCCATTATCAGGAGGCGAAGCTAAAGCACGTGTAGAGACGGCTATGAAAATGATAGAAGAATATATCTTCAATCCCATAGTCATGGCCGTAGGTAACATAGATGTCGATGTATCAGCATATAGTACAGACGACACATATATCAAATTAAGATTATTGGATAGAGATAGTATGTTTAACAATATGGATACACCATATACAGAACATAGTTGTTTAGGAGGTATAAATACACCTCTGGTAGCAGATAGTAATATAGTTTTTGAAAATGGGACAGATCTTATGGCCTTAACCCGAAGCATATTGACAGATAGCGATTATGAAGCATTTTAAAACAAAGGAGAGATAAGATGGCAACTTATAAAGATGTGACGGATACTATCAAGTTCTTTGTAGAATTTGATGGAGTATTCAAAGTAAATAAAGAAGATATGGTAGTTAGTGTCGGTTCCGATGGAAAAGAAGAGTATGTGTATGTTGATGGCATAGTAAATGGTACTCATACCAAAAGCAAACTAATACTATTTAAAGAAAATATCAGCTCATCTACAGATGCAACAATCCTTAATCCGTTTGCAGAAGGGATAGGTCAGACATCTGCTCAGGATTGGTTCTATCATTCCAAACTAACTACATTCACGTATAAGCTTGTTTCATATATGAGAGCTATTATGGAACTTGCTCTTGAGCAGAAGGAAGAAGATAAACCACCAAAGCTACCAAATAAACTTCTTGAAAGAGTAAGTAAGTTTATAGATAGAGTCGATAAGAAAGCTATACAGGAATTTGAAAAGATAACTGATAATTATATCGACTTCTTTTCAGTATACTTTCCTATCAAAGATAAGAAGGCTAAAGCCATATGTGGGTTATTCAATGGACCTGGCTTTAGAGATAAGTATAAAGATGTCCGTAAGAAATCTTGGTCGTTGTTCTCAGATATTTTCTGTGACCTAATGGATATTGATCCATCAAAGAAAGATGAAGAAAAGATGGAATCGTTCATATGTAGTATGAAGTCTGTTAAGATACCAAGATTAAGTGCTATGATAGATCTTTGGGGACTCATATATGAGACTACTAACCCAAAATTCGAATTGATCGATAAAAATATCGAAGGGGGAAATATTCCATTTGCAATTGACTTCGATAAATATAAAGCATATGCTGATCTTGATCATTTAAAAGAATGTTATGATGTAGCTAAGAATATATTGAGCGTTGGTACAAAACCAACTATATCTCAGCAAAAGAAATCCAAGGTACGACATTTTGGTGTGCCGTCACCGAATGATGGTTTTGGGATAGGTCCTTCCAATGTACCGTCCCCAGATAACTTTGGCGACAATATGGGTTGGAGTAGTGTACCGTCTCCAAATGACAATTTTTCTAGCGTACCTTCACCAACTGAAAGTTTCGGGGATAGGCTTTCTTTTGGTATGGAATTAGGGCTATCTAATAGATCGACTAGTATAGTCGATTTTCATGGTAAAGCCCCGTTAGAGCACGCAGGCTCAGCTAGAGTATCGCATACTTTGATTTTCAAATAGTTTTAAATTATAAGTCCCGTGAATATTCACGGGACTTATATATCTTTATTTTTTGTCTTAATGGTATATTAATCGTATATGTATATATAACTTATTGTAGGAGAAATATCTATGAGTTATGATAAGAAAGGAAAATTTACAATATATTGGGGAATTGTAGCAGAAGATAAAGTTCATGGGTCACGAGATATAAAAGTATTTTGTCCTGAAATATTACCGTATGAAGACAACCACGTGCCTAGTGATAGTTTATTCATTATATCTATTTATGATAGAAGAAACGGTAAGAATATCAATGATTCAGTAAAAGTAACTAACGTTATCGAAGCGAGTTATTTCGATTTTATGACTAACAGGTCTGGTCCTCCGGATATAGTAAAAGATGAGCAGGTATTATTATTCCAATACGCTGATACTGATGAATACTATTGGTACCCTGCTGGTAGAGACGATAATCTTAGAAAAACCGAACATTGGCGTATTTGTGTTGCCAATGATCAGAGGACCGTTAAAATACTGGATAAGGACAATACCTATTATATCGAATTAGATACTTTGTATGACAAAGCTATAACTGTAGCTACTTCTAAATCAGATGGTGAGAAATACAAATATCATTTTAAGATAGATGCTAAAAATAACACGGCTACGTTACAGGACGACATAGGTAATGAAATATGGTTAGAATCGGATGTACCTAGGATTATGTTAAAGAATTCATCTGACTCAATAGTCGATTTAAATGACAAAGACATACTTCTTGCCGCACCAAGAGATTTGGTTATAAAAGCTGGTAGACAGATACTAGTTAATGCTCCTAATATGTCCCAGATATTAGAAGAGGTACTATATCAAGAAGCAGGTGAAGGTATAAGTAATATAACTAAAAACTTTGTAGCTGAAGCATTGACTATCGGTCTAAATGGAGATGTAAAAATACCCGGCACATTAATATCTTCTATATCACAAGCTATGGCTAGGTCTATAGGTCCTGTAGGTACACCGTATGTACCAGCTACGGTGGAATTATCTAATGGTTCTGGCAATCCTTCTAATTCAGTGCCAGATAAAGGCAATGGAGGAGCAAACAATAGAACTCTATTAGCATGGGAACAATTAAGTCAGGCTATACAACTATTAGTCGATACAATAAAAGGTATAGATGGTCAAGATAGAGTTAGTGTTCCTGGCATTATAAATGGCGTAATGCCTTTAGTAGAGCAAAGCATTATGCCAAACAGCAAAGGTGATCCATTATAATCATCGAGAGGAGATAAAATGATATTTAAAAGAAAGAAAGAAAAAAAAGTAGACGAATTAACTATAGAGGAAATACTTAGTTATAATGTGGTTTTTCAAGATACCATAAAAGAATGGGTAGAGTTTGAAGAATCTTTAATCCCAAAAGATAACTATGAGCATAGTTGGTTAGGGTTAATTAAGAACGCCGATTTGAAAACAATAGCTTATGAAATGGATAAATCCGACGATATTAATTTAGCTGATCAAATATTCGCTAGCAAAGTAACGAATAATGTTCCTTCTAGATTAATGGATCTGGAAATTAGGCTATATCTTCGATTACCTAAAAAATACTTAGATAATATTAAACAACAACTGATGGATAGACTTTATTCATATTCGACGATATATCAGCCTTACCCCACTCAAGAAGAGTGGGATAAGACTAACGAAAAATATCCTTATTTTTATCTTATATTTCCTATCAAAGAATACGTCAGCTATAGTAAATGGTCCGGTAAGTTTTAAATAGATCTTTGATTATAGGCAACTCTGGCACATATATGCTTTTGATATTGACAAATTCTTTATCTGTAGGCATATCGTTTATTATTCGTACTATCCAAGTACAACTGGCAGGCATATTTAATGATCTAAGATATCCGGAGAGATCGTATTTATATTTATTTAAATAGGTTTCGCTTGGATATCTTTTGATTGAGTTATTTTTTAAATAAAGTTTATGATCTATTATAAACTGACGCCACTTACTATCAGTATCATAGTACTGACCTTCCTTTATTTTCCGATCTATTAAATTTATCAATGACATATTTCACCACCTTCCTTCATCTCGATTTAAAATATATATTATCTTAAAGAATAGAATATTAATAACCTGAATTATAAAATGAAAGGAGACGCATTTGAAATTTCAGGAAGACTATAAATATGCGGATAACTGTACTGTCGATCATAGATGTTTAGCATTAGAAGGAAATATGGCTACTTTTCCGGATCGTACATCGGCTGGTCGTATGGAAATGTTGTCTAAGCACATGACGCAAGCATTGGCATTGTTGAAATCAGACTTCCCTTACATATATAAAGGATATGAGTCTAAATTAAGTGAGTACGATAAAAGCAATTTATACGATCAGATACCTACTGATTCAGTTATAGTAGAGACTATTCCAAAATATAGTTTGGGATTGGGTTACAATACCATAACTACCAATAACAAGATGTATGTAGTATATAAAGAACTCGGAAGTAATATGATAGATTACATTGAGATATCTACATTTACTAAAGGATCTGATGGATTTGGATTTAAGAACAAGCAGAAAAATATACATCTGCTAAATAAAGATACCTTCGTTATGGGAGGTACTAAATTTACTCAAAGCAGTATAGAGACCGAACCTGGAGTATATTGTTTAGGCACAAACGCAAATATGGCTATAATGACCTTGCCTGGTACAGTCGAAGATAGTTTCATTATATCTAAAAGCTTGGCAAATAGATTGGCAACATATTCGATATATACAGAGGAATTTGATATACCATTTTATTACCATCCTCTCTATATATACAACGCCAATGAACATAAATTCATGCCAGATATAGGAGAGTTTGTAAATGACGATGGGGTATTGTGTGCATTTAGAGAAAGTAATGGATATACCTTTATGTCAGATACTTTGGATACTAATATAGGTAACATATCTCCTTTCCATGATAGACCTATAAAGGCTTCTCCCGGAGCAACTATATTGGATATAGATATTTGGAAAAATCCAGTAGCAAAATCCAAGGCTAATTATGACAATGATAAGTTATTTTCACAACTGGACAAATATATCGATGGTTCAGTAAGAAGACACAAATCGATAGTTTCCATATATGAGAAACATAAAAACAAATGCCTATTTAGTCCTAAATTCGAGACTCTCGTTTTCAATTCCTATAAATATCTAATTAGTAGTAAAGTCAAATTAAATGACTTGTCCAATAAGACAATCGGCGGAAAGTCTTTACGTAGTTATAATAGATCAGATTTCATAGATAAAGATAATGAGATCGACTATATCAGAATTAAAGTAACTTATGGAATAGAAGTTATACCTACACTTGGATATAAGCTTACAGGAAGAGATGGAGGAAAAGGTACTGCTTCAGTTATAATGGACGATGAAGACATGCCAGTCGATGATAAGGGGATAAGAGCCGATTTCATTATATCTCCAGTTGGTATTCCCTCACGAATGAATAGTGGAATGTTGGATGAACAGTTTATTAATCGGACCTCTGAATTTGTTAGACGAAATCTCGAAGCAGGTAAGGGATACGATTATGTCATCGATTATCTCCGAAAACTAAATCCTAACTATGTTGATTTAATTGATCAGATATGCAATACTCCTGAAAATCAAAAGGAGTATGTGAATGAGTGTATTTCCAAAGGTATATATATCAATCTACCGCCTTTCCTTGAAGGACTTACAGATGATCTATATCTTCAATTAGAAGAAGAGTATGGTTCACATAGTACTCCTGTGGAATTCAATATCATAGAAGAAGATGGCTCAAAGAAAAGAGAAAGGACTAAATTACCTATCTGTATAGGTAGCAAATATATCTATCTTCTTTATGCTAAGCCAGAACCAACAGCACCGGGATTTGGATATGTCAGTCATTTTGGTCATCCTATCAGACCAAATAAAAGAGCTTCTTCAGAATCTTTTCTAAAAATGACTCCTGTAAAAGTAATTGGTCAGGATGAAATGAGGCTTTTGGAAGCTGGAGATAAGACAGGTGAAATTCCAAGATTATTTAATCTACATGCAAATAGTCCTATTGGTGTAAATAAACTAATGGAAACTTTATTGCATAGTAAGAAACCATCTGCGATTAAACGAGTAGATATTAGTAATGAGGAGTTATTTAATACGAATACCATCTTGAAAATGACAAAAATATTTTTCAAAACGGCAGGAATAAATATCGACGATACGGAGCTTAAGTATAGTGAGGAAGAACTTATAGAGCTAATCAAACAGATAAGAGGCGAATAAAGATGGTAACCATAACTAAAAAAGACATATTGTATTATAAAGATACGGTTGTGAAATTACTTAATCTAGAAGACAGATACGTAGAAGTAGTTTTCGATGATAAGACAGAAAAGATAAGGAAAAGCTATGTGATTATCTATCTGTATATATGGAATATAATAATCGAATGGGATATGATATTTAAATCGGAATATAGATTTGATGATACCGTAGTGACTAGTAAAACGATAACAAAGTTACTTACCAAAATATACGATGACTCGATTGACCAATTGGGTCACACATATGTCCAATATAGTTTTTGGAAAGTACTCAATGGAATACGTAAATTCATATTGAGGCATTGTAACAAATACCATACAAGTTTATCGAGAACTGATCTTGCCAGACTAATGAAACAAGACAAGGTTAGGAAAATAACAGATAATCTAAATATAGATGAAAATACACAAACTAAAGTAGTAGAAAAGGCCCTTACAGACAATATGGATAAATTTATGGATCTTCTTAAGAAAGAAGGTGAGTTAGAAAATAATGTATTGTATCCATATATTAGACTAGGTTTGGTAAATACCAAACAGATAGGACAGATGCTATTAGCAGTTGGTACAAGAGCAGATATCAATGACTTACTCATTACGTATCCAATCAAGAGCAGTTTCTACAACGGCATCAAGACTATACAAGAAGCATTAGTCGAATTTACAACTGCTAAGAAAGCAGCCTTTTATAACAAAGCTGGTGTTCCAGACGCTTCGGTTTATTCCAAATCTCTTCATCTAATCACTTCGAAATTTAAATATATTTATCCTGATGACTGTGGTAATGAGACTTATCTATCTTATCACGTAATACCTAAGTCAAGTAAAAACCTGATAGGTAAAAAGGTAAAGTTTCATGATAAAGAGTTCATAGTAGACCATACTAACCATCAGGACATAGATGGTAGAACTATATCCGTTAGAACTATTTGTGGCTGTAAGCATAAGGATGGGTTTTGTGCGTCCTGTGCTGGACATGCTGCATATTACTATCCGAATAATATCAAAGTCGGCATGGTATCTTCTGTGGCATTATCTCGCCCAACTGTACAAAAAGTACTAAGTGCAAAACATTTCCAAAGTACTACAACTGTACTATATAAACCAGATAAAGCTCTCTCATATATACTTAATGTAAAAGAGAACGAATTGTTTATAAATCCAAGTATAGTTGAGAACTTTAAGGAGAAATATTTATTAGCAATACCAGTTAATTACATGAGCTATATAACAGATTTGTTTAATATCGATGACTTATCTGCTATCAATGAGGATTATTTTAGTACCATAGTTAGCTTAACGATACTCAATAAGAAAGATCGATCTGTAGAATTTACAGTAAACGATATGTCGTATAATAAAACATATCCTTTCTTTAGTCAGGAATTCTTGCAGTATATAAAAGATAATTATGATGAGATCGAAATTATAGACGATCATCTGGTTATCGACATAGGAGACTTTGATACCAAACAAGCTATTATGAGAACTCCAGTTATTAATGACTCTATTATGATGTTCGTTGATAAGATCAAGAATTTCTCTGGAGCTAATCTACGTAGTTATAAATCGCTCTCAGCGGTATTTAAAGATTTGTCTTATCTAATTTATCATAAGACAGATATTAACTTTATACATCTGGAAGCAATAATACGAGCTAACCTAATAACCAATAGAGATTGTTATGTCCTTCCTATAATAAATCCAGAAGATATAGATAAGACTATATGTATGGGTTCAAACGAAGACATAATAGTTAATCAAAGCATAGGGACTTTATTAGAATACGGTAAGTCTCTTTTTGACAAACTGGCTAAGCCACAGGCATTTACAGTACCAAGACAAGGATCAGATTATGACAAATATCTAAATCTATAGTAGGTAACAGGGGAAACTTCCCCTGTTATTTATTATATTTTTTCACAATAACATAAGGAGACAATGTACATCTATAAGAAGGGTTTAGTATATGACATATAAAATCATTATCAGTAAAGGTAGTACTTATTTTTGGTTCCGATGTCCCGAACACGGGATTATATGTAATGGAGTCAATATAAGTGATTTTTTAGAAAAACACCTAACTGAACATAAGTTTAATTTTAGATTTAAATATTGGCAGATAGATAAGCGTTATGCTAGATACGATAAAGAAAAGAAAAGAATGTATCTACCGATTAACTATCTACCACTATTCTTAAATACCCTATATGAAAAGAATGTTAAAGAACATGAGATACGTATTATAGAAAAGAAAATAAATCCTGGTAAAAAGATAAATATCGAAATGCAGTCTATGTATAAAGATCGAAACCAGAATCAGACAGATGCTGTGGATTTTTTATGTCAAGATAAATATATGAAAGCGTTGTCTCTACAAACAGGGTGTTTGCATAGGGATTCTTGGATAGACTATAAAGTCAATAATGAAAATATATCTTCTACTATAGAGGAATTATTTATAAGGAAATTAGCTTATAGGAAATATAAGTTGGTTACTAAATCATTAGGTAAATGGTTTAAGAAAAACAACAAGATCAATTTTGTAGAAGAAACTGGGGAACAAGAACTCTGGAGAATAGTATTAGTAAATGGTCTTTGGTTAGATATGACTAATGATCATAGAGTTGCTGTTAAGACCGGATGGTTTAAATACAAATTCTTACCGTTGTCTCAAGTTAAACCCGGTGACAAAGTTCGTCACAAAAGAAAAGGTTTCCATAGATATAGTGAAGTATTGTTAATCAGACCTCTTAAAGAAGACATTACTTACGACATCGGTATGCAGTCACCATACAACAATTTTTATGCAAACGATATCTTGGTACATAATTCAGGAAAGACTTATTGTGCCATTAAAACTATAGCCAAAATAAAACAAAGGGCTATGATAGTAGTAAGTGGTCTTATAGAACAATGGGAAGAAGAAATTCTCAATATGACTAATCTTACGCTAGATGAGGTATACACTATAAAAGGTTACGATAGTCTAGTTAAACTAAAGAAAATGTACGATAGTGATGCTGAGTTACCTAAGGTATTATTAGTGTCTACGGGAACAATCAGAAACTACGTTGCTAGGAAAAAGAAGCCATATAGAAAACTTCCTAAAGCAGAAAAATTCTTTAAGCAACTAGGAATAGGACTTAAGATAATAGATGAAGTTCATCTTAACTTTGCCGCTAATGTTCAGATAGATTTGAATTTATCCGTTTATCACAATGTCTATCTTTCTGCTACTTATCAGAGAACGAGTAAAGAAGGCAATAGAATATTTCGAACTGTCTTTCCAAGCAATATGATTTATGGTGGTGCTAATTATAAACGGTATGTCAATATAACGGCATATAAATATAACTTAATTATGAAGCACCCGGATAAATTTATGACTAATCAGGGATATAATCAATTCCGCTATGAAACTCAATTAATGAAAGACAAAGATAGCTTAGCTAAATATCTTAATTATACCGTTGGTATTCCTATAAGAGAAAAGTTTCATAAGATACGAAAGCCTAATCAGAAAGCTTTGATAATAGCTAGTTCAGTTAAGATGTGTGAAACTATAAAAGAGTACTTGGATAAGGAGTTTGCTTATAAGACACAGGTCTATGTATATGAAACAGAAGACGATGTATTAGATGCTTCTGATATCATCATATCGACTATAGGCTCAGCTGGAACAGGAAGAGATATTAGAAATTTAAGAACAGTAATACTCAATAGTTCTTTCTCGGCTGAAAACCCTCTTATACAGGTACTCGGTAGGGCAAGAGAATTGAAAGACGATACTCCTGAATTCGTATATAGTTACAATGCTTCGGTTACAGCACAAGTAAGGCATTTTCAGAATCGTTTGTTGCTATATAGTCGATTAGGTAAAACACACCACGAAATAACTCTATATTAAGGAGATAAAAAAGAAATGGCTAAAATGGAATTAGTATTCAGTTCGAAAGGATACAATAATTTAACAAAACAACTTATGGTCAATGCTATCGACACAGACCCATATATAAAAGAGGAACTTTCGTTCATTCTCAAACCTTCTGATAAACAAGTCAACGATCATTTGGACATAAAGTATAGTTGGAAAAAATTAAATAAAGATAAACTCAATATGCTTCTCGGGTTCTTGTTCTTTATTCCTTATGAGGAATATAAATTGGTTGACGAAACTAACGATAGAGTATTTGGTGTCTATGAGGAAAAATCTCAAGACTTTATACCACATACTCCACCTAACTTTGCTCTACAATCTAAAATAAATAGAGAACGAAAAGAGAAGGAAAAATCTAAACAGTCTCTATCTCTTGAAAGCCAATTAGCTAATTTTATAAACAAGTGCAAATAAGATCTATAATGCATTATATCTGAGTACTAATAGGGTAGGTCATCCTACCCTATTAGTATATTTTTTATACGAATATTATAACCGAAGCTATTCAATTAAATATATTTATATATGGGGGTTATGTCGATGTTAATACCGATTTGTCACAAAACTTATCTTACTAAAGATACAGAAATCTTATCCAGAGAGGGTTGGTGTTCTTATGAAGATATTGTAGAAGGAGGTACCGTCCTCGGTATCAATGCCAATGGGTATCTGATATTAAGCAATATACTGAAGAAAAATATCAGATTTAATGTTCCATATGAGGCTATTACGTTAGAATCTGAAAACTTTAAACATCAAGTAATAAATGGTAAAGCAACTATATTGCTCCAAAATAACCATATCCCACATGAGTTGATACATGTATGTACTGGAACAACTAGATGGGATCAGTTAGATATATATAACCATATAGAGGATTATAGACTTTGTAATTTTTATAGTGACAAATATGAAAAAGGTTGGCCAGATCTAGTTGCCGAAGAACAGGATAGACTTAACCCAAGTTCATTGGCTAAGTACATTAGAGACAACTACATCATATTATCCGATGAAATTCTATATGAAGAAGATATATATGCTTATTTTGAAATCAGTAAAATTAGATGTATCATCCCATCTAGTTACAATTATCTTCCATCTGAAAAATGTCGTGAGTTCTTTAAACGACTTCTAAGACTACAAGATGATTGGTATGAGGATGGATTTAGTAAGAAAGTGTACATAATCAATAAAGGACTTATTAAGTCTATTCAAGAAATGGGTATTATGTGTGGTATATGTGTTTCATATAAGCCTACTGATATCAAAATCCCTCTTACTCAGAAAGCTATTGTATATGAAGTTACATTTACCAATAGATCTGAGCCTCTCAAATCAGTTACACTTCAAAAGAAATATGGAACTATCTGGTCTATAGACACTACTACTAAATACATAGTTTGTAGGCAAGATAACTTCATATTCATGATTAACAATTCACCTACTTCATCTTTTAGAGACCACAAAAGTATTAGAGCAGATAGGTTTACTTCTATAGACGGCAATACTAACTTACCTATCAATATAGAAGATGTAGATACAGACGCTTCATTTAAAGAGATCAAACATCTTTTAGAAACAAGAGAAACACCAATATATCTGAGATACAATGATAACCATTATCAGATAGAGAAAATAAGTGAATCAAGTACTGCCTGTGCTATGACCTTAGAAGGTGAAAATTTCTCTATCACGATAGGAAAAGAAGCTATTCTACCGGCTCTAAATTTCAATGATCGAGGTAATGTTCCAATTTATTTTAGAGCAGATGAAATAGATATATCGACTAAACTAAAATCTTATGTAGATGAAGATATATTTTATCAAGAGTTACATATCATCAAGATCAATTGTACACCTACTAAAATGTATTCGATTTCTTTAATGGATAAGGATATTAGAGAAATAACAATAAGTGATGGTTTAGTAATATTGACACAAAGATAATGAATGTATTAGGTGCAGTTTCCTGCACCTAATATTCTATTGTGTTTTAAATATATATTATTATACAGAATAAAAGAATCGTATAACAAATAAGTTAATATAAAAGGAGATTTATTTATTATGTCAAAAATCAAAGTTAAGCACTATTATCCTTGTAATTATCCTCTGTTAAAAGCTATAGTAAAATCTGGTACAATAAGTGTACCACGAACGTATTTTCTGGATATGGCCAAAGAACTATGTGAGTTCTATGGAGAAAGTTTCGATGCCTTTGTCGATTCTGCCAATGGAACCAGACTATTGAATGACGGCATTGATAATTGTTACGATAACTTATGGTTATCTCCAGCAACTAAATTTAATTCTGCCAAGACTACAATAGATAAGTTTGAAGACACGTCTGATAAAATTTATCGTAAGATAATAGCATGGATAGCTCGTGTTAAAAAATGTAAAATAACCGACATTCCTTTAGAAAATGATATATATATTAAATATGTATCTGGCACACAGGATATTAAAAAGTACTACTATATATCTTGTCCATTACTTGTTGGTAAAATCGAAGAAACTGTAGCTTCTTTCGATAAGGCCACATTCGTCCTATGGATCGATGAGGAAGGTAATTCAGGAGCTTATGACCTAAACGAAATTAGAAACCTGGTAAATACATAAGGTTATAAGGGGCTATATGCCCCTTATAACCTATTCTTCTATGTCTTCATCTTCCTCAACCTCATCGGTACTATCGTCTACTAAACTATCTCCTGTATCAGAAGAATCGGACTCATTATTTTGTACCAACGTTTGAAGTACATTTATGGAACTATAAAATGGTCCCCATGCTATTACGTTATATAATTCAACTAACAGCTTTAGGTAAAAATAACATCTACACAATTGGACTGTAGTAGTGATTATTTTTTTAGCAGATATTTCGACATTTTCATTTCTTAATTTATTGAAATCAGTCAATATAGTAGTAGCGGCTTTCTTAATGTCTTCAACTATAGTTTCTTTGGTCTTCTTATTTATTTCTTTACTATAATTTTTTAAGTCAGAGTATATTTTTTGTACTGATTTTTTATTATAACCTAAGTCACTTAAAGACCTTTTCTTTTTGATGAAAGAGTTGGCATACTCTTTAGATACGCTGAAATTATATCCGCTATTTTCCATTGGATCTTCTTTTATATTTACATGTATATTTTCACAAGTATCTATAATGGTTTTCATTTGTTGGCTTGTTAGATCGTCTTTGCCTTTTAAAATGTCCTTAGCAAAACTATTCTCGATTGAAAATATAGCATATATGGATTTATGAAACTGCTGATATAGTTCATATGGTAAGACATCTATCAATTCTATTTCGTTTAATTTATCTTCATCAAGGTTCTTGATGGTATCGTCGATTATTGTATATTTGTTTTCTAGTTTTTTAAGGTTTTTCTTAGTGGTATTTATATGTTCAGTTATAGTAACATTAGTATGCTTTATAGTTTTTGGTAAATTGTCTGCTAATTTTTCTATACTTACTTTTATTTTATCATATATAGCCTCAACGCCATATATAGTTTCTTTTCTAGTTAAGTTATTGTCTTTATACTCTAACAAGAAATTTACAGAATCTATTATTAAACTATAGTTGCCCATATTTTCGTTATTTTTAGTTTTTTCATAGGCTCTTACTAATTCGGCTATATCAGGTATTTTAGTCATATTTATCTTCCTTTATTTAGGGATATTTGGTTTCTTATTTTACATAATCCTATAGGATTATAGTATAAATTAACTTAAAAACAAGGGGAGACAATGAAAGATATCTTGGAAAAAGTTATGTCTGGAGAATATGTAGCTTACTCAGATGTCGACGGTGTAGTTAAGCTCATTAAATCGAAAGACACCAAAAATATATCGCTATTATCTAAAGAACTTGAAAAACAAGTAGAAGAAGGTAATATAGAAATAATAGAAGAAACAGATAGTATACGAATAATTAAAAAACAAAACAAATAAGTTTGAAAAGGGGAAGGTATATGAATAAGAAAATCGATCCAGCTGAAATAGACCATTTAGTAACATCGTATATAGTTACTAAACTGATTGTTGGTGTCATGGATAATACAAGTAGCTTTAATAAGGAAATTGATGATTCAGAAAAGACACAGATAGCTTATTCGGAATTTAATGAATATATAGATCAGAAAGGGAAACTATAATGATATCTAATGAGACATTCAGTGCTATGGCTTTTCTAAATAGAGATAAGCTCAATACATCAATTGAATTTAAAGACAGTAGTGAGTTAAAGAGAATTGCAGATAATATCGTAACTCAGATAAGAGTAGAAACTGATGGAAACACTAATGAACAAGATATTTATGCTGATATAGTTAATCAAATAGATAAGGCTTTTTATAATTCAAATAATGGATATAGCAACGTCTTATTCAATATGGCTTCGGAAATAGGACAAGAAATTACCGATGCGTTTGTTTACATATCAGGACCACTAAGAGATGAAGTAAATTCTTTATCACAGAAGATAAATGAAGAGATGTCTGTGACTTTATCTAGAATGGGCGCTGAAACTCTTTTAAACGACAATATATCCCCAGACGTTTCGTTTGGTTTAGTATATTGGAAAAATAATAAAAGTCAGGAAGATATAGTAGATAAAGCAACTACTGCTACAAGAATGACTATAAAAGAGCTTAGAAAAAACAATCTGCCAAATATGGCAATACGAGCAAAAGAATTCGTTAGTAAGTTCAAAGAAGTTAAGTTAGAAGAAAATGTTCATGAAATGATTCTCGGTACACTAAATAAAATAGTTACTGGAGAAGAACATTCGAATATAGCGAGGACTTGGAATTGTCTTTGCAATAGAATTAACTTCGCTCAATTAGGCAATGATGTTTATAATTTCCTTAATGACATTAAGGACATCTCATTAGCAGTAAAGATAAAGGATGAAGTTGAAAGAATTTCACAGGTCATCAAAGGAGTAGAAAATTTAAATCTTAGTCCTATTAATACCGAGGTAGTAGAAGCGATCAATAACAATAAACAAATATTGTCTGATTTAGTTTCTGTAACAGAATATGGTCTACTCCTTACAAAAGAAACTTATGCAGGAACCCTAATACTTACTCCTACTCTTTTAAATGGAGAAGTATTTGATGAGTTTAAAAAACAAGGCGGTACACTAGCGGATGTAGCTTATTATCTAAGAATCCATTACAATATCAATAATCCGCTCAACGAGAAAACTAAGGTATTGGAACAATATGGGATTCCGATGAATGTTGTCCTCAATGGGAGAGAAAAGATAAATAAGACCATAGCCAATGACAATATCAATATTAAGATGAATTCTAAGGTCGTAAGAACAAAAGCTCTTAGGACAGCGTATACGCATACCTTAGTATCTTATTTTAATAACGTTCCAGACACTATGGTTCCTGAGAAAATGACTAAGAGCGATTTTATTAATCGACATCAGTACTTGATAAATAGATCTATCAATGCTTTTGATGTCAATGAAAACAATCTCGAAGATAGTTTATATTACTTCCTTATAGAACTATGGCATAAAGAAACATTTGTAGAAGTAGTACATAGTTATCTTAATACCGAGTGTAGTAAGATGGTCAGGTTAAAAGAAGGACAGCCTTTAACACAAGTAGATATATCTAAATTAAATGCGAAAGTAATTTCTATACTACTGACCGAATATCTTGTAAAAAGACATCTGACTTAATACGTAAAATAGAGTATATGTAGGGAGCATTGCTCCCTACATATACTTTTGTATGTTTCCTTTAATGTAGTTCAATTGATCTTGAGTATATATTACTCAAGTAGAGTAGTACCAATATAAACTATAAAGAAAGGAAACAAAATGAATATCAAGCCAGCAATAAAACAAAAACCGGAGAAAGAGGATATAAAGAAACTTCTTTCTTCAAATATTTTCAAAACACATAACAAAAGATCTTACCTGGTCTATTGTTATGAGCCAGATAATAAACTTGGTTATGTATGTATACGTAATTAAGTTTATAATATAGATCAGGAGAACCAAAGGTTCTCCATTATTTTTTTGTTTTCGCATCCAAGATATTATAAATATCCTACACAAATAGTACACTAAAATAAGGAGTATATTTAAAATGATATATGGTTTCATACTCGACAATGCTTTTGTACCTACTGACAATAGCATACTAACTACAGATAGTCTTATTACACATGGTTATTTAAAAAGAGAACAATATAGTTATTTCCTTAAACCTAATAATTTAAAAGATCCCAGAACTACTAGATTACATATGTTTTCTGAACCTTTAACTTCAAAGATGGAGCTTATATGGGACGAAGATGAGTCTAATATAGATCCTTCTATTTTGGAGCATATAAGAAATAGTGACGTGACTTATAGAGAATGTTTCTTTAATATAGTTGAATTTTTATTTTATCGTACAGTTAATTTTACTAAAGATGAACTTAATGATGAATTAGTTAATGACAATGACTCTTTTAGTAACTATATTCCAAATAGTTTAGAGATAAGTGTAAAGACTAATGAGGCTTATATTTATGATAATGCAGAAACATCGTGCAATATTGAGGAATGGGTTCAGTTCTCTATAGATATAAATGGACATATAATCGATTTTAAACTATGGATAAATAATGAGTCTTTCCAAAACGAATATCCTTTGTCCCATATAACAGAAGTTATATTCCCTATGGCTCAAAGTGATCTATTAGATCCGTCTGGTATAGAGAATATATATGCTGCTATCAATCGAGTATTTAGTATTACTTCTAGTAAGTTGAATCCAAAAATAAGTTCAGGTAACCATACTGGTTATACTACATTTATGACTAAATACATAACACCAGACGAAGGACTATATGAAGTTCCTTTTGCTATACTTTATAAAGGAAGGATGCCATCTAGTTTAGAGATGCGAGATGCTATTAGAGCGGAACTCGATTATTATCTTGCAGACGAACCTACTTGGAAATCCAGATTACCTGATCTATTTATAGATGGTAGATTTTATGTCATACCAATATGGGACTATGAAGTAGAAGAACCTAATAGAACTACCAGATCTTCTCTGATTAGCTTATCGTTAATATTAGATAAACTAAGTAAGGTTATGTATGAGTTTAATAGAGACTATATAATAGAAAATATGGAACTGATATCGGTTGCTTATATAGAATCGCTTATTGGTATAATACCCGACCCATCTAATATATCCGATACAAAAGTTTCAGATAGACATCCATTGTACCAATATTACGGAACACATGAATCTTCTTATAATTATCAACCGCCTTTAACAAAAGAATTTAGTCGTAAACTAAATCAAATATTACCAGTAGCCTTAGGACTATCCACTACTTCAGAATTAGCAGTAGAAACTATAGATGGTAGAAATTTCTTAGTCTTTATAGTAGATAGGTTAGAATTCTTGGTTATAACTGAAGACAGTTACAATAGGACAATATACTCATGATACCTAATGTAGGAGAAACATGTAAGTTCATATTTAAACCTATATACAGTTCTCTGGATGGTATATATGTCGTTTTAAATATGGCAAAACTACAGACATATATTGACGATGGTGTCAATATAATAGATACGTATAAGAAAGCTAATTTAGACGAAACACAATTTGAAACGGATTATCCCAACATTAAAGATAGTTATTTTTATAAACTACAGGATGTAGAAGACGAAGAAAATATAATCTATGTAACAGATTATTTCTATTCTAAGCTACCTAATCCAAATGTACATGAGTATATGAGATTAGCGTTGGTGTATGATATTGGTATTTATAATGATGCAGATAAAGTAGATTGGATAAAGAATCATATAAAACAAGAGATATTAACAAATACCGGAATAGATATAGATCCAGAGTTATATGAGTTATCGTCTGTCTGGATGACTGAAGCAGAATATGATCAGATAGAAGAAAACAGACAAGAGAATATAACTAACGTCAATAATCATTATGCAGATAAGTTAAAACTTATAGAAGAAGTCAATCGCTTAAAGGCTCTTGTCAATGCATATGAACAAACTATAATAAACCTACAACCTTGATAAGGACAAATATATATGTACTATGATCCAGATTTAACAGCTGAGGATATAAATTATCTCAGCGATAATAATCATTTTGTGTTACATTTTCCTAATCAGAAAATAGAATTTGATATACCTGTATATTCAGACACTATTCATATAGGAACGATAGATGAGTTCAATACGCCTTTGATTAAGGATATTGATTGGGAAATACAACCAGACGATATCGATCACACCATCATATCTAAATTGAAAGCATATGACAAAGACTTCGATAAGACTTTGGTAAAAAGTATAACTATAACCAAAACACTTGTTTCAGAGATATATGTAAATATCTCCTACCAACAACTATATCCAGTAAATGTAAAACAATCTATGTTTTATGGAAATAGACTAGAATTTAACCCAGACCTATTAGCAAGTATGATAACAGATATTAATTATCTTAAACATATTACTAAGAACGTTGAAAGTTCGTTGGCGATTACATATAAATCACCTAAACTATTTCCATTAGATACTGACAAAAATATATTATCAAATAGAGTTGTTGGAGAAATACATACGGTAAATACCATAGAAGGTAGAAAATATATTAAACCACTAGGAGGATCTTTTTACAATGGTGAAGGATTTAATATACGCATGGTTAATAATCCAGATCCTTTGGTTTATGGAAAAGACTATGTTTTTCTTGGGTTTAATCTTAATAAAACTCGTACAACGTCTTCTATAGATGCAGTTTATGATTATGTAGTTATGTCAAGAGATTATGTAGGCGATATAGAAATCGATTACCATGCATTTGGAGGAGATCCGTCTGTAGAGGATGTAAGAACTATAGATGATAAATTAAATGATGTAATAGAATTCTTAAAGTCATCGTCTTTTCTTACTAGCGATACTTTATCGTCTTCGTCTTTAATACAGAACATTTTAGATAAAATAACAAGCTTGGAGAATCAAATGCGTATATTAAATCAAAATAAACCATCTTATGGAGATGTCACTAGTGGTGCATCTGCTGTGCATAAATTAGTGGCCAATGATAATGAGATACATTGGTACGATATAGCTACTCTATATACAGTAGATGGTAGCCCAGATCCTATTATTAACGATAGGATGTTTTTGAGAATAAGTACTCATTATACTAAATTCATGTTCGATATCATGGTTAATGTTAATTTACATAATCCGACTGAACCCATGACACTAAATGTAGTGAGTGAAAATTATCCTAAGGGATATGTACCACTTGAAGGCTATGATATTGATACTATCATAAGACCAAGGATGAGAGTAATTTGGAACGAGAATCCCGATAGTAATTCAGGAGCAATCTTACAGTTTGGTTTTGAGTTAAATAATTTGACAGAAGAGAGAATTGGTATACAAGATATGTCTGGAAAAGAGTCTAGTTGGAAACTTCTTCCTAGCTCAGGTGAAATAGTAGAACCACAAGACGATTTCGTTATCTTGCCAAATACTGAACACATCTATAGTACAGATAATCCAGATAGTAGATCATATGAATCGCTAATACCTTTTAAAGGAGGATATCTTATTTATGCAGGAGCTTTTCCTTTAAATAGACCTCATGGAGGTTTTAAAGAAATATTCGTTGATCATTATCTTAGTGATAATACTGATATAAGAACTATACATAAGTGTAGATTAGAGCTTAGTACTGATAATGGCTTATTCCCTCTGGACATATCGTTCATACCGGGAAATGAGAATAAGACAGGTACAGTAGATTTTCTTTATAATGGAGAAGATGCCTCTATAGTCTGCGAACTATTTAGAGATACTGACGACAATACTATCAAATTAAGACTTTTGACTAACGTAGATCCTAATACAGAAGCAGGTATCCTAAATGTAAGGCATATACTAATATATAGTTAAGGAGAAGATTATGTATGTGATTATAGATACTGAACTTCAAGACAATAAAGTTTGGGTAAGCTCTTATTTTTTTAGAATAAATAAACGATCTAAAAAAGATAAAAATAAAACTAATCGCAAAATTATACATACTAAAAATATCCATTCCATTTTTTATAAGGACCCTAATAACTGGTATTTCGATGACGACGATAATCTTAGATACGATATGTCTAAGGCTACGATGGTCAGTTTGAATTAAGATATAGATATATGTCCTAGGGATCCTAGGACATATATTTGTTCTTACGATAATCTGGTTATTTTATAACTAAACTAAGCTTTTATTTATTTAACAACATATGAGGAGAATCAAATGGCTGAAATTAAAAATATCAATGCCATCGTACAGCATTTCCATAATCATGTGAATACAGATTGGGCAGATCCTAATATTCCGGTACCCGATGGTATGTGGGTATATGATACAGTTTCCAGATGTATTTATAAAGGAGATGGTGTTAATCTAATAGGTAACTTAGACCCTTTTTGGGACATAGCTTCCATTGAAGATATAAGCAATTATTATGATACAGTATTTCCTAAAGATGAGATACTCAACGATTCTACTAATAACAACCAACTCCTCGTAGTAAGTCCTTCTGGATCTAACTACGTCGTTGGTGTTCTAGATATATCGCAGTTAGTTAGTATGGAAGATCTTACTAATATATTGGTAGGTCTTTCAAATATAACACATAATCATAATGAAGAGTTCTATACTAAAGAAGAAACGGACAATATCTTAACTTCAAATGCGTCTCCATTTAGCAATGAAGAGATCGATCTTCTAAGTAAGCTTCTATTAGAAGAACTAGATGAAGATACGATAAATTATCAGCAGATGCCGTATGGTTTTTGTGATACAACTATAGATAATAAGTCAGTAGATATAGATAATAGTACGGGAGTAACTATAGATACCGATAATAATCGAGTAAGTATATCTGAAGGTGAGTTGATATCTTCAAATATCTATAGTTTAGAAGTTGATAATATTACTTCTTCAAGAACTTTACTTAGAGTAGATTTAAGCGATATCGAAGATGTAGAAAACAATGTCTTCATCGAAGTAAGTAGAGACGGTGGAGTCAACTATGCTTATTTGGACAAAGAACTTAATAGCCTTATATGTGCTAATTATAAATACCTTGCTGGAGAAACTACTTTCGATAAGAAACTTAATAGAAATGTAGTTAATGTGAAGAATATTGTTCTGGATGACAGAAAAGGTAACGTTAACAACATTGAAGTTATAGAGTCGAATAAGATGTGTAGATTCGATGCCAGCAATACTAATATCGGCATAGGCAATGTCATAGTACTTACTAATGGAAAAGGTATCATTATAACCAAAATACTTAGTAACGATACAGTCGAATTTATCGGTGAACTAGTTAAAGGTACTTATGGTATTCGACATATTTATCCTCTCAAATATGAAGCAGATAATAGAATAGTTAATTATGTCCAAGATATAGACAGAGGGTGGGAAATAAAGAATACGCCTTTAGATATAATCGGACTTAAAGGACATGTTTCAACTATACTTCAAGACAAGATATATATCTATGGTGGTAAGGATAATGGTAATGAAAATAATTTCCATCAGTATATATACGACATAGCTACTAAAACTTGGAGCAAGTCAGTTACAGAACACAATACCAACTATGCTCAGAGAGTAACTGTAGGAGACAAATTCTACACTATAGCTGGTAAAAGAGATGGTTCTATAGTAAGTCATGTATATATGTTCGATGGTGAAAATTATGTAGATGTTACTAAAGCTGAAATGCAAAACAGAATGGGTCATGTATCAGAAGCTATAAATAATAAGATCATTACTTTAGGTGGCGAGAATGATGATAGTGGGTCTTATGTAGATGTAGATGGCATAGAAATATATGATACAGAACTAGATAAATTAGATACTAAAGCACTAACTATACCTAAAAGAAGTTATGGTGCTTCTACTAAAGTAGATAACTCTATGTTCATTCAAGGTGGTCATAGTAGAGACCTAAATAAGAACTTAGATGATTTTTGGGAAATGGAATATAAAGACTGGGAAATACTTGAAGATGGTCCTAAAGGAAGATATAATCATGTAGGTGTAAAGTATAATAATTATTTTGTTATTGGATTAGGTAGTGATGGCGAAAAGTATTTGAATGATTTTTGGTTTTTTGATTTCAATACGATAAAATGGGATAAGTATGATGGTCCATTGAATAGTAGAGAACAAGCAGCGTTTATATTTGACGAAAGCAATGGTTTTCTATATATACATGGTGGCTATGGAGATAATGGTACATTAAATGATTTATGGAAATTTAACCTAGTTGATAAAACATGGGTTAGGTTAACTGATGGCCCTCAGTTAAAAGGACATAGAGGATTTATATATAACAACGAATTATATTTCATATGTGGTGAAGAAAATGGGATTTTTCTAGACACTATATATAAATACAATATAACAAACGATGTATGGGAACTTTATGATCGTATAGGACTATATCGTACAGAAATATCTATAGGTATTATTAACGATAAAGTATATATTTATGGCGGTAGAGATGATTCCGGGTACTTATCTGAAATATGGGAATATGATATTATCACTAAGACTAAGGTACAAAAAACATCCGATGTAGTTGGTAAAGCGAATAGTTCTTATTTAGTTAAAGACAACAAGCTTGTAATATATGGTGGTATAACAGATATCGGAGCTGAGAACGAATTAAAAGAATATGATCCTATTTCAGATAGTTGGTCTTTGCTTGAATATGGCATTGCTAATGAAGGATCTGTATTGATTAATAATAACGAAGTATTTTATTGGTTTGGTGGAATCGATAAGAAGTATAGTTATATAGATAGCGGGATTGGGTATATAGATATAACTAATGCGGATATGGATTATATTTCTTATAAAGTAGATAATAGACAAAATTTTGGTATAACTAAAAATAACGATGATATCTATATACATGGAGGACAGTCATTATTTAGTTCTAATTATATTTGGGAGTTAGATACCGATAATTGGAAGTGGAATAAGATAGGAACTTTGCCAGCAGAAGGTATGGCTTGTAAATATATGAAAGAAATTAATGAAACTGAAACTCTTTTATTAAATTATAAGTTCAATTCATCAGATCAATCAATTGATATATTTATCTATAAACACAATAAAAATACCGATAAATTTATGTCAGTTAAAGAAGATAAAATATACGATATATCTTGGATCAATAATGCTTTGGTATGGACACATTTTCACGATACCGATACGATATTTATTCATTCCGGAACCAATACCTGCGGTATTTATAAAATTTCTACCGGACAATTTACTAGATGTACAAATGCTCCTATATCACTATTTGTAGCTTATGCTAAATATAGTTATAATGATAAAATATATATAAATACACACCCTAACAATTATTTATTGATATACGATACAATAACTGATCAATGGACACAAATAGATCGATTAAGTAGCGTATACCATAAAGCTTGTTCTGTTAAATGCAATGACTATATATATTTTTTAACAGGAACTGAGTGTGTTCGTATAAATGTAAATAATAATACAGTACAAGTTAGAGCAAATCTTAATATACCTTTGATTAATTGCGTAGCATTTTCTAAAGGAGATTTTATATACTTAGCAGGAGGTCTAAACACGAATGATGGTTCTTCTAGACGAGAAATATATAGATATGATACAATAAATGACCAATGGTCTATTACAGACATTAAGTTACCAATTATATCGAATTTTAGAGCTGATTTCCATGAATACATTAACGAACCTGGTACCTTACAATTATTTAGCCCCAGTGGGTCGAAAATTTTATCTGATTTATGGAAATACAATTCCGCTTCTAAATGGACTTGTTTAATTAACGATATTGGTAGTCCTAGACGTAGCCACTCTATATCCTATCATGATAACGTCATATATATAATCGGTGGATATAAGGAGTGGTATTGTCAAAATATAGTATCATTTGATCTTAATACACAAACATCAAGTATCGTAGTGACATATAGTTCTTATTACTTATACCTACCTTATAGTTGTACGGTAAATAATTACATATATATAGTAAATGGTCATGCTGCGCAGCCTCTACAATTATTAAGACTAAACCCAGTTACTGGGGCATTAGATGTAGTAGCCAATCTCCCATTTGCCGATATACATACTCGATATTACGGCACTATTGTGCGTAATATAGGTAATAAGTTATATTTTTATTATGCTCAGCCATTTCAGAGCACCGATTTGACTACTTTATATAACTTATATGAGTACGATTTAGATAATCCGGAACTAGGTTTTGTAGAAAAAGCTTATCCACCTAAAGAATTAAAAGGTACAAATATATTTGCCGATGACCAATATTTATATATGGGATATGGTATAGATTCAAGTGATTCTTATAATAAAAAATTATATAGATTTTCTCCAAATGAAAATATCTGGGAAGTAATTAGTGAAGCAAATGAAAAAATCGTTTCTGCCAAATATGAAATTATAAACAATAAAGTATATGTTTTTGGAGGAAGAAAAATTAATGATGATAATGAAGCTTCTATGAATAAGGATACTATTATCTATAACCTAGAGCCTCTAACAACTAAACAATTACCATCTCCTAATCTCGAAGTCTCTAATCATCAGTTATTTAATATAGGAGATAATATCTACTTATATGGAGGAGTTCTCTCAGATGGTTCTCCTAATACTACTCCTATGAAATATAATAGAAAAACTGAAACATGGGAAGCTATCGTAGATGATAATCTCATAAATACACTTGGACAACTTGTCGATACCAATATACTCACACATGGTAATTTAGCATATGGTTTTGGTGGAGATACTGGGCAATATTATCTTAATGATAAATTGAGTATCTTTACACCTCAGTTCGATTTCGAACAAACTAAATCTATAGTACAAGTAGACTATACTGGCTTAGGTAATATCTTACCTGCTATTACAGGAACAGATATAAATAATATACCCTGTCTTCTAAGTGAAGATAATGGATTAACATATAATCTAGTTACAGATACAGGTACTAGAGAACTAGTTGTTAAATATGAAAATAATAACTGGTTATATAACGATGGTTCTGGTACATTTATACAGCCTATTAAGAATACACTTCAAGAAGCGGTTATTAAAGCTATAGAAGTTAATCACAATACCTCTCATATTAATACAGATCAGATAAACAATATTACCTTAAATTGCAATACTAATTTAGCTAAAGTTATATTCGTATTTACTGGTAACGAAGACCAGCTCATAGATCTTCCAGAAGATGCTCCTTATTATACAGAAAATGAGGTATTACCAGCTGGTTCAACTTATAAGTTAAGGATAACTAATAATGAACCAAATAGCACCATACAGCTTCATGGTATTTCGGCCAAATGGAAAGAATAGGAGATAATAGATCATGAGTGATTTCAAAGTAAGTTCCGTAATCGAATATATTTCATCTACTGGTAATGATGTCAATAGCTTTAGACTTCCTTTACCAGATAAGATGTTGGTTTTTACTAAAGACCTCAATGAAATAAGAAAAGGGGATGGTATTAACCAATACCAAAACCTTGACAAGTTAATAGATTTTGATAATCTTCAAGATATAATAAATAGACATAGTCTTTTACCAACAATCAATACCAGTTCAGCTAATCGTATGCTGATGGCACAGAATGGTAAATTAGTTATTAATGAATATCTGTATCCGACTGACTTGGTTGACCAAGCCAAGGTAGATGCCTTAGTGCCTAATTATTCGCCAGTAGAACATGAACATGGGGCCTATATGACCAAGTCTGAATTAGAGACAATCAGTCGTCCTAATTTAGAAAATTTAAAAGGTCAGGATTATATCTCTCATGTATTTCTAAATCGTTTAGAATCTCCCGATCAGCCATCCATAATAAATGAAGGTAATCTGATCGATAATTTTAACGAAGGTGGATATATAGATAGTGAACTTAGTCCCGGCGTATATGGGGATGTAGTAGATACAGACAATGCCTGTATCAAAATACCTAATACTACGGGTAATAATGTACTCGTATCAGACATACTCAATGCTAGTACTAATATAAATATATCTAAAATTTACCTTAAAGGTAATCAAGCTAAATATAACTCAGATATTGAATTGTATGTATCCAGAGACAATGGAGCAAACTATAGTTTCGTTGATCTTGTTTATCATAATGGTATCTATTCCGGGTTTAGTAAATATGATACAGAGCTTATAGGAGCTACTCCTAATATAACTGGCGTATCCTTAGAAGACCATAAGGCAAATAGTTCTATATTTACAGTAACTACAGCCAATACATCTGGTAAAGTAGATTCTGGCATTTCTAATTGCTTGGGATGTAAGATCGTACTTACCAATGGAATAACTTTGACTATTACCAATGTAAATAACGTTGGTATATTGGACGATGAAATTACTTTTACTGGGACTATACCACTTGGTGCTTATCAGATAGAGAAAATAATACCTTTAGCTTTAGATGAAAATACTTTAACAGTTAGTAAGTTAAATACATATGCACAGTCATGTGCATTTACTATAGATATTTCTATAGTAACTGATCCGATACTATTCCATTACCACATTCCACATATAGGTGCTTTTAAGAAAGACGATAAGTACTTTATATATAAAGATGGGGTTTGGAAGAATATAGTAAAATTAGATGACGATAGTTGGTACTACAAGACCATTAACGGAGACTGGGCTCTTTCAGATATCAATGATCCTAACAGAGCTCTAGCCTTAGCTTGTAGTAGTACTAATAATCAAATGACCTTCGATACATTAGAAGGCGTCAGTTTAAGAGAACTAGGTAGTTATATTACAGGTATAGGAGTATTTATTCCTAGTACTAGTTCGGATATAATCGAATACGGTGATATTATAAACATCTCGAAAAATGAGGTGGTTACACTACCTAATGGAACTGAGTTTAGATACAAGTTAATTAACAACTCCGATGCAGAAATAAGTCTAACATCTGTAAGAGTAGTTAATAGATAGTTTCCCATATATAGGTAGAGACTATACGGTCTCTACCTATATATTACAATATTGCTTTAAACAGAGGAGAAAAAAGAATGTCTTATAAAAAAACAAATGGCATCGTACAGGTTCAAGGAGGAACAGAAACACATTGGACAAATAACAGTGCCAATATACCTAATGGTATGTTAGTCCATGCTCTAGATACAGGAAATATAAAATTAGGTAATGGCGAGGCTCCATATGTTGACTGTCTTACATTGCTTAATAGTAATAACCTTAAAGGAGCTCAAAAAGTATTTACTAATATACCTGAACCTATCTCTGGAGAAGATGATGGTAAAGTCGTTATTATACAAAATGGCAAATTTGCTTTGGCTACATTCAGTGCTAATAATGCGGTTAGTTTAACTGACTTCGAAACATCTCTTTTGGAGAAAGCGGATATAAATCATACTCACGATGACGATTATTATACTTCGTTAGAAGTAAATGAGAAGGTCAATGAGATTAAAGGTCTTAGTAAAGCAGATCAGGATATAATCTCATATCTTACACTTAAAGACGCTGAAAAGAATGTGAGAAGTGGTGTAGCTTTATCAGATAGCTTTATGGACGAATATAATAATTTAAAGTACATCGATACTACTGAATCTAATATAGATGTATCTATACCGGGAGAAATACATCCTAATGATGGGAAAACTATACTTACATCTACCTCATTATTAGAGAAGTCAGGGGATGTGCCAAAAGTAAATATCTTTTTAAGAGGATCTAAAGCCAAATATATCAATCTAAATGATGTACTTGAGGTTAGTAAAGATGGAATAAATTGGTATACTACTGAACTGACTGAAATTAGTTTTCTTCCTGAAGATGACGTTACTGCATATGTAGGTAATGTGGAATTCGATAAGAAACTTATTGTAGACAATAAACAATTAAGAGATGACCTTGGTTATGAAGATTTAAAAGGAAACATTACAAATATATCTATTCTCAATACTGGTAAAGCTAATTTTGATCAACCGGTTATGAGAGATATAATAGGGTCTGTGGTTTATCTGAATAATGGCGTAGAGTTATGTACTATACTGGACATAAAGAATGATGGGACTAATATAGACGATGTCTCTATTACATCTGCTCCTATAGGCAACTATACCGTATCTAGTATAAGGAAGTTTTATACCAACGATAAAATAGAGTCTCATAATTTCTCAGCTACTTTGACGGATATTTTGTTTAGAAGAAATTATCTAAACTCTGTGGAAAACGATGGTCTCATTTATTTTACAGGTGGTCAGGAAGAGGACAATACTTATCACGATTCTTTCTATAGTTATAATCCTGTTACCAAAGAAATAAACGAATTAAGTTCTAAACTAATACGCGCTGGTGCTACATTATTTTCTTATAAGTCTAAGATAATAGCCATGTCATATAATACGTTTACTATTTACGATACAATAACCGATACATGGGAAGATAAAGTTGCTCCTAAATACAAATATCTGCTTGCCGGAGGAATAATAGGCGACGACTTATATATCTATGGCGGATATACTACTGGTATAAGTGGAGTTACTAATGACTTTTGGAAATGTTCATTGGTAGACTATACTTGGACTCAGTTAGACGACGGTCCTTTTCCAGAAGGGAATATACGAGCTGGTAGTTGTGTATATGAAAATGAACTCTATATATTAGGTGGCACTGGCGGATCTTCTGGTTATTATACAGAGTTTTATAAATATAATCCGGTAACTGAAAATTGGCTACTTATCGATAATCTACCAGAAGGACATGAACAAAATTGGCTCTTTAATATATTTGGTATTTTTTATGTATTCAATATTACAAACAATAACATATATAAATATGATCCGTCAATTAAAAAATGGATCAACGTAGGAGAAAGTAAAACTAGAAATAGTTTTTCTATGTGTCAATTTGGAAATTCCATATATTCATTATCTGGAAATAATGAGAATAGACATAGTCCAGAAGTTTGGAGATACAATTTCAATAATGAATGTGAAGAATCTAATATCGAATATATAGGTACAGAAGAATTGGTAGTTTTGCCGACTAGCTGTCCTACTAATCCAACACAAGACAGATATGCTCATGTAGCTGAAATTCTTTATGGTAATTTAGTAGTATGTGGTGGACAAAATAACCAACTAGGATTCCATGAATACGATATAGAAAATGAACAATATTTGGGTGCATTAGCCAACATGCCTTATGAGAGAACATATGCTTCTTCAGCTGTAGTGAATCAGATACTATACGTATTTCATGGCATGTATTCTGTTAACAGTCTAGTATATAAAAACGTTTGGTCATATGATAGAAAAACTAATACTTGGTCAGATATAACTCCAGTGGTTTCACCACCAGCTAGGTATAGACATACCACAGTAGCTATAGGTGGTAAAATATATATGTACGGTGGTACAAATGGCGATACAGTTTTCAACGATACCTGGGTATTCAATACCAATACTAAAGCATGGACTCAGTTAGCCAATGGTTTAAGCCCGTCTAATTTACATGCTGCCGCAGTTATCGGAAATAAAATGTATATTATCGGCGGAACAACTAAAGTATCCACAACTAGTACTAGTGAAACCCATAATACTATCCGTATCTATAATACAGATACAAATACTTGGTCAGAAGTATCTGGTATTTATGATTTAATGAATATGGATGCAGTTACATTGAATGATAAAATATATTTTGGTGGCGGCTACGGTGTAACTTCTTCTGATTATATGGACGATATATATGAATATGATCCTGCTACAGGAAAGATAATCGTTGTCAAAAAACTAGACAAAGGTAGGGCAGCTTTGACTCTATCTGTCAAAGATAATAAGATCATTGTATTCGGCGGTAGAAGCAAAGACAATGAATTCAATACATACCCTCTCGTTTATGACAAGGTATTTGTTAAAGAAAGAGAAATCAATTATGGTAAAATGGTCCAACTTACTAAAAGGGATTTACCTAAAGACTGTACTATATCTAAAGTAGGAGATAGTTTAGTATGTTGTGGTGGTCGTTACAATGACTCCAGAAAAATTGGTTATCTACATAAATACCATATACCTACTAAAGCGTGGACTAAGGGCACTGACATAGGTCCTATTATCAAACACTCTTCGATATCTAATGGTACCGAACTATTTGTATTCGGTGGTATAGATAAAGAAGGCAATGCTCTTAATCTGTTTAGAAAATATAATCCGATTACAGATACATGGACTGAACTAGCCATAGGACCTTCTGCCAGATATGGTACTTGTATGGCTATAAATGATGATGTTATTTATTTACATGCGGGGTATACCAACAGTGGTCCAGCCAAAGACACTTGGAAGTATACGATATCTACTAATACATGGGTTCAGTTATCTGACTCTATCGTATCAAGATACAAGGGCAGTCTTAATGTTCTTAAGAATAATCTAATAGTTAGTGGAGGCAAGACTAATTCCGGACTACTATCAGATATTTATAGATACGATCTTGTAGACAATACCTGGATAAGCTTGGCAGATAGGCCGAATACTGAGCCTAGTAAAGATTTTGTTATTAAAAATAACATACTCGCTATTAATCTTAAATGTGGTACTATAGATAAATATGACACTACTTTTGATAGTTGGAATAAGTTTAATATGGTCCCTATCGATATTAAACAAATTACACAGGATAATACAGATCTATATATATTAGATAAAGACAACGGTATTCATCTGTATGATTTATCAGACATACCCGAATCAGATATAACTAACGAAGATTTCTTTAGAGAAATTACAACTATAGATAATTTCGTACAATCGACTGCTGCCATCAATACTAACGATAAAGCCATATATTTGACCGATATAGAACGTACGGCTATAGTAGACCCGAATGCGATTATAGTCGGAAATGATATTTATATAGGTACAGGAAGCAATCCTATGGATGATCCGGTTCTTATAAGCCGATTCTTCAAAATGGATTTAACTACATTTAAGATAACCTATTTAGAAGACTTACCTATACCTTGTTATTCTACTAAAATGAATTATTATGATGGTAAGATATATACTTTTGGAGGCAATCGTTATACAGCTCAAGGAACAGATAGTCACAATAAGTTACAGATATACGATATAGCTACTGATACATGGGAAGTTGAAAATACTCCTTCTATATCCAAATACGGTATGGTTCAAAATATACTGAATGGCAAGCTTTATATACTCTTTGGTAGGAACCTTGGAACTACTTATACCGCTGAAGTGTGGGAATACGATATAGCTACAAAATCATGGGTACAGAAAAACGATTGTCCAGAAGGTCCTGGATACATGATGTGTTCGACTACATACGATAATAAAATATATGTAGCTGGAGGATATATAGGCGGATATAAGAAGCTACTTAGTTATGATCCAAATACAGATACCTGGACTAGACTAGCAGATATGTTAGCTGATAACTGGTGGGGCGATTTGGTAGTTTTAAATAATGATATCTGGTTACTAAATGGTCATATAGGAACAGAATCAGTTGATAATGATGGTAACTTGATTCCATATAAGTATAACGTAGCTAATAATACTTGGTCAGCACAGCCTACTTATACAGGATATATGGCAGATAAAGTATTCCAGTCTGCTGTAGCTATTAAAGATAACGTTGCTTACATGTACGGCGGATGTTTTTATGCTGTCGATAGTAATGTAGGGCACGCCAATTTAATGAAATTTACTCCTACAAATGGTTTAGAAGAAGTTTCTCTTAGACCAAATATGGTGATCCGTGGAGGAAGAATAATCTACGATAATAAACTATATCTTATCGGTGGATATATTGAATTATCTACAGGAGAAAGACCATACGTGGAAGGAATGTGGGTACTGGATCTTATTACTAAAGAATGGTCCTATGTGGAAATTCCTGGGCTAAGAACTGCATATCGAGAATGGATAGAATTTCAAGGCAAATTCTATGGATATATAGCTGGGTTAGGATTTTATGTACTCGATCCAAATAGTAACGAATTAATAGAATTGTCTAATACGGATCGGATGCATTATGCCCTAACCAAAGACGAATCGTATATCTATCTATCTGGAGGATATGAAGCCGTCAACTACTCTGATCTGTGGAGATTTGATGTCGTGGCTAAAGTATGGACTAGGCTGGCTGATATGCCTGGACATACATCATGGCATAAAATGGAATGTATAGGAAACAAGATATACTGTATAGCATCTTGGGACGTACCTAATCAGACCAATATGGCTGATTTTTGGGAATACGATATCCCTACAGATAGCTGGACTATTAAACAGCCCAGACCAATAGCATATCATAGCTTCGCTTCAGTAGTACATAACGATGAGATATACGTTATTGGCGGGTCTCCTCAGACTCTGGAATATATAGGCCCAGTGTCTCTGAAATACGATAAAACTAACGATAGTTGGATACGGTTAAACGATTTTATTTATAGCGGAGGAAATGTACAAGCCCAACTTTATAATAACCAGATAGTAATTATACCCAATATATACATAAAATACGATGCAATGCCTTTAATATTCGATCCTTATGTAGTTAATGAATCTTTACCATATATTTCGCATACAAATAAAAAGAAATACTTCGATATTAAAGACCATACTTCATGTAATATTAATAATGATATTTACATATATGAAACTAACAATTTATATAGATACAATGCAGATACAGAATATTTGGTAAGTTTGTCACCGAGCCCTGTATCTTTAAGAAATGCTAAGTCATTAATACATGACAATAAAGTATACATTTACGGTGGTATAGATACTAATAATAATCCGAGCATGGTTATATCAATATACGATATAGCTTCCGATACTTGGTCAACCGCTACTGGACCTGCTGAAAACTATGGCCATAGCATATCTAAATTTAATAATCTACTTATAAGTATAGGTGGAAATAATGGGACTGTTAACCATACCAACATATATACTTATAACTTAGATACTGGTAATACAAACGATTATCCTGTAACAGATACAGATACTCTATATGGTACTTCCCATATCTACAATAACGAATTATATTACATAGGTGGCAAGAATCAATCTGGTATCTCTAACAAGATGGTGATATTTAAAGATCTACCTATCTTCCAGAATAAAGAAGTTCTTGAAACTCCTTTTAGATTACATAAACATGGTTCTTGTATTATCGACAATTATCTAGTAGTTTACGGTGGTATAGATGAAAATGAGAAACCAAGTAACAAAATCTATATCTTTAACCTAGTTACAAGAACATGGAACAAATATAAAACGATTACTGAACCTAGATATGGTCACTGTCTTTTGAATATAGATAATGAGCCATTTGTAATCGGTGGTGTAAAATATATGAATTCATCTGAACCATGTTTCTTTAAGTTCGATTTTATGAAAAAAGAGACTAGTTCTATAGTACTCAATAATACCGATGGGTGGAATATAATGAATGTTAAAGGTAACTACCTAGACGACACTTATCTTTTCATATCTACTGATATAGATACCTATTCTACTTATGTAAATAATACAGGTGTTTGGAAAGAGATAGTCAAAAAGATAGATGGAATATGGAACTATCTTACTAAAAACCATATATGGATGCCAGCCGATGATATCCATCAAGCGGCTGAGAGAGCATTCAATTATCTAGATGAGCATGAGAAAAACCCAGTACAACAAGTAACTGAAAACATGCCAGATGGTATACTTATACTTGAAGGAACTAGAAACACAATCACTGATATAAATAATCGTTCAGTGATACCTACCAATAAGCAAGTTGTTGAAAATACTACTTTAAAGTACAGAATAAATTCGGAAGATGGAATGACTGTACATGGTGTTAGGCTATTAGCAGAATAAGTACGGTACATATAAGAGTAGGGAGAAATCCCTACTCTTATATTCTATTTTATTTCAAATATATATTACTATATTGATAAGAATTATAATAACTCGATTATAAAAGGAGTCGTTATGGAAATAGAGGTCTCGTTAAATGGTGTATGTTGGGTATGTCGTCTAATGGAAAACGATGAGATAGTTGAACCAACCGATTTAGTTTCTAGAGGTTATCTAAAAACTATCTGTAAAAACAACATACCTATGATAAGAAGACTAAGGTTTACTTCAACTGAACAACACGGTAAATCTTGTAAAGATTATTGGATAAAGACGAGTTCTAAAGAAGATTTACAAGAGTCTTATATTACAAAAATTTATTTAAGAAAACTTTATAAAAAGGAGTAAGGCATGTCGGAACAAAATTTGTGTATACGTGGTGAAAAAGCAGAGCTTATATATAGGGAGATACCTCTTGAAATAATCCACGAGACTGTAGAAGCAGTCTTACCATATTACGAAATGAATGACGATGGTCATCAAATAGACCATGCCGTAAAGGTAACAGAAACTGCTTTACATATAGTAGAAACTATGTATCCTAGTTTATTTGAGATACTAAAACCCGACATATTTTTAGCAGGAATGTTACACGATATAATGGCAAGTGAAAGGCAGGATCACCATTTATTGGGGTGTATGGAAGCCTATGCTAATCCTAAGATAATGGAAATCGTTAACAAATATTCGATAAGTACAATTAATGTATGGTATGCTATATTAGAACATAGGGCATCGTATCAAGGTAATTTTTCTTCTATAGTTTCTTCAATAATATCTGCTGCAGATAGAAATAAGCCAGATATAGAAGAATGGGTAACGAGAGTCAAGAAAGGTAGCGTCAATGACGATATGGAATCTGCTCTAGACCACATTAAGATCAAGATGGGCAAAGGAGGATATGCACGTATACCAGCTATCTATAAAACTTACTATGGTCGGGATATGATAAATAAGTTCCATGCCGATATTGAGGACAGAGAAAAGATGATAGAAATATGGAATAGGGTATAAGTATATAGAAGAGGGGAAATTCCCCTCTTCTATATTACTCTCTAAATATATTATTTTTATTTTTTCTTTCTGACTTTCTTATTTCGCCTAATATAGTCAGTATACATGCATTACAATAATGTTTTCCATTGGATATATATTTGACCGACTTATTAGTACCACATCTTGCACAAGGTAAGTTTCTTTCGCTAAATGGTAATATTTTCATTTTATTCCCCCGACTTCTTCAGTACTACTCCTTTAGGTAGTCTACTTAGATTGTATAAAGTTAATCCTATTACATCTGTATTAGCTCCAGTATAGATAGTATTATTAGGTGTTATTAAGTCTCTTAAAGAGTGTAGGTATTCGTCTATTTCTCTATTACTGTCCTCTCCTATGATACCATTATTGGATACAGTATCGCCATCCATGTCGCCTGATAAGGAAGATAATCTAGAAGGATGAACAGATGTAGATTCTCTATAGGACTGCCCTATAATCGGATAGTTAGGTAATTCCAAATAACTCAGTTCCGGATTAGTCGGATCAAGCACTCGACATAATCTATTAGGTTGTGTAGATATGAGTCTTACTTTAGTAGGATAAGTAGAGTCATCTCCCTGTCCTATAGGATATCTTGTTACGAATATATGTTTACCTAAAATGGCCTTGTACGTAGCCATATACATCAATTCTCCCCAAGTAAGGGTACGAATACATTCCTCTCTTATTTCTCCTTTATATATATTTTTTAAGTCATCTATATTTCTAAATAATACAAGATCGTCATTAAGGTCATGGATCTTATATAAATCATATGCTTTATTGTTTTCATCCATTATAGTCATAGGACTATGTCTAAATTCTTTGTTTTGAAACATGTCGATTATTTCATATATTCCATCAGATGTAGTATACTTCTCTAAAGTGACTGGAGATATATTTATGTATTCTAAATTACCTTTTTTATTAATAACAGATACTTGGGTATTGTTGGGTGTAAATATACTACTAAATGCTATTATTTTCAAATAATACGCCACTAATGGTTTATATGCTACCATAGTCTGGTATAGGGGCATAGCAGTTTCATCTGCTGAAAGTGTTCTAGGATCATTAGGTGTGAAAGCATGTAACTTTATAGCAGAGATAACATTTCTAGTGCCCCAAGTAATTTTACGTCTAGCATATGTACCTCTAAGATAACCCTTTTTACCTTCTAGGATATTCATTATGTATTTGTATATTTCATATACTTTTTTCTGTATATTAATTCGTAATCCATCATATATCCTATTTGTACTATTCTTAGGAATACTTAATGAATATGACAATAGAGTCAGATATATTTTATTAATGTCTTCTTCGGCTAATACCTTTTCTTCCATTTCAATATCTCTAAGACCAGCTGGTTCAACTAACTGCTTATCTATGTACCATCTGTCTTTATATTTTTCTATTAGATCTATTAACTCACTTCTTTTAACTGATTCGTTTTTTACTAACTTTATCTGTTCCCAATGCTTAAGGAAAAAACTATATCCAGTATCTCCCTCTTCGCTTTTCTTAGATACTTTAATAAAGTCTTTTTCTTTTTCATCAAATATAGCATATGCCTTACCTTCTAATATACCAGCATACAGTTGTTTTAATTCCATAATAGATTTGTATATTAATGGATGAAAAACTTTTGTATTGAGATCTATATATCCAAACTTGACTAACCTATCCGATGTACCAACCTGTCCGAATATTTCCTCGGAAAACAATCCTTCTGGATGAAAATTATTAGTAGAAGCACTTCGTATGCTGTGTGATGTTACTGGCTTACATCTGTTGTTTTTAATGAAGGCATTTACATCAGTTATGACAATTTTAGCTGGAGTAATACCTAGGTCTTGTTTCAGTTCTTCTAAAGCTGAGATATATTTTATATTTTCCATATTTTTTATTCCTTATACCGTATCTGTTATATTTAAATAGTAGTATATTTCATGTTATAAAATACCGTCAGTGGATAAACATATATTTCAATATATAAAGGAATAAGTATGGAAGAAATAGATTATCAAGAAATAAAAAAGAAAATAGAGCTAAAGACTCCCAATAAAATATATATAGACATGTTCTTACTCAATGACTTCTATTTAGGTTCCATTCTGTTTAAAGCATTAGTCTTAGATAAGTCAGATGAAAAAGTATATAAAACCATTATAGATAATCTGGAGATATACGATTCCAGATATGTCGATAATATCGAATACATTATTCCCGAATTAAACTATAAGCATAAGGAGATATTGGATATACTTCATAACGATAAATATCATCCAGTCATATATCCGCTTTCTCCTAAAACAAATGTGTACTACAGATTAGAAGAAAGATTACTAAACATTAATAATCGAACAGCTATAAATAAAAATAAGATAACTCCTACATTGACTATCAATACTTACCCAATAGAACTTCCTGCACATATAGCTAATGATATTCGGCTTTACTATAGTGACGCTTTTAAAATCAATGTAGATATTATTAGTCAAAGTCTTTTAGATATAGATAAAGAATTATTTCTATCTAACGATGAGTTCTATATCTATGATTTTATATCTTTTATAAAAGATCCTCACTATTCACAGTTATTTACAGAAGAAAAATTATTACCTAAAATTATACATGCTACGAAAAGAGTTGAAGATATAGAAAAGGTACTATCAGTAAGTAAAGAAGATATAGAGTTGGACTTTGTTGTAACGGAAGCTTATTTAAAACTAGGAATACAATTTTATTATCTATCCGATATGAGAATATTGGTACAAGAGAAGGAGATAGATAATGGCTGATAAAGATTTTGAAAACTTAGAGAAAGATCCTGATATAGATGATTTTGATTTAAGTGAACTTGATGACGATTTCGATCTAGACAGTGAATTTGATGATTTAGGTTTTGGTAGTAGTCCAAAGCCTAAAGGTAAACGTAAGCCTATAGAAGATGTGGGCTTGGGTATCTCAGATGCTGTAAAGAACATAAAAATAACTGAACCTCCTGGAGCAGATGTCATAGCAGATGCTTTTCCTAAGACTGGAAAACTATTCGATGTAGCATCCGATGCTGCTTCTATGAAATACAATATACAGCAGGAAGCTACAAAAGAACTTACACCAGCTATAAATCAAATGAAACAGGCTGGTAGAAGGATCATGCCTAAAATAGAAGGCCTAGTTCCTAAAAAGATCTACGATAAGATTTATAATAAACTACAACCTAATGAGATAGCTAATAGGCAAGTAGACTTAGAAGCTGAAAGAGAAGAGATAGTTTCTCAACAGTTAGAAAGTATCTTCAAGGCTGAACAAGAACAAGCTCATGAAGAGAAATTACAAGAAAGAACCGATAAATATATTCAGGACGCTATCAGTAGAGGTGAACATAAAGATGAAATGAGTATCCTCTCTGGTATAAAAGCGTATGAACATGTTAGGACTAAGTTTACTCTAACTACATTACAAGGGTATATAGCTAAGTCACTTGAGTTAAAATATAAACATATGTTTATAGCTAAAGATACATTCGGCTTATTAAAAGGATTCGTATCTACTACAGAGAAAAGATTAGAAAGCATAGTACACAATACCGCTTTACCAGATTTTCAGAAGAAGCGTACTATGGAATCTATCAAAGAAGCTCAGCGTCAGCTTCTTATAGGCAAAGGTATGTCTACTGTTGGAGAGTGGACGAAAGATTTTAGAAAAAATCTGATGCAGAATACTAAAGCATTCGCTTCCGATAGTATACAAAAATTAAAATCCGGTCTTGAAGATGTTGGTGGTATGGCTAACCAATATATGGATCTTCAAGATATGAATGCTGAGTTTTCTACACCAGAAGATGAAAGAAGTGCTGTAGCATCTGGCACTTCTTTTTTAGCTGGATTAGCCATGACTAGAGCAGGTAAAGCTATAGCTAAGAAAATAGTTAAGCTATCTGGTCAACACGGTATCGATATGGAGAATTTCTCTGAGAGTATTTTAGAGAAAACAAAATATAGTATCAATGACAAATTACAAGATAAACAAGGTGGTATGTGGGAAGTTCTTAAAAAGATCATTCCTACTATAGATACAGAAAGAGGCGGTAGGCAGAAGAACCTCATGGAAAATGCTCTAGAAGAAGTACCATGGAATGTAATGGATCATAGAGCATTAGTAGAAATAATACCCGGATATCTTGCCAAGTCAGTTAAATTACTTACTGATATATCTACTGGCAGAACAGATAGTCCTGAACTTATATTCGATCCTAAAAAAGAAGACTTTGTAGAAGTCGATAAATTTAAAGAGGGTCTTAAGAAGAAATATTTTGGTACACAAGAAAGCCGTACTAATGAAGTAGCAGATGGCGTAGCTAAATTATTAGGAGCATATTCAATACAAGGTGGAGATGAAGCTAAGTTCTATGACTCCATGCAGGATATTATTAAGTTCTTAAATAACTCAGCTAAGCATCTTCAGAATATAGATCCTTCTCGTATTATAGATATGGCTAAATCAGATGACTGGACAGATGCCCAGAAGAGATATGCTGATAAAGTATTTCTAGATATGGACGATGAGGGTAAAAAGAACGTATTAGATATACTTAGTAAATCTTTTAAAACTAAGGACGATAGTGTAAATAGAGAAGTTGGTATAGATATAGATAATTTTGTTAAAAGACTATCTAGAGATAGAGACGATAGATTAAAAGACATACATCTGTCAGCTGGGGTTGGAACTGCTAGACACTATAACGATATATTGAATGATAGAGGTATTTTAGACCATCAAAAAGCTAGAGATACTTATGCCGATGTAGATATAGATAAGCTCAAAGAAACCATAGGTCTAGATAGTAAGAGATATGCAGAACGGCTATGGAAACATGATAAAGATAGATTGTTTACTAAAGCTAGATACGATGAAGCTTATGTTCCTGAAGATACAGATAAAGAGCTAGATGAAAAAGTTAAAGACATAGAAGCCCGTATAGACAAGAATATCGAACGTGTTCAGAGATTAGCTGAAGAAGTAGAGAAGTATGGTTATAAAGAAGCTATGGAAAAATACCGTAAAGAGCAAGAGGAAGAAGAAAGAACTAAAGAAGACCTTGCTGAAGAAGTAGCTGAAACTATAGACGAAATCGCTGAGGAACAAAAAGAGCTTAAGAAGACTACTAAAAAGAAAAAGTCATCTAAGAAAAAGAAAAAGAAGAAGGGAGATGACTCTGGTCCTATTATTAAAGATACACCACATATATCGGGTCCCGGTATATATGTACAGGGTTCAGAACAAGAGCTCCACGCACCTCTAGATAAATTAGATAAAGTGTGGGATGGTCTGATAACTAAGTTAGAGAAATCTGGTATAAGCGAAGACATAGTAGATACTATCGATGTATTTAAAGATGAGTTATTTGATTTGATGAGATATAATCAAGAAGCTTCCGAATTATATTACGATGAATTATTAGATATAACAAAAGATATGAAATCGGCTGTAATATCTTTGCCTAAGTTGGCTATGCCTAATATAGATCTAAAAGAACTATTGAAACTAGACCCTGAAAAACCTGGAGCATTCAAAAAGGTGTTAGGTGGTATAGGTTCTGGTATAGGTACAGGATGGAAAGCGTCTAAAGCTGTCATTAAATCTGGTGCTGAATTAGGATTAGAAGGAATAAAAGGTGGGGCAAGATTTGGTGGTAAAAGTATTGTTGGATTAGGTGCCTCTGGATTAGATTTAATAGGGGCAGGAACAGGTTTAGTAAAAAGAGCGGCTTCTGGTGCCAAAGATAAAATGCCTAAGTTACTAGTCGATTTATATAAATCCGGTGAAGATGAGCCATTTATAACTAAGAAACAATTAAAGAATGCCGTCTTTGCCAATGGATTACCTGTAACTAATATAGGTCAAATAAAAGAACCTATCTATGATAAAAAGACTGGGGAATTATTAATATCGGAAGAAGATATCAAAACAGGCCTTATGACAAAGGGCAGAAAGATGATATCCGAGATAAAAGTTCCTAAACTACCAGATATTAAAATAGATAAGCTGAAAGAGAAGGGACAAGGTCTCGGATCTAAGTTACTATCCGGTACTGGTAAAGTCCTTAAAGGTTCTTTCGATGCTTCTACCAATATAGTTAATAAAGTATTCGGTAGCGGAACACCTATAGCTGGTCAGATAGCATCTATGGGATTATCTGCCGCTGGTAAAGTTGGTAACCTCGGATTAGATCTTACCAAGAAAGTCCTTGGTCTCGGAGATGGGGCTGGATTAGGTTCGTCTAAAAAGATCTTATCTAGATTGGATAAAATATATCAGCTACTCTATGAACGTATACCAGATAAGGATGGCAATTTTCATGAATATGAAGAGCCTCTAGATGAAGAAATCGGAACCGAGAAATCAAGCATCGGTTTAGCTTTAAAAGACAAATTTAAGTCACTCAAAGGTAGTGGCCTTGGTACCAAATTAAAGAACAGATTATTCACTAAGAAAGCTGAAGAGATTTCGATTGCAGAAGGTACTCTTGGCGGTAATCTAAATGATATCTATGGAATGATGGATGACGATGACTTAGAACAAGAATCGACAAGCCCAATTAAGAATAGATTATTGTCTTTAAAAGGTAGGTTAAAAGAAAATAAATATATTAAGAAAATACCTAAATTTAATTTACCCAAATTAAAATCTTCTGATGAAGATAAGGTATCTATTAAAGACAAGATAAATAACAAATATAAAGAAGTAAAAGATACGATATCCGAAAAGTTATCTAAAGACGATAAAGAAGAAAAGATGTCTGTAAAAGACAGATTATCTTCACTTATGGCAACTGGTAAAAACAAAATACTAGAGAAAAATAAAGGATTAAACATATTCACCAAAGAAGATATACTGAATAAGTTTAAGAAAAAAGAAGACCAACCTTTATCTGCAGAAGAGTTCAAAGAGATAACAGAACGAGATAGTGAAGAAGATAAACAGAATCTCACAGAAGTATTGAAATCTACGTTAGCTACCAGATTCGATGATATCAAAAAACTCTGGGAAGAAAGACTACCTAAACCAAAGAAAGAAAAGAAAATCCACGATACCGATGGTGATGGTTTTAGAGAAGGTAGTTATGAAGAATATATGCAGAAGAAAAAAGAAAAAGAAGCTGATAAAAATAAAGGATTTTTTGGTAGATTTAAAAAATCCGATGATGATGACGATGATATTAAAGGAGCAGCTCTTTTAAATATGTTAGGCTTAGGAGGCGGCGATGGAGATGGTGGTGGTGGTTTTCTATCTACTATGGCTGGTTTATTAGGTGCTAACTGGGTATCTAAAAAATTTGGTGGTCTTAAAAAATTACCAGGTAAAATATTAGGCGGTATTAAGAAAGCTCCTGGTAAACTATTTGGTAAATTATTTGGTTCTAAAGCAGGAAGTAAAGCTGGTGCTACTGCTGGTAAAAAAGTAGCAACAAGTGCTTTAGGAAAAGCTATTAGTAAAAAAATACCCGGAGGTAAAAAATTAGCTGGGTTATTAGGTGGAACATTAGGATTAAGTACTTTATTTGGTAGCTCAGGTGATGATGTTGCTAAAGAACTAGGTAAAGAAACCATAGAAGAAACAACTGAATTAGCTGGTAAAGAAATTACTGAAAAAGCAGCTAAAGAAACTATGGAAAAGGGTGCTAAAGAAATAACTAAAGAAGCAGTAGAAAAAGGTGCAACAAAAGGAATAGCTAAAAAACTAGGTGCTAAAACTGGATTAAAATCAGCAGGTATGGTTGGTAAAAAGATACCTGTATTAGGTCTAGCAGTTGGTGCTGGATTAGCGGCAAGTAGATTAAGTAAAGGAGATGCTACTGGTGCTGCTTTAGAAATGCTCAGTGGTACAGTTTCTCTTGTACCTTTCTTTGGTACAGCAGCATCTATTGCAATCGATGGTTTAATCATAGGAAGAGATGTAGTTAAATCTATGAAAATATCTGAAAGAATACAATTACCTATAGTAATCGAAAGATTTAAAAAATATCTAGTTGAACCAAATGAAGAGATGGCAGAAAACATATTTGCTTTAGAAAAAAGAACAACTAAAGCACTAAAATCTGGTACACCAATATCGTTCTTTCAAATAGTACAATTATCTCATAGATTTGGATTTAGTACTTTTAGTAGAAAACAATCAGCATTTTTTTATAGATGGTACAAAGATAGGTTTATGAAAGTTTTAGGAACTTATTATGGAATACTACAATCTAGTTATGGTAAAGATGTTGATGAAGAAACAGACATACCTAAAAAAGATTATAATAAAATTATATCTTTAATGGAAAAAGAACTAAAGGACCTTGATTTAGATGAGGACTTTAAGCCAACTAAAGAAGCTTATAAAAAATATATTAAGAAATATGGTGATGATGATCTTAAAGATATGTTAGATGAGAAAATAGATTTTTCTAAAAGAGAAAAAGATGATGATTTAAATATAAATAAAAAACAATATGATAGTAATAAACTCAACGAATCTGTTGGTGGTGGGCGAAGTGGTAAAGGCAAGATAATACCATTTGATCCTAGCTTAAAGAATCAGTTAGGATCTGTGTCTGCTAAATACGAATCAGCTAAAGAAGGTTCATCTGCTATAGGTTATGATTTACATGGTGGTACTTCTTATGGTAAATATCAGATATCTTCAAAGCAAGGAAAGTTTGAAGAGTTCTTAAATTGGGTAGAACAACAGCCAGGTGGATTAGAAATAGCAGAACGATTAAGAGCAGCTGGTGATGCTAATACTGGAAGTAATAAAGGAACAGTACCAAATGAATGGAAAAAGTTAGTAAAAGAAGGAAAGATGGGTGAGTTAGAGCACGCTTATATTAAGCAGACTCATTACGATCCTTTATTTGAAAAACTTTCTCCTGAAATAAAAGAACGAGCCCTTAAATCTAAAGCATTAAGAGATGTGATTTGGTCTACTGCTGTTCAACATGGCGTTGATAATGGATCTAGTTTAATTAATGGTGTATTTAAGAAAAATATGACAGATATAGATTTTGTAAAAGCTATATATAGTGAAAGAGGTAAGCGATTTGGTTCATCTACTTTATCTACACAAAGAAGTGTGCAGAACAGATTTGCCAATGAACAATATCAAGTATTAGCTATGCTAAATAAAGAATCTAATATGAGGAATGGCTTATCGTTACCATCATCCAATAATGTTATTCAGATGGCAGACGCTAAGTCAACTAATAATACTCAAAATATACTTAGTAAAGAACGAAATATAGATGATACTGGTATAGTCACTGCATCTATAAAAGATTTAGATAAGACCAATACCAACTTATCAGAAATTAAACAAACTACCGCTAATATTAGTAAGGAAATCATAAACAGCAATAATCCAGAAGTGAGAGAAAAATTCACTAAAGATATAGCTACAAGCTTCCCAACTAAACTCATTACAGAAGATAAGATAAGTCATCAGTTAACTGGACAGCAGTTATCTGAATTACATAATATCAGGGCTGGAATAGATGCTTTAAATAAAAATATACTAAATGCATTCGGTAATGGAGAAACTTTTAAATCTATGAACGATGCATTACATAAATCATTAGAAAAAGACCCTACCGTTAATATAGATGGTAGACAAATAATATCCAATAACAATACTATGGGTGCTCCCAAGGTTACTGATAAAAAACAAAAGGGCATAGACCTTACTAAGAAACGGAGTGCATAATGACTGATACAGATAATACTTTTCCTGGAGTTTTCCCAGACGCAGGAAAATGGGTAAGGAACGCTAATACAGTCGTGTTGACCAGATCTTTTGAATCATTTAAAGATATGGCCGAACATATACTTAAAGACGAATCGTATAATTCAACTGGATTTAATCCAGTGCTATTGCCCGGTATGCGTTCGTTAATAGATACTGCTGGTGAAAGCGATGAAGCTCCAATTCCTAAAGAATATATGAGTAAGAAGTACAGAGATACTACTTTAGGAGGAAACGATGCTTTAAATTGCTTATACCAATTTAATGAAGATACAGACTTAGTACATCCCCATACCAGTATAGGTGACGAAACTGGTTTAACTGGTATGGGGAGGGTATATAGTGAAATGATCGATGATAAACAGAAGATCATGTATATGAGCTTCGGTGTACCCAATTTTATGGGTGCATTTAAGTTCTATAAAGATGCTATCGATGGTGAGTTGTCCAATATGATGGCAGATGGAGATATATTCTCAGTAGCTAACTTAGGTAGGTTATTTGGAGTTACAGCAGGTATCATAGTGACATTACCTTTTCTACCTATAATAGCTTTATGGAAAGTTGTAAATATAATACCTAATTTGACTAAATTAAAGCCTAGTAAATATTATGATTTCAGAGAAACTATGCCTCTATATTACAAGGCAGTGAATACCATGTTAGCTCATTTAGCCATTAACATGGGTCTGGTTGAGAATGGTGGTGCAGATAGTAAACATACTGGTGCTCCTAATAGTGATAAAACATACGACGAGCTAGCCGCTGAACAGGCTAGTGAAACCGGTGAAAAAAGTATGTTAGGTAAAGAAGGATTCGATATCTACGCTATCCTTATGAGGAAGTATAAATACAATAGGATAGCCGATACCAATCCGGAAAACTTAGATGATCTAATAGAACAATTACAACAAGGTCATGCCAACAAGTCGTTCTCACATTATGATGAAAATGAGATGTCTTGGTATGAGAAATTTAAACAAGGTGCAGATAGTGGTCTAAGAAGAACTCTTTCTTACGTAGGATTTAGGGTAGAGAAAGGAGATGCTATGTCAGAATCTTTCTCTAACTCAACAGGAGAGAGTTCTCTAGCATCCATGTTAAATACCAAAGCACAGGCTTCAGCAGATGCTAAATTTAGCTTTGCAGGCGGTAAAACTGGCGTTGGTGTAATAGACGGATTTACTGGAGCTGTTAAAGGAATATTCGATGGTACTACACAAGCTGTAGGTATAGATGGATTAGCTAAAGCTTTCATAGGTTCTGGCAAAATAGATATACCAGATATATATTTAGATAGTGAATTTAGTGTATCTCATAGTTTCGATATGTCTTTATTTGCTGTATATAAGGACCCAGTTACAATAATGAGATCTTTGTATATACCTTTGGCTTGTATTTTAGCGGGAGCTTTACCAAGAGCTATTGGTCCAAACTCATATACGTCACCTTTTATCTGTCAGGTACATTGTCCTGGTCTATTTAGTATCCCTATGGGTATTGTAGATAGTTTAACTATTACCAGAGGCGACAGTGAAAATGGTTGGACTATGGACAATTTACCAACTAAATTAAATATATCTTTTTCTATAAAAGATCTAAGTAAAGCTATGTACTTAACTTTAGCTACAGACAGTAAGTGGAGAAATATCTTAGGACAAAATAGTTCCTTTCAAGAATATTTACTTACCTTATCTGGAGCTGGACTAGAAGAAAGAATATTGTGGACCCGTAACCTTAAAAGAAGGGTTGCTATAACTAAACAAGTATGGAGACAGAATAAACTTAATCCATATGCTTGGGGATTTAAATTTAGTAACATGAAACTCGCTAGGATATACTCAGCATTTAGACCGACTTATGATTTAGGAAAAGACATAGCACATAGATAAATACATAACAAGGGGACATATGTCCCCTTGTTATGTTCTACATGAGCAACTTATTCTATAAAAATATATACTAAATATATAGGAGAATTATATGGAATTAATTTCTGCTTTAGAGCATATTACTGAAGATCAATTTAAACGAAATTATATCAGTTTTCGTAAATCTGATATAGGAAGTAAAATAGTAACATTAGATAACGACATAATATTGCCTAAAAGAAGTATACTTCATCTTTTAGACAATATAAAGACTTTAAATGTACAAGATACCCCTATGATAACTCAAAATGTTTTTCTAAATAACAGTAAGAGAAAAGGGTTTATTTATCATAATACGGATATTATCAATAAACAAGACAAAATATATGATAAAGAAAGCTTCATATATAGAACTACTCTAGTAGAAAAAAATATACGTGAATTTACAAAAGAATATAGATCATTCATCAAACCTATAGATAAGTTAACTGATCTCTATGATAAAACTAATTATGAGAAAGTCATTAATCATAACCCTCTATGGAATACGAAGGTACTTGGACGATTTTCAGAATATAAGAGATTCTTGGTTATACTAAAATCCATAATTAAGAATATCTCTAGCATCCCATTGGAGTTCTCACAGTACATAGAAATACCTTTAATAGAAACTATCTATAATCGAGACAAGTATCTAAAGATTATCTCAGAAGAAATGAGTAATGAGTTAACTAAATATGATGATTATACATTTTATCTTATATGTCATCTATTAGCTCTCTTATCAGATAAGGCTAAACTTAAGTCTGTATTTTCTTATTTGCCTAAAGCTCATTATCCTAAAACCAACTTCATATTCACTATTCATAATAAAGCTATTATATTGAATCTAGAAACACTTAAGGAATTATCTAGTGAGAGTAGTCTAATTACTAGAATAATCAATTATATCAATATGCTTAAGGTAAGTGTAGATGAAGAGTCTGAAGGGTTAGATTTGGAGACTAGAATATCTATGAAAGAAATGTCTCAAGAGGAGAGTTCCTCTGTTATAATAGCTCCTAGTGATCCGGGATTACCTGACAAACTACCAGATACCATTATAGATGAGAGTAGAAAAAAGAGAATCGATGAAATAAAAGAAAGAACACCTGATGAAGATATAGTTGTTCAAATCGAAAAAGAAAAAAATAAAGAGGCAGATAAGTATATCGAGTCGATACCTAATATAACTCCTGCTCAAAAAAACAGGTTAAAGATCCGAGCCAATAAGTATAAGGAGATTAAGTTAGGCGATAAAACAATACAAGAGATATTAGAAACTCCTATAGACACCACAGTAGTCAAAAGAGAATTGGATTTTTTAGATGATAAAGTTTTAGACAAATCGATGCTTAAATCATCTATTATGGATTTCGACCAATATTACATGGAAAAAGTATTTGAAAAACATCTGGTCCAAGTCGTTACTCACTTTAATAAGAATGGATTATATCTTTTAGATCTCAAATATAGTGATCAAATAGATGAGTTAAATAAGATAAGAACTTATAAAATCCAATACGAAAATGAAGAAGGCAAGGTAGGTACTTTATCAGCCAAGATGCCCATTATAGAACCCGACGGGACTTTTAAAATAAATGGTATCAAATCTCGTATGAAGCCTCAGTTTATTAATACGCCAATATGTAAACTAAGTGATACCAGAGTTAGTTTAGCCGCAAGCTATAAGACACTCATTGAAAGAAATACAACTAAAGCCCATAGCTTTAATGTATATATAAAAAATCTAATAGAAAAGATAAATGAAGAAAAACTGACTATACAAACTTCATTAGGTAATAGAGAATATAAACAAAAATTACCATATGAATATACCCAATTAGGAAAAATTTATTCTACTTTGGAAATACCTAAAAACAAAGTTATAATCTCTACTGATTTTGATAATAGAGATGAACTAAATATTAAGAAGATAGAAACCGAATCTCTTGAAAAAGAACATGGTGTACTGTGCGGTAGGATAGGTAACAACGATTATTTATTTATGGGCTTAGATAACTACATTAGGGTCTATGATTCGATAAACAAAGAAATCAAAGATACGACAACACTATGTGAGCTTATCTATGATCAAACAGACACTAGCGTCAGAATACCTATGGTTAGCGAATGGACTGATCTTAAGATATTTGATAAAAGAATACCAATTATATTCGTGCTCGCATATCGTTTTGGATTCACTAATACTTTAAAATATCTTAATATAAATTACAGAACTATAGATAAAGGTAAGAAAATCGATACCTCTCCTTCAGAGATCAGTATCAGATTTAAAGATAAGACTCTCGTTATAGATCGGTATCCTTTAGAAAAGAGTTTAATAGTTGCTGGATTACTTAACTATAAATTAAATCAAGTGGAACTAAATGAATTAGATAATAAAGATGCTTATTTTAGTCTATTATCTGAAAAAGGATTAAGTACAAATTATATGATCGGTATCGATACTTTTTATGATACTTTCTTAGATCCTATTACTATAGGGATATTAGATACCTTAGGTGAACCAACTAATATAAGAGACCTACTGATAAGAGCAACTGTATTACTTACTACTGAAGAATATATAGAACCATCTTCTATGAAAAATCACATACTTAGGTCTTATAGTAGATTAAACTCTATACTTTATGATGAAATAGCAAGATCCCTTGCTTCCTATAAAAACAAAAAGAATAAGAATAATGCTTTTTCCATAAATCCAGAAGCTGTACTCCAGAGGATCATACAGGACAATGCCGTTATAGCTGTAGAAGAAATAAATCCAGTACATGCTATTAAAGAAAAAACTGGCTTTACTTTTACTGGAGTAGGAGGTAGAACTGCACAATCTTTCGTTATGTCAGATAGACAATTCCCTAAAGATGGTGTAGGTATAGTTTCAGAAGCAGTTCCCGATAGTGGGAAAGTAGCTATCAATGGTTATCTTAGTATGGATCCAAATATAACTAGCTTATATGGGACATTGGGTATAAAAGAAGATTTAGATAAAGTTGAACCAACTGAAGCATTAAGTGTAACTGCTGCACTTATGCCTGGAGCGACACATGATGATCAAGGAAATTGTTTCGTATAAAATTAAAGTTTATCCTTTTACGATATAACTCGAAAGGATAAACTATGGAAAATAATCAATTGAAGGAATCGGCAAAATTCCCCGGTTATTATGAAATAATCGATTAAAGTCGAATGGTAAGAAAGTTTTTGCCGATAACTGTAAATATGGTTATTATCCATTTTAAAGAAACAATGGGTCCCACTAGAAGGAAACTTCTAGACGGAATTCTCTCTAATTGCTGGAACCTCCTTAGAGTCTCTATACCACAACGTAACTAGTAATAGTAAGCGTGACGGTTTAAAAAGTTAGAGAATTGGAAAATCAGCAGCTAAAGGAATGAGATAACGTAAACCCCATAAAGGATATGAGGATATGTTAATAAATGAATTAAAAATGTGTAATGGATACACAGAAATAAAAGTCAAAAGTAATAATAATCGTAACATATATTGCCATATTGTGAAGGTAGATACCGAGGACTTAGCTAAAATTGGTAAAATAAGAGTATCTAATACTGGATACGCCTACCAAGCAAAAAAATACGGTAAATCTATTGCTTCTATTATACTTAATGTAGAGACAAACACTAAGTTTTATGTAGACCATATAAATGGTAATACATTAGATAATAGGAAATGTAATTTAAGATTTATTACTGCTTCACTAAATGCTAGAAATAGACACAAGTTTAATAGAAATAATACTGGTGTTGTAGGTATAGCGTATAGGAAAAATGGTAGTTACGAGTATTATAGAGTATCTTTGACTAATAATGAAGGTAAAAGAATTACTAAGCAGTTTAACATAAATAAGCTAGGTAAAAATAAAGCCTTTAGATTAGCCAAAGAATACTTAAACGAAAAAAAGACTGAGTTCAATTACGTTATAAATTCCTAAGTTCAACGACTATGGCCTTATCAGCCAGTACCGAACAAAGGTTTGGGAAATGGGAGACACCTTAAATGGTGAAGATATAGTCTGATCTTTAGAGAAATCTAAAGCAGTATTTAAATATACGGGATTTGTCTACTGAACAAATCTGAACACATTGCCAAAAAGAATCAACTTTATCAATATACAGCTTTCCCATCATGTTCCTTGTGATAATGGAGAGGTATCTAGAGTAAGAACTGGATATGAATTAGTTCTACCTCATCTATCTGGACCTATGTTTGCATCTCCAGCAAAGGATGATGGTAAGGTAATAGATATAAATGACAAACTCAAGTTAGTCACTATCAAGTATAAAAATGGTGAAACAGATATAATCAAATTTGGAACTGAACAAGGTTCTGTAGGTGGTCTATATCTTGACCAGAAAATAGAACTAAACGTTAAGTTAAATGAAAATATAAAGCGTGGCGATATAGTTGCATATAACCCGGGATTCTTTGTAAAAGACAATGATAGTAAACAGGTTATGTGGAAACATGGTGTACATGCCAATATAGCTTTAATAGATAATGACGATACCATAGAAGATAGTTCTGGTATATGTAAAGAACTTGGTGACAAATTATCTATGAAACCAACTCATCTTAGAGCAATAAAGCTCTCTAAAAATACCAAAGTGTATGAGATGGCTAAACTTAATCAGTATATAAAAAATACTGACTATATATGTGTTATAGAAGATGAAGATATAAGTGACTTAAGTATTATGGATAATGAAGAAAGTTATGAATATCTTCTAGAAATAAATAAGAAAATGCCCAGAGCTAAGAACAGTGGGTATATTAGTAAAATAGAAGTTTATTATAGTTGTCCCATTGAAGAGATGTCTCCTAGCTTAGCTAAGCTTGTAAATGAAGCTAATAAAGAGAAATTACAAAAAAGTAATTATGCAAAATCTATTGGAAGAGAAAATGAATATCCTAAACCAAATATAGTGCCTAAAGGAACTAAATTAAAAGGTATAGAATTTGACGAAGATACAGTAGCATTCTTTTTCTATATTACAGAGGAAATTACCTGTGGTGTGGGAGATAAAGTAGTATTCGATAGCTCGCTTAAAAGTGTAGTAGCTAATGTTTTTGATGAAAAGATACAGACTACAGATGGAATAGAAGTAGAAGGAGTATTCGGATGTTACAGCATCAATAATAGGAAAGTAACTTCTGTATTTAGAGTTGGTATATTACAAAGAATATTCGAAAAAGTCGATGAGATGATAATAGATATTATGGAAAATTAAAATATGGACATATTGTCTATGATACAAATAAGATGCCAGTTAGTATATAGAAAACAAATTTCTCCTTTTATTTGTTTGGTATTCTTATCTCTATAGACATAGTTAAGGGCCATTGGCCCTTAACTTATTATTTTTAGTAGCCAATATTATAATTATTTCTGTCAATTATGGAGGAAAGACTTTGGACCACATAATTTTATTAGGTAAGATACTTTCTCAGGAAAAGCCAAAAGGTTCGATATTAATAAATGGGTCTCATATTAAAATAACTTTAGAATTAGATAAAATTAATTACAATATAGAAACTTTACCGGGTACTATAAAAGCTAGATTATTTAGTACTACTAAGGTAGATACCTTGAAAGACATAATTCCTAAAGAATGTAGTCATAAAAGAGGCGTAAATACGATAACATTTTCTGATGAAATTAAAGATAAGAAATCCGAATATAGTTTAAAGATCGTATATGATTTTAAGAAACAATACTGTACTTTCCATTATAAGAAAATAACTATACTTAATAATGGAACTGGTATAAATGAATTAAAAGGTAAGATAAAATTGCGTAAGCTATAACTAGGTGAGGGAAACCCTCACCTAGTTATATGTATATGCTTTTAGGTAGCTTTTATGAACTTAATATCGACATCTTCTATAAGATTAAGGATATTGTTTTCATAAACTAATTTATTTCTAATAATAGGCTTGGTAGCCTTATCGTTAACTATGAGTGTTTGGAGCAATATATCATCATTAATTCCCCCTACATCCATAGAATAGATATAATCTCCTAGAGTACTTTTTATTTCTTCGGAGATATTAGTTACTGATATAGTTTCTTTAGTCAAATTACTATTGATTATATTTATAGTAACATTTCTTATCATATCTAATATAGTATTATCGACATATACGTAGTCTGGAACATAAAATGAGAACTTAAAAGATAAGTCAAGCTTCATATCTATTCTCTTATTGTCTCCTAAACTAAAACTACCAAGTCCCATAGTTTTGATAGGTTCAAAATACAACGATGTTCTTTCTAATAGAACATCTTTCTTTATCTCTGCTATTTTAGCTAAATGAGTTCGTATGGTATTAGTTATCTGCTCATTAAAATTCTTGTAGATTGGGTCTTCAACATAAAACAACTTAAGATTTATATGAAGACTACGGATATAATAAATATGGGTGCTTTCTTGGTCTATTACAGCTTCACCATTTTCATCATGTACTATTGATCCAGACGGATAAATTATATCTGGTTGACCATCCTTATATACTGGGTCTCCAGCACTATGTAACTTATTTAATATTATCTTTCCATCGACTACGTCCAATATTTTTAAGCTACCGTCTGGATTAGTCTCATAGACATCTTTTTGATGAGTTCTTATTATATCGGTAGTGTATCTGAGGTAGTCTACATTACTCATATTAATATTCACATTCGTATGTAAATTGTCTGTTAGTTCGCTACCAAAAGTACATAATACCTTTTGTTTAGTTACTCCTATGTAATTGGAGTATCTTGGATTGAGATCTTTTGTTATTTTTTGATCATCAGTGATATAAGGATTATCTTTAACTACATCTTTATCTATAGCTACTACTATTTCAAAGTAACTCTGTAAATTAAAATATTGCGTTATAGCTATATCGCTATTAGTAACAAAACCATCTATACCTATATTAGCATCTTCTATATGATAATTTGTATCTAAGTATAAGTCATATATAGAGAGCCCGCTTAATTCGCCTTGATATGTGGCTGACATAGTAACAGTTGTTCCCATATATGTTTTACCAATTAACGATACCAATATTTTTTCTTCTAGCACAGATTTTAATTCGTCGCTCTTAGTCATACCTAATCGAATTAGATATCCACCCGAACCTTCATCTAGATGCCTTATAGTACAAGCCGCTATCACCATCTGTATACTTGTAGTTGGATTATCTTTTATAAACGTAAGATCAGTTAAAGTCGGATTATTTAAATCGAACACCCTCAATTCGGGATATCTATCCCTAGTAAATATAGTCATATGGAAAGGTGACTTAGTATAATAATAGCGATTTAGTTTATCACAAAAGCTTAATTTATCTAAAGACAGTAGTTCTTCTTTTTCTATATCTGATATTGGTTTACATATATCTGTATTGGGGTTGTATTCGTATATAGTAGTAGGTAATATAGTTATAGACTCATCTGTTTGTAACTTTATACTTGATATATCTACTATATTTTCTTTGGTTAACTTAATGTCGGTAAATATAGTTGGTAACATTTTGTCTTTCGTATTTTTAAGAGGCCTATATGCTACCAATGTCCTATCAGTTATATTGTCCTTTATCTTTTTTACAGAAAATCCTTCATCATTAAAATACTTTTCTAGAGCTAATTGTGTTATAGGAACTTGCTTATATAGCGTATCGTTAACTATTCCAGACCGTATCTCTTCAAAAGACAGACTATCGGAACCACCTTCTATACGATTGGATATAGGTCTAAGTATCATTGTTGGTATAGTATTCAATATGGAACTGTATGTAGTAGTAGATTTCCTATCTAATCCAAAATTTATATTGATTTCAGTTTCATCTATTTCGGATATATCAACACTCAGTTTCCCTCTTGTTGTATATATTTCTATTTCTATATCAGTACCTACCATATTTTGATATAAATACATCTGTGGTATATGAACTAACAGCTTCTGTCTTTCAGGTATTACTGAAACGACTGCTGTCGGTACAAAATAATCATAAATATTATTCGAGTAAGTTACTCTAAGCTCTGTATTGTTAGTTCGATCAAATACTCTAATAGCATAATATTTATCTTCGTAATCGTAGTATTTGTTAAATCCTTGAGCTAGTATTATTTCTTCATTATAAGTCTTTTTAATAAACTGATATATAGGAAAAGTTATGTCCAAGACTTTAAGAGATTGGAACTGATATTGTCTTGTATCTACTACATTGTAATTAAGAACTTTTAATGGATTATCTGAACTAGTATCGTAAGTAACGTTGATACTATTTGTTCTTCTATTGATTAGTATATCTATTGGGTAATATAGGCTCATTTTATATTTACCAATAGATATGACAGTATCTTTTGGTATGGTTATCTTATTGTAGTTCTCATCGTACTTGACTGCGTTTTCAATAAGATATTCTTTATCGAAAATTATACTAAACTCAGATAGTTCTGCTGGAGTATTATTTATAGCGACTGACACAAAATCTGACATATGTCCATATAGTTCTTCCATAGAAGTAGCTCTATTAGGATAAATACTAGCTAATGACTTTTCTAATAATCTCATTGAATCGGCTGTCATTTGTGAACTAGCTTCCAATAAATACATAAAAGAATTATTGGGGTCAGCTATCGCATATTCCCCATTTAATCTATTCTGATGTTCTTCTAAGACTTTCCGCTGTATCATCATTGGATTTTTGAAAAAGTCTGTAGTCAAATTATCTTCATTAAACATCTTATTAGTCTCCTGTTAGTTTTTCAGCTTCTCTTATATTGTTTATTAAACCATTCAATATGTCAGCTGATGGGTCATATAACTCGGCTTCAGTAGCATAGAAATTAATCTCATTATTACCGCCTTCTAGATCTATATATGGTAACCCTATATAGTTAGTATTACCTCGGTCTCTAACATTCATTAGACCTAAATCTCCTTTTACATTTCTTAGTCTTGGAAAATATCTTTCCATTAACATGTTAAATTCTAATAATAAGATTGGGTCGTTGTATTCTACTTTATTGGCTACAAAAGGAACGCTATATTTTTGCATAGATGAAACATAAAACTCAGATTCGTTTTCATCAAATATAGCTCCTATTGGAATAGACTTGGGAAAACAACCAGTAGCTCTTGCCCATGCCATTATGGATCTTCTACTAGGATCTAATATAAATCTATATATAGATACATCATAACACATTTTACCTTCATATATATATTTAGGATAAGGAGTCAAATATCCCGAAGCCAATAGATCCATGCATAAAAACCAAGTATGCAATAGAGACATAACGATGCCGCCTGGCATTTCTCTAAAAGTAAGATCTAGATCATATGTTTTGCTTAATTTATCAGTTCCTCCAGCATATGTCATATCTTCACCATAAAACCCACTTGGGGTAGTTTCTACTTCTAATACAGGAGTTGGCCAACCTCCTGAAGCTACTAAGCTGTTGCATAGAGGTGTGAGAAACGGGCTATTGTGATTTAAAAAAGGGCTTCGTATTACTTTATCTATTATATCCGATCGTTTAGCATATGTAGTATCTAATAAACACCTTATCATAAACTGTATGCTATCTGGATTATCTGTATCCAGCATAGATAATACTCTATTGTGTCTTATAGCAGTAGTAGTCAAATTCAGTTTAGGTCTAGTAATGAAAGTATATCCAGGTAAAACATCATTAGTAGGCAAATTATTCAGTTTCATTCGATCTAAATTTTTTAATACAGATGAGAACTTACCATAATAACTACCATACCCACTTGCTCTAGATACGTTTTCATTTATAGTTTTATATAGAGATCTTATGGTAGACTTAGGTATCGTTGGTCTAATATCGTTGTATGTAATTTGCGTCATATTGTTCATTTCCTTCATATATAGTAACAATTTTATATAATGAGGGAGATGCAGTATAAATAATTACATATGGACTTATTTTATAATCTACTAACAAATACACACATAAGAATATGGAGAATTTATAATGGCAAATAATGAAAGTATTCAGAATTTGGTTAATCTGGTAAGAACCTTCGATGATATAAAGTCTACCAGCCTTCCTCAATATACTAAGAAATCTAGAATAGATAGTGCTATCTATATACAAAAAGAAATATCAGATAATGCTATTGTAGGCGATGTAGTTAAAACTATGTTAGACCTCTATACAGGATATATATTAAGTGCCCTTGAATTAAATACCTATATTTCCGATACTACTACCATAAGAGACTATATCGAAACAGTAGCTACAGAAGATTTTCATTATATCGATGAGAATAATATCAAAAGCGATTTCTCTGCTTCATTCAATACGAGTAGAATGAATAGAAAATATATTACGAATAAATACTCTAGAAACTCAATCATGTTGGATTTAGACGATATTCCTAAAACTACAGATCGTAATAATAGTAACCAAAACATATCTATGGCCGGTCCAATAGAATATAGGGTCGATAAACCATTTCCTAATGGACGTATACTTAGTGTAAGAGTCAGTTCTCCTCATGATAGTTCTGTTACTTTTACTGTACCATTACATATTACTTTAACTCCAAGAATAATAGCTAATGAAGTTGCAGAACAATTTCTTTCACTTAACCTATCAAGAGATTTACAGACTAGATGGATGATGATGAAAGCTAAAGAAATAACCTTCTTTAAAGATTTCCTTTTTCAAATGGACCTACTTAAGAAAAGAAGAGAAGCATTGAAACGAGATAGAGGTGGTGATTTGCAGACTATGTTAGCTTCGACTAAAAACGCTATAGCTAATCAATGGATGAAGCTCCTTAGAATCAAGCCTAATAAACAAAATATAGCTAATACTATCGCTATTTATGACAAACAGACATTCGATAGAACTACTAACCATCTTGGGTTCAATTTCGACAGATATAAAGATAGGCAAGTATATTTTGAAAAATCCTATTCCATGGCTATTGTAACTATAGATCAAAATTACAGTATAGTCGAAACATTCTTCAATGGAATTGAACATAAAGGCGAATATACTTTCAATCAACTCATGGCTGCTTCTAAGAAAGATACTTTAAACCTTATGGCCGTAATGTCACAGATGTCTCAGAACCGCCCAGTAACATTTTAAATTTTATTCAACAGAAAGGTAAGGATAATGTCAATTTTTCAAGCTATGGGAAGTCTATTGAAGAAACAGATAATGTCTTCAGGCAAAATGAAGAGTTTATCTAAATCTGATCTATTAGATATAATAGATACCAATATGAAATCACACGAAGCTATTAATATGATAAAAACCTCATTCTCTAAATCAGAACTAAATGAGGTATTCAATAGATATAGTAAAAATACACAGTTCTCTAAACTACCTTCAAAAGAGATACCATTGGGATATGCTTCTAAACTTACTGGATCAGCTAGATCAGATGAGTTATCTAGTAGAATGAGTATCGTAATGAGTGTTAATAGTAAGTTCATTAAAATCTTGGAAGAACTTAAAAAACATATCGATGATTTAGTAGGTCAAGATAATATCAACCTATTTAACTGCAGACTTAGCCATGTAGCGATATTGGGTATATTGAGAGAATCTGAGCTATTTGGAACCTATACTACATATATGTGGAGTCAATTGGTTAGTCTGGATAATGTTCCCAAATATAGAGTAGATTATCTAATGGCTCATAGAGACGATTATATCCGTATATTAAACACCATAAATAACAAAACTGGTAGATATTATTTTATCCCTGAGATAGATCAGATGAAAAAGAGGGACGTTAACTTAAAGCTTTATGATAGTTCGTCCGATCAAACAGTAGATACTTATGTAAGACCATCCGATTTTAGTTCTGCTACTCTAGTACATTTTGGATTCGGTAGTTTTTTCTTTAACATCTTTTCATGGATAGGAGAAACTTTCGATGACTGGAGACATAACCGTTATCTTAAAAACGAACGCCTTAAAGAATGGATGGAACAACACAACGCTATTCTTAAGTTGGAATTAGGTAACATGGATCCTAATAGTGAAGAGTATATGAGAAAGAAAAAGATAACTGAATATTGGGACGATGAGCTTACTAAGATAGATAGAAAAATAAACAAGTACCTCGGAGAATGATATGGATAAGGCATATATTAAACGAATTGTAAATATACATGATCATGTTAAGATAGATAATATCGATTCCAGAGACATCGCTACTTGTTTACTGTTAAATGGTTACGATAAATCAGTTCTAGATATACGACATAAGCCATATGTAGAAAACTTATTTATGCGAAACAAGAAACTTTATATAGCTGGTATTAAGTCTAAAATTAGATATAATTATAAGTATGTTTTTAATGAGATAATCGGAAGTATCGATAATCTTCTAAATAATAGAGCTATGTTGCTGTATATGCCCAATAAAGACGATATGGAATATATTCTATCTAACTATCTTATTCCTTGGAGAAATAACCCATCTCTTTCTAATGAAGAAAAAATAAGATATATACAAGATATTTATGATAGACTATTTTATTCTCATCTAGTTAGACCTAAACCAATAGATCCTCAGATGAATAGAAATTTATTTGTTTTATATGTTAAATATTTACAAACTTGGAAAACTATCTTAACTGGGGACGATATCACAATAGTTTTAAATGAGTCTATTCACAACAATAAGTTCGAAGAATATATACGAGTCCTTAATAAACTCATTAATAGTCTTATAGGAATTGGTAATATAGAAAGCCTACATAAAAATCGTTGTGATAATGATTTTGGTATCATATTAGCCATAATACAGAACGAGTTGTCTCTAAATGATATAATACAACTACACCAATATTGATATATAAAGGATAAAGCATATGTTAGAACAACTACAATTTAAATTAGAAGAGATAAATAAATATCAATCCGATATAAGTACATTGATGGATAAGTACAATGAATTAGAACAACGTGTGGCTCATATGGATAAGATAATATCTGTCTGTTCTTCTATGGGAACATCTAAAGGATTAATCGAGTCTGTAAAAGCTATTGATCCAGTACTGTGCCAATTATTCGAAGATAAGGGCAAAGGACGATTACTAGATTCTAGTCTTTATGATCATTTTCCTTTTAAAAATGATCTAAATGAAGAGTTTAAAGAAACTATATTTAGTTTACAAGAAGTGCTAAATAATATAAGTAAATCAATATTGCAGGAAGTAGGTGAACAGATACAGCTCTGTCATCGAACTTGTAATGATTATATTCTATTAGTTAAAGATTACCTGACACGCACTAGAATGGAATTGAGCAACACTTCGAGAGAAGTGATTCCAGCTAAAGCTAGGGAGTGTAGTTTAACTTGTTATCCTATTAGAGATAATAAGTTCGATATGAGTTTAGATAGACAAGCACTGACATTAGATAAACTCAATCTGACTACAGGCAGAGTAATTGAATTAATAGATGAAATTTTAGGTAGCGTAAATTCTGTCGATTTAAAGTACGTCGAATTTGAGAAGAAATATTATAAAGATGTGACAGAAAAGCTTGCACAATTTAACAGAAACAAAATATTAGTTCTTGAAGGTATGAAACTAATAAAACATTTTCAAACATGTTACTAAGGAGAAAAAGAATATGGCACACTTCGCAGGTCTTGAAGATTTTAATACAATGCTAGAAGATGACGCAACTTCAGCTGGAGTTTTTTCTGACTCTATGGGCGAAATGATTGAACTTATCGCAGATACAGAAGAAGTCAATGCAGAAATGGCAGAATTTAATGATTTTATGACAAAATCAGAATCTGCATTCGCTTTCGTATCTGGTACAGAAGCTCTATGTAAATCCATTGAAGATTATGGCATTTCTCGTGGTCAGATGATGTCTGCTGACCCTACAGGCATGTGGCTAAGTAAGATGGGCCTTACATCTTATGAAGAGCTACCTGTAACTCCTATTAAAGATCAGGTAGCAGTTGCTGCTGTTGAAGGAATGAAAGATACCCTTAAGAAATGGGGTACTGCTGTTAAGAATTTCTTCAAGAAAATCTGGGAATTCATTAAGCGTATTTTCGGTAAGGTTATTCAGATGTTTCAGAAAGTAGAAAAAGTTCTTAAGCAAATCAAAGAAAAACTTGAAAAGATTACTCTTGATGATGAAAAGATGAAAGATAAGAAAATCAAGACTCTTCCTGCCACAGATATGAAAAAATGGGCAGATATCGTTAAAACTCTTGGTGAGAAATTACTTGTAAATAATCCTGATAAATTAGTTACTAAGGTTGCTAAAAGCGGCGATGTAACTTCAAAAATCATTTTTGAAGTTATCAAAAAAGAATTATTTGATAGTAAAAAAGACCATATGCTCGCTGTCGGATATAAAGAAAATGATAAGAAAGAAGACTTTGCTTCTACTAAAGATACTTTTACTGAAGGAGAAAAAGAAGCCTCTTTAAAAGATCATAAATACGATACAAGTAAAGGTATAGAACTTTGTGATCTAGCAATTGCTATTGCCGCCATGGTTGCTAAGTTCCCAGCACTTCAGAAATCTTGGGAACAACTTCTTAAGGCTTCAGAAAAAGAACTTGACTCAATCATTGCATCCGGTGAAGAAAATAAGAAACTTAAAACTGATATCGAAAACAAAAAGAAAATCATTTCTCAGCTTTCAAGTGTACAGAACGCTATTATTTCTGCCATGAAGAAGGTTTGTTCAAATACAATCCAGATTGGTAATGCTCTTATTGCTTGTGAGAAAAAGTAACGACAATATAATTAAGTAACACTCATATAACCCATGTACCTAAAGGTACATGGGTTATATCTACGCTTTCAATTTTATTTTAAATATATATTATTAAATTAGAATATTAACCAATAACTTTAATTAAAGGAGACGATATGACTATCGTATGGAGAGACAGGAGTAAAGAAACAACCGGTGAAGAATATTTAAACGCTCGTCGAGAAGGATATGATAAGCTTGATTCGGCTCAAGCTGCATACAAAGAATTCACTATGAGGATGGAAGATCTCCTCTTTCATAGTGAAAAAGAGGAAGAGGAAGAAGTTTATTCCTCTTCTACAAATGATAATGATTTGGAAAGTCGTATTGTTAGACTTTCTAAAATCATGTGGTCTGCATTTGAAGATCATATTGAAAACGATTCTGATGGACTCGGAAAAGTTTTTGATAAAAAGACTAGAGAAGATCTTGCCAGTTTCATAAAAGAACTTTGGAAAGATCTTGCCTCGGATGAAAAGTCCGATGAAGAAATCAAAGAAACAATAACAGTACTTAGTAAAGAAGTGAGTTCCGTTATCGAAAAGAATAAACCAAGTAAAGAAGATGGAGGAGAGGAAAAACCTAAAAATCCTCCTAAAACAAAATAATAGCAAGGGGACTTCGGTCCCCTCTTATTTTTTTTTTGTGATGTATTAGTTCATGGTATATAAACTAACTTAATAGGAGATAGTAAAAATGATTAATATAGGATTAGAAAAAATAGGCTTCCAAGGGCATAGCTCATTAGCTAAGGAATTGGTCTATTTTTTCACGGAACAGATACGGATAGCTAAGGACTTAAAAGAAGAGAACGAGGACATAGAAAAAACTATAAATGCTTTTGGAAAACAATTTGAAAAACAAGAAGATACTTTAATAGATATTATCTACAAAAATACTAAACTCAAAATAAAGAAAGTAAAAGGATTATACAAAGAAGGTCCTTCTAATGTTTTTTCTATAGCTATGACTGACAAAACAGAAAAGGGATTATTGTTTGACGGTATAGGTAGTTCTTCAGGACAAATGAGTTATAAGAAATCTAAATTCAAAGATGTGCTAGAAATGTTATCTAATGAAGAACACGTAGATCTTAAGACAGGAACTTTGACAATATCTCCGAACAACCCTTTTTATAATAACGAATATGTCCTTACTATAGATCTCGTAACAGCATTTTTTGGTAAAGATGTCCTTATAGGCGTAAAGAACTATACTACCGAAGAATTGACTACTATAATACTACATGAAATAGGGCATCCAATTACTATATTAGAACATAGTACAGATGTCATATATAAGACCGAATTACTTAGAAATTTTTTAGTAAACTTAGAAAAAGAAGATATCGTAGATGAAGTAGTCAAAAATAAGAAAACTATATTGAGCTTAGTAAGTGGATTAAGACATATTAAAACTATAAGTAATAAAACTACAGTGACTTTACAAAACTTTATAATTAATTTTATCAAATCTGTCGAAACAACCAAATCTAGAAAGATAATAGGATTACCTTTAAGAATAGTAACCAAATTAATATCTATTGCTTTTAGGTTATTTATTCTTATAGTGTTTTTATTACTAGCAGCTAGTCTTTTTGTATCTTTTAAAATAGTAACTACTTTATATGACATAACAATACTTAAAGATGGTTATAAGAAGAACGATGAAACTAATAGTAGGAGAAACAATTATTACATAGAAAGATTAGCTGATGAATATGTATCTATGCATGGTATGGGTCCTTATCTTGCAGATGCATTACTTAAGTTAAATGGTTATAGTGAGATATTGACTCCTCAGTCGTTATTGGGTTACAAATACGCATCCCATGCTAACTTTGTAAGTAAGATATATTTAGTCTCATTAAAGTATCTATTTAAAGCCTTAGGAATCAGAGCAGATAATTTTACCATCGTCTATGAAGATGTAGTGTCTAGAATAGAAAGGTTATTACAAAACAACATGTCTATATTTAAAGACCGGAATCTATCTCCTACTGTAAGAGATGATCAGATAAAGAAAACGGAAGAGTTGTTGTATACGATTAAACAATTAAAAGGTGGTATAGGTAAATCTATGCTAGATACATTATCTAAGATGATAGGGATTTTTACTCCAACAAATATCTACTCTATTCTATCGACAGGCAACCTTCCATACGATTATGAAAAATTATTCAAAGAGGCAGAGAATCTTATAAACAACAAAGCTTATTATCAAGCTGCTAAAATACAATCATTTTTATAGAAAGGACAGTCATGATTAACCTTGTAGACATACCCGGCTTAGAGGCTATAGATTTCAAAAAGAAAAGCAAATTGGCTGAGGAAATAGTCCTCGCTCTAAGTGTAGGTGAACAGTATATAAAACGTAATTGGACCAAAGATAAGACTACTGTTACGTTTTATAATGAATTTAAAATTTTCTTTGATAAGACCATATCTAAACAACTAACAGAAATATTTAAAAACAATCTCAATATGAGATTGTCTAGTATAAGAACCATTAGTCCAACATTTTCATTTGGTTTCTTTGCTGTATCTTTAGACGATAAGGATAGCAATAACTTCTTTACAGAAATAATGAGACATAGTTCTGGAGAAGTCAGTTACAAAAAACCTGAAAGAACTACTTTCTTTGATGAATTAGAAACTAGTACTTTATCTGACATGGGTGCTTATAAGAAAACTACTATAGATGATTACTTGGATGTAATGGGATCATTAGATGTGTCTAGTGGTCAGTTTAAAGATGAGACATTAAATACTTTATCTAGATTCAATTGGACTCTATATCTAGATCTAGGCTGTATATATTTTATGGACAAACTAATACCCGGCGCAGCCAAAGCAACTTATGAGGAAATGACTGCCATTATATTACATGAAGTAGGCCATGTCATTTCTTCTATAGAAAACTTGTCTAAGTATGTCTATTTTACTGACTTAACCAAGTATATGGTAAGGTCTATTAAGAAAGAAGACGTAGGTGAAATATCTAAAAAATTAGACGATAAACTAAAAACTATGGAAGACGATATTAAAGAAGGTAAATATATAGTCACTAAAAAAGATATCTCTGCTATTAGAAGATTCTTATTTAATATAGTAGATGCTTTAAGATTTATACCAGATAATACTCCACTAAAACATATTGATAACTTATTATCTACCATAGTAATTTTGTTAGCTAATGCTTTTATATATATTTTTATTATGATAGTATTTCTAACAATCAAAACACTTGTGCCAATTTTTGATAAAGGAGAAGATTATTTTCGTATAACTTCTAAAGATAAGAGAAGTGATGAAACTCTTTCCAATAGAAATAAGTACAACATAGAAAGAAGAGCTGATGAATATGTTTCTAGACATGGTATGGGAGCTCATCTTGCTTCCGGATTAAATAAACTAATGGATTTTATGATATTAAAAAATGCGTCGAAAATGGGTGCGGTAGCTTTTCATAAAGCTAACCATCATTCTTGGTTATTGAAAACGACTTTAGGTGGCATAAGTTTTATAGAAAATTCTTTAGGTACAAACAATATCCCTATTACTACATACGAAGACATATATGCCAGATTACAAAGAATGGCTCAAAACAATATGGCTTTATTTAAAAATAAAGACCTAGATCCACAGATAAGAAATACTTATCTTGCGGATACCGAAAAGATAATGGCTATAATAGAAAAGAAAAGAAAGCAAATAAGTAGAAAGATCAATGTAGTCACTGATTATCTCATACCTTTATCATTACCAGCCAATTTACTTAGTATAGCTACTACAGGTAGGTTAGCTGAAGATTATGAAAAATTATTTAAAGAATTAGAAAACCTAACTAATAATAAAGTTTATTATCAAGCTACTAAAATACAATCATTTCTTGATTAAATAATATAAATATACATATACAGTTAGGGCCTTAGCCCTAACTGTATATGTTGTTCGTTTGATTTAAAATATATATTATTTATGTAGGCTAAGTTAGAAAGTGTTTATAGTACCATCTCCAAATAGAGAAAGGAGTCTTCATGGAGATCATATCGAAAGGGGTAACTGGAGCCCCTAGCAAGCTGAGTCCAGTTAGCCTTGCTTCGTCTAAGGACCTAATAGATAATAGACGAAGTATAGAAAAGAGAATACGCTTACCCACATATTCTCTTATCTTCTGTTTTAAAGATAGAAGACAACTTTTCTGATAAATTAATTAGGCAAAAGCTATTTATTAATTTATCAACACTGGTTATAGAGACCAGGTATAGAAAAGGGGTCTGTTTTGATTTTTTACAGAAGTCAAGAAAAATCAATATGTATTTCCATGCCTGGTCAAGGTATTGACTATTTGACAAGGCGGTGGATAATGGGTATTGGTATAATAATTATATTGCTATAGTACTAGGCTATAGCAGTTTCAATGGGTTAAGAAATCGGAGAACTTGTAACAGGTCCTTACTTGTTTCTCCGATTATCTTATTTTTTTGTTAATTAGTCTCTACGACATAACCTCTTATCTTAATCATTTCAACTATATCAGCAAACTCTGTTTCAGAAATTCCATATATATCTATAGTTCTTTTACTAGACACATCTATTGTAATTAATGATCCGGGAACTATCCATTCTTCTGCAAATGCTCTATATATGTCACTCCCGGTACCATCGTCATCTAATTTGATAATAAAGTATTCTAAATTTTCTATAGAAGGTATTTCTGGATTATTCTTCTTAATATCCATATAATACGGTACTACTTGTGGGTAAGACTTGGCTATATCGTATTTTACTTTACCAATGATCTTACCTTTCCACATAGTCTCATCATCTGTATGTAAGCTATCGAATTTGACTATACTATCGATTACGATTGTATCGGACATCACTTACCTCCTTTATCATTAGCAGTGCCGGGAACTATTACTCTCTCAGTTGCCATTAACTTAACTATAACTTCTTCTATTCTGTTAAGAAGTTCTATATAAAGTACATAAGGATGTATTATGGCGTCATGATCCAATTTTCCATCTATTATAAATTTGTTAATGGCACCATCTTTAGTTACAGACGTTTTACAATAATGTTCCCAGAACCTTAAGTCCATATACTTACTGTCAAATTTATCTCCACTTTCAAACTGATAATTATCGACTATTTCATTAAAAGTATCTTCCATTTTATCAGTTATATTGTGAATTACCTTAAGTAGATCGTTAAATGCTTTTGTTATGAAATCGCTATTGCTATATTTCAGCGTAGTCAAATTTCCATCTATAAGAAAACCTTTAGATAGAGAACAAGTGATAGCACCTAATACATCGTTAACAATTGCGTTAGATTCCATTACATCTATTGAGTTACCACCAATACCTAGTCTAGGAGTTCTAGCAGATACCATATATCTCAAAGAAGTCACATACTCGTCTATAAGTTCATTATCTGCTACTTTATGTACATGTTTGAAATCGTGTATAGTTTGTTTCAATTCCTTTAGAAACTTATCGTAATTCTCATCGCTTCCTGGGTTTATATATGACATATGTAATTTGGTCTTTTCATCGATTGCATATGTATTCGATATAGACAATTTACCATGTATTATATGGCATTTAACGTTAGTTATAATAGCTTCTTCTATATTGTCTACTCTATGTAGTGATTTTTTTCCAGAAGCTACTGGTATTGTCTGAAGTATTATCGGTTCTGTACTACTTATATTTCTACCAGAAGCATATTTAGCCAATATGACAGGATGACCTGTTCTTGTATTAAATGAATTAAGTTCTATTACTGCATCCGAACTCATTTCCTTATATAGTACCAACACTGGTTTGGTTCTATTTTTTATATATTCATATAGTAAAGTATAGTCCTTATAATCTTTTGTTAGTAAGGCGGAGGAAACTATAAGATCACAATTATCTTGTTCGAATTCTGTACCAAGTTTTTTATTATACTCTATATTCGAGGTAATAACTACGTTACAAGTAAGGTCTTCATCAGGATATTTGACAGAGAATTTTTCTTTTGTTTCTATTCTAGATATTTCTCTTTCAAAGGTATCGTTTATCTCTATGGGAGTATATTGGAAAATTTCTTTTATGCACTCCGATAGTTCTTTATTCCTCTTACTTATTATCATACTTTGTATATATGCTATCTCAGACTGTATTTCTCTTGGGTCTTTATTTAATTTTTCAGCTACTTCAAAAACAGTAAGCCTATAGTGACCCAGGGATGTTCTTAATTGAGAAATATCTGCCTTAAACTTATCGATTAGCTCGTGTCTATTTTTCTTAGTTAAGGGTTGTTCTGAAATAACTTTTTGAAAGAAATATTTAAGTATACTTGCCGATATCATCATCGATGTAGTTGTACCATCTCCGGCGGCAGTTTCTACTCGTCTTCCAATATATGCTATCAAGTGTTTTATATATGTTTGTAATGGACTAACATATTCCAGATAATCCAAAATAGTTATTCCATCTGTAGTAAACATATTAGCATTATTAGATTTCATCCCACTATCTTCTATCAATAAGCAATTCAGAGCATATTTACCACAATGATCTGTAAGAACCTCTATTATTTCATCGCAGGTATCTACTATAGACTGATATAATGATGTAGCTGAATCACTATTGGTTACCCCATCGTTGTTTTTTAATAGTCTTAGCTGATGGTACTCGGACATGTTGCTGAGCTCCTTCTTTTTTCTGTTTGGCCTCTTCCTCGGCTATAAGTTCTTTCTTTTTCTGTTCTATAATTTCAGTTATATACTGCAAATATTCTTTCATCGTATTATATTCGTCATAAGACATATCCATTGTCTGTTGCAAATCTAGTCCAAATCTTTCATACCACTCAGTAAGAAATAATGTATTAGCCACTTCCTTTAAGAATATGTCCCTATTACTACTATAGATAAGATTTTCTAACTTATTGTTACTTACTTTTTTCTTTGGGATATATTTAACTTCATTAAAACCAGATAGGGCACTTTCTGGTACTTCCTCTTCTTTATACCCTATCTGGTTAAAGTATTTGATGGCTCTATCTCTATCTATGCCCTCTACACCTTTTAATACTTCCGTAATAAGAATGTCGAACCTTTCAAAGAATCGTTCTATAGCTTCTGGTTCCAAACATTCAGGGCTAACCTCATTACGGATTGTGAGAAAAAATGCGATTGCGGATCGAACGTAATATATCCGTTCTTGCTATATTCTGGAATATACTTGCAAGAAGGACAACCATTGAATGGAATAGCTATATGGGAAATACTTACATCTCGAATATATTCTGTTATTCTATCGCCAAATTCTGAATCTTCTAACTGAACTATATCCAATAGATTAGCTATAGTTTCTTCATCGGCAAATTTAGCACTAACTGTATCTTCATTCATCATTTCGACATAATCTAGCCAAATAGTAAATACTTTATAATAGTTATATTTAATATATTGCTCGATCTTTTTGTCATCATCTAGATGTATGGCTTCAATAATCGATTTATTAAACTTCTTACCAAATTCCATATATTCTCTAATAGAAGGTATTTTAGTCATACCTCTATAATCTTCTGTAATTTCAATATACTTAGTTAGTTTAAGTAGTTCCTGATATTCGATAAGTTCTTCTTTGGTTCTATTACCTGTTCTATAAAGTATCTCCATAGCTTCTTCTGGTATCATCGAATAGTTATTGTATCTTATTTTTCTAAGATCTATTTCCACTGATTCGGTATAAGTACATGGTTTACCAGAAGCCAACTCTGTATTAGTACATGCGAAATAATATGGGTATTTGTCCTGATACATAAGAGAACCAATAGCATGCAATAAAACTCTATAATCGGGTAGTTTGATTATATCTAAAATAGCTTTATTTCTAGACCAGCCAGAGTAGTTACTATCTGTAATAAGTTTATATATCAAATCCACTATGGATTCTTTAATAACAAAGTCATTAAATAGATAATAATGCATACCAAATTCATACTGATAACTATTTATCTCATCGATAATCCTGTTGTATGTGGTATTGAGTTCTGTAAGTGTTGGGCCTCTTAAAATAACATAAATCCCACTGTTATATAACCACACTTTTCTAGTAGATTTATTTTTTGCATTGATTACAAGAAGAGCTTCTTTACCACTAAATACAGCTCCTTTATAATCCTTATTTGGATTCTTACCAACGTCGCTGAATTTATATTTATCGTTGACATATTTCGTACTTAATAAATTGGTGTCCTTTTTATCTAAAGCATCTCTTTCGAATTCGTCTGCTGATGAGTATGCTTTTATTCTATTGACTAGAATATAAACATCTGTACCAACTTCTTCTGCTCTTTTATTAAATTCTTTTTCTCCATATATGTTTTTGAGGACATTTAACTTATTTAAAGTATCTTCTCTTGAATCGAACTGCAATGAATCGGTATGACTATCTTTTACGGCTTTCTTATACTCTTCAAGAACTTCTTTCTCCGTGAGTTCCTTCTGTTCTTCTTCCTCTTGTTCCGTATCTTCTTCTAGGCTTTCATTTATATTTTCATCATCCATATATTCTTCTGTATCTATCTTATCCACCATGATCAATTCCCTTTCTTTTTGATATATAGTCTATTGTGTGGTCTTGTACTTATTGCCATTATGTTGTTATCTTCATATACTGATATATACTCAATACAACTTGTTCCTTTTAAAGAACAAGCTATTAAGTCTAAAGAACTATTTTCTTCTTTAAACTTCTTAATAAACTCTTTGACCGATATAGTTTCTAAACCATCAAACATATTGATATCTATTGTTTTCTTTCCTTTAACATCGAATGTGTTGTTCCCGTCCTTATCTTTAAAACTATCTAAATGTATCTGTACTTTAAAAACTCCTGTCCCATTATTCTTATCCAATAAATTGATTCTATTATAAACAATCAAATCTTCTTCATCGTTTATATACTTTAGGATATTATCTATGTTGTCAGATATATTGGTTAAGAAAGAGACTACGGAATACATGACTATGGGGTATGCTAATACTTTCTTTTTATCATTATCTGCCGTATAATAATAAATACCTGAATCATTACTTTTAATAGTAGATGGTACATTAAGATCGAATTTGATTTTATTCAAATAGGAAATATAGTCATTTATACAAATAACGTATGGTCCAGATGGAATACCTAAATAGTCTATTATTTCTTTAACATATTTCTGTATATGTTTCTTCTTTATAGAAAGTATATGTAATGATAAAGATGCTTCACAATACCTAACCATTTTATCTGGATCAAGATTAGCTAAAATGATCTGATTGTTCTTAAGTATACCAACGTACATCAAAGAAGTCTTTCTAGCTGTTAAAGAAGAAAAGTATTGTTTTATTATCTTTCCTCTTTCTACATGTTCTTTAGGGTTTTTATTACTAGACATATTTGAATCCTTTATATGTTTATATTCTAGTTATTTATGTAATCAATATAGTATTTTTATTATTAATGTTTTTTAATCTTTTATATTTTTAATTATTCTGTGTGATAATTTTATATCCAATGGCATAGGCTTATATATACGTAGTATATATAAGCCGTTACCTTATTATTAAAATAAGATAAGAATAATACCTTCAGTAAAGAATATAAAAGATATTATTACTTTATTATACTTAATACGTAAAATAGTAATATAGAGAACCTTATTAGGGTTCTCTATATCTTATTAATCTTTTATCTTTCCAAGGAAGTCTTCAGGGAAGTACTTTTCTACTTCTTCTAATATTTCATTTACATAAAAGGTTACTAGTTCTTTAGCTTGATTTAACTTATCTGTATCTGCTTTCAATTCAAATTGTTCTAGACCACTTTTAACTTCTGCTTTTGTATATCTCTCTGAGATAGAATTTAATCTTTTTCCTATGTTGGTGATAAGTTTATCTTTATAGCTGTTCTCCTTGAACTTATTGAATATGGCATCTTTTATCTCATGTATAAGAGTAGACGATCCCATGTTTTCGTTTTCTATCATTGTATTAAGTATAGCTTCAACTTCTCTATTGGTTTTATATATAGAACATCCTTTAACGTTCATTAGATATTCTGCATATGTTTCAAATATACCAAGTAGGGTATTATATTTGGCCAATACCTCAAATCCAGAATTTAAGTTAGATAACAGTTCTTTTGTTTCGTTAGATAAGGTTTCTGTAGGCTCTATGTCGAGTACTTCTAATTCCTTCATATACTTTACTCCTTAAGTTAGATTGTTATTATACTTTTTAATTTTTTATAATATTTCGATATACCATAGGAGATTTATGTAAATAATAAGGGCACAGATTAAATATCAGGAGAAAGCTAAATGAAAATAAAAAGCGTATCTGAGTATGATAGAAGTAAAAACCACGATACCATTATAAAAGAGTATATGGAACAAATGCTTACTTATGCTAAAATTAAGTATAAAGATGTTCCTATAGATATGGTAGAACAAGAGCTACGCAAAGAAATAAAAGCTAGATTCAAGAATCCTAAAGTTAAAGTAATAGACCATCCTAGCTACGGCAATACGGAAATAAAGGAAGATAATTTATTAAATATATGTGTTAATATGTTAGATAAATATATAGTCACACCATCTGGTACATTGTATTATAAAGTTAGTGAAAAGAAGTCATTTATCAGTAAGTACATAGCTAATAAATTATGGTCAAGGAAAGTGGTTAAGAAAGAAGAGCTTGACTTAGAGGCTAGAGGAGAAACTCTATTAGCGAGGCTAAAGAATTTCATCCAGACAAGGATCAAGATATTCGTTAATGCTATTTCGGGTGCCATGAATAGTGCCGGTAATATTTTATTCGATCCAGCTGGTTATGCCGCTATTACTTCTATAGCCAGACATGGATGCATGACAGCATATGCGCATACTGAGAGGTTCTTAGAAAACAATTACTATTTTAGAAATAGTGAATCGGTTATAAATTATTTGGTATTAATGGTAAGGCACTGTCCAAATGAGTCCCACATGGAGTATTTGATAGATAAATATAACCTATATGTACCTACACCAGAGGACTTAGCCAATAACTATATCGAATCTTTAAAAAATTATACCATCAATATAGATTACGAATATATATTTACTTTCTGTAATCGTATGGAAGATCATCAAAGAGCTTATGCCTATTATTGTTATAATTTACATAATCTATTTCGAGTAAACAAATTCTCCAAGGAATGGATGGATGACCTATTTATACAACCAGAATTACCAGAAGAATTGGATTATATAGATCCAAAAACAGTATTTGGAATAGAGGATGACTTATTCGTATTGAGCTACACCATATTCGGTACAAGTTTACTTAACGATATGGTAATTGAAGATGCTGTTAAACAAATACCGGATCAGGTAAGAAAATTTATATATACTACAGAGATATTAGAAAATAAAATAAACCAACTTCAAGAACTATTCGGTACTTTCTTTGCCGATCATATAGATATACCAGATACGCCTTCCCATAAAGATATGATTAGGAAAACTGTAAAGATGTCAGATACAGATAGTGATATTTTTACTACTGTTAGTTGGGTGAGATGGAAGTTAGGTAAATTTACTTTTTGTGACGAAACTTTTAATATCAATGCTCTAGTAGTTTATCTATTATCTAGATCGTTAATGAATGTTTTCGCTAATATGAGCTGTAATATAGGTATGGAAGGAGAAAACCTACGAGCTATTAAAATGAAACCAGAATTCGTATATCCAGTAATGGTAACCACCTCTATGAGCAAACATTATATCTCTAATATCATTCGTAGAGAAGGAAGAAAGTTACCAAAACCTAAACGAGATATAAAAGGCAAGAACTTAAGAGGATCTACTTATTGCAAACGTACCTTAGACTTTATGGAAAAATTCTATTTCGAAGATATAATAGAATATTATCAAAATAATCTGTCTTTAAGTGCAGTTAAACTTATTCGCAAAATATGTATATTCGAAAAACGAATAAAAGATATTACGCTGAGTGGTGATAGTGCTTTTTTACAAGGAGCCAATGTAAATAAAGCTAATCATTATAGTAAGCCTTTATCTAGTCCATATTTTTATTATCTATTGTGGGATAGTGTATTTGCTAATGAAAAAGATGAATCATATTTACCGGGTAAGTATAAAATCGTATGTACAGTACCTATAAACTTAAAGACAACTTATCTATTAGACGATATGAAAAATCAAAATGAAGCTATGTATAAGCGATTCATAGATTTCTTGAAAAAATATCCTAAACGAACTATAGAGTCAATATATATACCAGCACATTTACAAATACCAAAAGAGATAACCGATATAATCGATTATAGGAAAACGGTACATAGTAATTGTTATGGCATTTATCTGGTATTACAAGCACTTAATATAGGTATAATGATGAAAAATCAAATATGTCTATTGACAGATACTTATGGTGAACCAGAACTAGACGACGATGAATTAGAAATATATAATGCAATATAAAAACATAGGGAGGAATATTCCTCCCTATGTCTATTTCTTTTCTTTGTGTCCTTTATATATCTCAGCTCCTTTACCTAATATATGACCTAATATAGATAAAATAAAGCCTAAGATAACGTCTACAAATCTTTTATTATCATCAGGTATATCTGATAGAGTTATGCTGACTATATATATCATGGCAAATAAAGCAAATACAGCTTTAACTACAGTTTCTGTTATGTCTTTAAAAGCTATCACGTTGTCGTAACTACTATTTAGTAACATAGGGGTACTAGTGAGATAATTGATTTTGTTTATAATGACCTGTTTATTCTCTTTCCATTTATCTTTTATTTTATCGATATTGGTATCGGGATTGTCTCTAATACTTTTGTCGAATATATCGACATTAAGTTCTTGAGTTATGATATCTTTTACAACTGGAAGGTTTTCTTTAGGTACATTATTAATTATTTCTCCCAGTTCAATAAACTCGTGTTGAGATAACCAATTTACCAAATCGATTGTATTTTTCCTTTTTTCTTTTAGATCTTTCATATATTAACTCTTACTATACCTATGCTACCATCTTCTGGAGCTAATGGACTCATATCGAAATGGAACCAACTCATGATCTCATTAGTAGACCACTCTATTCGATTGATTAATAAGAAAGGATAAGCTTCTTTGTCTTTCCTCATTTTAAATCCAGGCTCAAAACATCCTATAGATTTCATATATTCTCTTAACTTCTCAGGATTCCATTCTGGAGTATCGAATTTAGAATCACTAGCCCTTCCATATTTATGTTGACTTACTCCAGCACCTGTTTTTGTATTAGGATCTCTTAATCCTGATTCAGAAAATGCTCCTCCCCAATACCAGTTATTGACTGTCACAGAATAATTAGTATTGTTCTTATTAATAAAATCCCTTATTCTATCGTTAGTTATAAATACTCTTTCGTCTATACATCCATATAGTTTATATACCTCTCCTTTAGCTAAATACTCCTTATATAGTTTCGGATAAACATACTCGTGTATATCAAAATATTTTGGTTTGTAAATCATATCTAACTCCTTACATTAAATTATATGTCATTATAAAATGAGTAAAGTAATATATACACATGCACAATATTGTGCATGTGTATATTAGTTTTACTGAGTATTAGGCAATGAGGGTCTGAAGTTCAGCTATTGAACTAGCAGAACTTAGAATAAGTACATCTGTTTTCTGAACAGCGTTAGCAATAAGAGCTCTTTCTTCAACTGTCATTTTAACGTAAGTTGTACCATCTGTGATATCATCAAGTGTCATAGTTGTGTGGTTAAAGAACACTGAGAAGTCTACGTCAAGAGATTCGCCTTCAGAAATCTTGATCCAGGTAGTATTATTGGCGTCCCAAGCATAGACAGCATAGCCACCTGTAACAGTAGCATCTGCGGAGGCATCAAGAACAACAACCATAGCTGTTCTAGAAGCTTCTGGAATTGCGTCTCTGGCTGCGATATCGGCTTTATATACGATATGCGATTTCGCAACCTGTGGAAGCTGTTCAAGTGGAATGATACCATTATCGTCAAGTAGTGCAAATCCATTTGCTGCACCAGCATTCTGAATCATTGCATATTCTGCATCGCTCAGAGGATTCTTAACAACATACTCAAGAGTATTCCAGTTAGTTACACCGTTACCAATTTTGATACGATTGGTATCAGTTTCATAGACCATCATATCCTTAGGAAGAACGATATTCTCTGTAGATAGCTGAGCAGCTGTTGCACCAAAAATTTTAACAACAGCTTTCATCTCAACATTTGCCATGTGATTTCTCCTTGATAAAAAAGTTATTTAAGTTAACAAGCAAACTTGTGTTTATAATATGGTTTTACCTATAATATGTGTTTTAATTAACTCACATTCTATGATTCTATAAACTACCAAACGAATGAGGAGATATAGCGATGCCTTTAGTTGACTATAATAGGATTATATCTAAATTAACGGAGGTCAGTTCCTCTGTAAGACAATATATAAACAATAAAGAATATTTACCAATTCCCATAAATATAGATGATCCTGAGTTCGAACATCTGACAAACGATGATATTCCTATGGAAATAACTAACGACAACATTTTACAAACTTGTTATGAAAGACTATTATTGGAATTTAGGGATATGGGATTAGTGTTCCATTGTAGTTATGAAGCTCTTTTAGGAGATTTTTACACTGCTGAAAAATTGATATATTTAAAAGAAATCCTAATCCCATCTAATTTATATAACAGATTATCGAACAATAATGGATTTAGAGAACAAACTATCCTTCTTTTAGAAAATGAAGATACTAACTTCTTTATAAGTAGTTTTTTAAATATCATGAAAGATACTTTTGTATTCGATGTAGAAATACAAGAAGTATATGATGTATTATGGGATAGGGTATTTAGTGAGATAGAATTCGTTATGTATATCAGAGCTATACTTAGTAATATAGATGAAGACGATTCAGAAGATATCGTATTTGATATAGAAGAACAAGTCAAATTATTCGATTATATAAACAATATTAAACTTAGATATAAAAATCTATTATTAAAGATCGTCAATGAACTGAAATACGATTTTGATTTCAATTACCTATCCAAAGAAATAGATAAGTATAATTCGGATATGGTACTTTCTAAAAATCTAAACGATTATATCTGGTGGATCAACAATAAAGATAATTCAGTAACTAGATATTTGGAATTATGTGACAAGCATGAGAAAGCTAATAAGTATTATATTCAATATTGGTCTCAACTAACAAATGAGGAGAAAATAGGTCTAAATAGTTTGGTTCTATTATATTTTGGAACTAAAGAAGAACTTAATTATAGAGACTCCAGTATGAATGTAGTTGAATTATTGACTACTTTTCTTAGGGACAATGCTGATAGGCTAGACGAATCTGTGTTAAATGATTACGAGAATATCGTGAGCCATATACATAAATTAGATTTGTCTTTAATATAGGAGAATAGATATGAGTTATTTGATTCAACAAATGCTAGAAAATAAACAAAATCTTTTACGAAGAGATTATTTAATCGATATGTTTACTGAAGCAGAATATGATAAAGTGCCTGATAATTTTGAGAACAATGAGTTTACATATGTTCCTGAAAAATACCTCGAAAAACTATTTCCTAAATATTATTTAGGTAAAGTAGTTACGGACGATAAAGATAATCTCCATATCGTATCTTCTGTAAAAGAAGAAAGTAAGTTTTTTACAACGCTTATACCTAAATCAGAGATTAAAAAAGATAAGCCTCTGATAGGATTGTACGATGTTTTTACAATCACTAAAGAACATCTGCCGAATGTAAAAAAATCTCAAGAGACTACAGTCGGTAGATTTATATTAAACTATTTGCTATTGGTAGTACCTTTCGGTGACAAAATAGAATTCATAAATGACATATATGAAGCTAGCAAGATAGAAGATAAAATAGTGAATGAATTGAGACATGAGACTATATCTATAGATTCTGTTAGAGTAACTTATAGAAAAAACTTATATTACATAGGCCATTTTAATGAATTATGTGTACCTGGACTATCTGAAAAATCTATAGTACCTGCACCTAATGCTGAAAAAATAAAAGAAGATTTCATTAAGAACAATCCCGATATTGAAGACAACCCACTTAAGATGGCAGAGCTACAAGAATTACTTATACAGAACGATAAAGAATATTTGTCAGATGATCCCAGTTATGGTTTTCTTGGAGCTAAAGAAAGTAAATCGTTCGATATCTGTAGAAAAGAGATGTTCTCCAGTATGGGTATGGTAAAAGATATAAGTGGTGAAAAAGAATATATACTTATGAAAAAATCTCTAGATGAAGGTCTTCAACCTAAAGACTTGATAGTCGGTAATAATGAGACTAGAATAGGGGTCTATAAGCGAGCTGTAGACACGGCTGTAGGTGGTACTATAGTTGAAAACATTAGACGAATCATGCAGGAAGCCAAAGTCACTGGTAATGATTGTGGTACTACAGAAGGACAATATGTAGAAGTATCCGCTATTAATAAAAATGATTTAGTATTCAGACATATTTTAGAAAACGGTAAAACCATTTTACTAAATCGGGATAATATTGATAAATATGTAGGTAAAACTATATATCTTAGATCCCCTATGTATTGTAAAGAAAAGAATGGTGTGTGTAAAAAATGTGCTGATTTTAAATATACTCAAAGATCGTTTAAAGAAAACGATAATTTGTCCATAACCATGGAGCAGACAGATATTGGATCTGCTATATTAACGGACTCAATGAAAGCCATGCATGGTAAAAAAACAGAAGTCCTTGAAATTAAAGACTTGAATCTTTATTTAATATAAACCGTAAATAGTATAATTGGGACTTATTTAGTTAACTAATAATAAAAGGATATGTAAAATGGTAGATGAAAAAAATACTAAAGAAGATGTGATTGTAGAAGAAAAAAAGGCAGATACAAATACACAGACTAAGCCGGATGAAAAAGCTCCAGTAACTCCACCAAAACCTGATCCTACTCCAGCTCCACCTAAACCTACAGTCTCTCCTAAAGTAGCGCCGGCTACCAAAGCTAAGACAAGTAGAATACAGCAGGAAGTCGAAGACTATATCACTAAAGTAAAGGCTCAGAAAACTAAAGAAGCTATCAGAAGACTATGGAATATCTTTGATTATATCACAAAGAGTCCAGAAGATAGTAATTATGCAGAAGTACTTAAACTATTCAAAGAACATAAAGATACTATCCTTGTTCCCGAAGTTATTTTCTCTGCAGCAGGTTATATGACTCTTTCTCAAAACACAAAACTTGCGATAGGATATAATCTATTCAAAGCATGTGCAGTTCCCAATTCTGTAAAGCCCGGATCATTTTCCGCTGACGTAGTTAAGCAAGAATTTGGAGAAAAAGGTTTTATATGGTTTAATAAGACTTTACCAAAAAAGACATTCGCATAATCGAACGATAAATATATATGAGTAAGGGGGAGAATTCCCCCTTACTCATTATTCTTCTTCTGTATCTGCCTGATTAAGAATATGGTCTTTTGGATCTTCTAATAATTCTCCATCATTGATTTCTAGAGCTCTCTTTTCTAATTCATCATCGAGTTCTTTTTCTATTTCAGAAATATCTTGTTCTACGTAATCTTTATCTAATTCTTTTAAACTATAATTGTTAAGTATTTCAATGATCTGCTTTCTATCTTCTTCTTCACTATCGCCTTGTTTAACTTTAAGTTTTAAATTAGCTCTATTATAGATCTGTTTATCAATATCATTTAAAATACTAGATACAGAATTAAATACAGCAAGCTGAGCATGTGTTGTATCTGGATCACCGTTTGGGAATAAATTAGTTTTATCTACAGCATCCATTAGTTTTTCAGTTAACTTATCTCTAAGAAAAGCTGTTTTAACATATGTTTTATCTAACTGACTTATATCTTCTTCAAATGAAGATATAACTATTTTCTTAATATCATTTTCCATTGTATTTTGTATATTTTCCATTTTTAAACTCCTAGGTAATCAGTGTCATTTATATCATATACTAATATAGTAGCCTTAGGATAGCTTAAAACTATTTAAAATATATATTATCTATATGGAATAATCGGGTCTATTTTAATTAACTTTAATCAATAATAATCTAGATAATATACAAATAAAGGGAGATTTTGTATTATGGCAAATTATGATAAGTCTAGTATTAGAACAGCTACTAAACTTGAGCCAGTGAGACTGAGACCTAATAACTATATCGTCGATAAAGAAGTTCCTGGGCAGTTCCATATGATAAAAGAAATCATAGATAACAGCAACGATGAATTAGTATTAACAAAGAATGGTCTTTTGGAGATAGTGTTATTTAATGACGCTAAGAACAATAGCTATCAGGTAATGATATCTGACAATGGTAGAGGTATTCCAATAGAAAAGTTAGAGGAAACTTTTACAGTTCTTAATACTTCCGGTAAATTCGATACAGAAAGTTATAAGTTCAGTTCTGGATCATTTGGTGTAGGTGCGAAAGCAGCCGCGGCTTTGTCTAAAAGATTTAAAGCTATTACTTCCAGAGATAATAAGGTAAGTAGTATATTGATAGAAGATGGTGATGGAGAAAATGTTGTTATATCTTTAGATAATTCTTCAGATAATAAGACTGGTAGTTTTATAGTACTTGAGCCTGATAAAATAATATTTGAGGACATAGACAAATTCCTTATAGATGGCAAAGTATTGTTCATAGAATTGTTTAGCATATGGTGTTTGTTTGTAAAGTACAACATCGTTATAAAAGAATATAAATCAGGTATCGATGAATCATTTTGGAAAAGCGGAGCTAAAGAATCTTTAGAACTACTTAGAGATAGATCTTATTCCGCTAATGTAATCTTCGATAGTTCAACTAGGAATAAAGATAAAGATAGATTTATTAAGAACTATTTCAATATCCTAAGACCTATGCGATGGAAAATGACTTTACAACAAGATCCAATAGTTCCTTCTATACTTATGAAAGAAGATGAATTAATAGCTTACGATATAAATATCTATGCTATTAAATATGAGAATCAGGGAAACCATGTCTCGATAGCTAATAATGTAATAGTCAAAGATAACGATAGTACTCACCTAGAAGTTCTTAATAAACTAATAAAAGATAAGCTAGCTCCTTTCATTAAAGAAAAGCCTAAGTATAAATTCTTTGTTGAAAAGTATCATTTACCATTGTACTATTTAGCACACATAAGATACAATGACATCGAATATAAGAACTTACATAAGACTGGTATAAAGGACAAGAAGTTCAAGAAAACCTTCAGTACTCTAATAGAAGAACAGCTATCTGGTTTCGATGATCAGTTTGAAGAATTATTCGAAATCATAGAACCTGATTTAAATAGTAAGTTCATGGCATTCAGCAATAAAGATATAGAAGTCAAAGATGCTAAAAGACTTATATTGGATTTAAATAACCCTAAGAACTTCAAAGACTGTTCTACTGACGACAGAGCTCAGGCAGAGTTGTTTCTGTCTGAAGGAAACAGTGCCGGTGGAACAGAAGGCCGTAATAGTAAATATCAAGCACTTTACAATATGCGTGGTGTTCCTGTTAATGTAGTAACCACTAAAGATAAGCTTCCAGAAGCAAGAGAAAAATTAAAGAACAATAATATCTTTGGTGACATTATTAAGATATTGGGACTTACACCTAACCAGACTGACTTTAGCAATCTTAGATATGGTAAGGTTATGATCATGGTCGATGCAGATAGTGCAGGTGCTCATATAGCCAATATAGTTATATCCAACTTTTGGGTGTTTAATCCAGCTTTTGTTGAATCAGGTATATTACATATAGCAACTTCTCCACTATATGGTCTTGTGCTCAAAGGTGGTAGTAAAAATAGATCGGTTATTTATAAGAAAACAGCTGATGAAATACTAAATGCCTTAGCTGAATATGTCTATTATAAAGCATTCGATATAAAGATAAGTAACCACCTAACTTCTGAAGTTAGTTTATTGGATAAGAAATATTTCATAGAAGTAGCTAGAATAATTTCCTATATAGGGAATCTAATGAACGATATAGCGGAAGAACATTACGTGAACCCATTAATACTAGAAAGACTTATACCCGTATTGGAAGATACTAAAGATCTTAAAAATTTCAATTTAGATAAAGCTAGAGAAGTCTTTGGTAATACAGTCGAATATAATCCCAATACAAAAGTACTTTCCATGACCCTAGGAAGAGAAGATATAATAATATCTCTCATTGGACTTAAGGAAGCTATAAGTAAAGAATTGTTGCCCTTTTTAAAGGCTATAGCTTTCAGACACTATAGTTTATTAGTTACAACCAAATTCACCGATACATACAAAGATCATCCCATGTCTTTCATCCAGATATTTTATCTGTTTAAAACTTTGGAAAATCATTTCTTTAAAATAGAAAGATATAAAGGACTCGGATCTTTGCCAGCTAAGGATAGAGGTAGGTTATGTATGGATCCAGAACATAGGGTAGTCGTTAAAATAACTTCTGTCGGCGATGCTGAAAAACTGATAAACTACATGGGTAATGATAGTACTTATAGAAAAGAACTATTGTTTTCTAGAATAGGTTAAGGAGAATATATATGTCTTTATATAACTTGAATAAAATGCAGGAAACGGTTATTACGAAGGATATTTATAGAGACCATCCACAGAAGTACTTTATAGATCAACGACCGATGTTAAATTACTTGGAAAGTATCGAATTTAAAGCATTTGAAAACATAGTATTCGATAATATATCTGGTAAAGAACTTATACATGATCTTATGCTCTGTTTTATAGGAGTTAAAAACAAACAATATGCTCCTTATCTTGAACTAAAGGCTTGGGAAACCATAGTAGAATATAATTTGTTAGAAAACGTACCTAGTTGGGTATATGCTTATGCTGGTTACAAATATGGTCATAATAAAAATAAGATGTATATGGCCGTTATGGCTGAACGTATACTTACTAATATATCTAAAATAACTAATCTTCAATCAAATCGAAAACTGGGATATGTATATATATTCTTATATTCATTTATGAAAAAAGAATATATTACCAATAAGGCCTTAAGAAACCATATCTATTCTTATAAGACTATCATAGGTACATTAGACTCAACATTGGGTAATATGAAATCCATGATAAAGTGCTGTTTGGTTAATTTGAATCCTGACGCATTTGTACAGAATTGCCCAATATTAGCGTGCGTTTTGTTTATAGACATACTATATAACTTCTTCAAAAACAATTCCCTTGATCAGAATTATGGGATAGAGTTTTATCATTTACGGGATTGGTATTTACTTTCCATTAAACAAATACTGGAACAATATGTATAGGACATAAAAGGAGACTTGGTACATGATTAAAGTAGCTAACCATATAGTAAGTGGTATGGCAACAAAGAAGCTCATCTTCACTAAGGAAGACATAGACGAAGTAAGCGATAGTTTAACTAAATTGCTTCGTACTATCTTTGTAAAGAGAAAAGTTACTTATGGTGACTTATATCAGGCTCTTTATAAGGAAAATAATAGAATAGGACTGAGTATAAATAAGATAAATGAGAATTGGGGCAATCTTAAAAGTACTATCCTATCTAAAACACTAACTTCTAAAAGAGTTAATTATATATTTACCATACTCGGCTGGAAGGTAGAAGAAGTGAATTTTAAAATAGTCACTTACAATGAAAAGAATGAACCTGAAGTAAGCGAAGATTATTGTATTAAATTTTAAAGTAGATATACTCATCCCTTACGGATGAGTATATTTATTTTTATCGTTTACCAAGGTAGGTATATTTAAACTAGAAATTCTCATACTATATGACTAAAATGGACGCTCATATAAGGAGGCAGAATATAACGAATGGACGGATTACATATTACGAAAAATACCGCTTCAGATATAATAAAAGATAATAGCAAAGTTCATGGATTAGCTGTTATGGATAACCATATGCCCAATCCAGTCGATGGGTTAAAGAAAGTCCATAGAAGAGCTATATGGGCAAATAGAGGCATCAATGATTATATTTCAGGATCAAGCTTTTTGGCTGATACTATGAAATATCATCCATTTGGCGATGCTAGTACATACAGTGCTATAGTTAGACAAACACAACCTTTTTATAACAGATATCCATTGTTCGACATGAAAGGCGACTATGGCGATTATAGTGGAACAGAAGCTAGTGCTTTAAGATATATAGAGTATAAGCTCTCTGACATATGTAAAGATTTGTATATTAACGGTATAGATGACAAAGTTCTGTACAAGACTATAAGCGAGAATTTGAGTCTATTGGAACCGAAATACTTTATACCTAAATTACCTACTGCCTTACTCATAGGTTCTATTACAGTTGGATACGGGTTTGGTTCATATACTACAGCATATTCCTTAAATGGTATAGCTGACTTAGTAATTGACTATGCTAAGTATCAGTTAGAAAAGAAACGATATCCTTTAAAACGAATGGTAAAGTATCTTAGACCTATTTTTCCAACTAAGACCTATGTAAGAAATTACAGTAAGCTGGAAGAAGAATATGCAAAAGGTAATTTTACACATCCGATAATAAACGATGGTATTATGGAAATAGAAAAATATGCCTTACATATTTATAATTTACCATACGATGTATCAGTAGCTAATGTCAATAAGACATTATTAGATAACATAAGGACCAAAGGATCATGGGCCAACCAAAATGTAGTAAAGATAGGTGATCATAGTGAAGAATCCATGAGAACACATATCGTATTATATTTTAAAAGGACCTGTGATATATTCGATGCTATGATAAAGATCAAATCTATGATAAGCTTTACTGGAAAAGTATCGCCGGTACTCAATTATAGTAATGATGGTGTAGTAACTAACTATACTCCATACACCATATTAGTTAAGTGGTATAGAGAAAGAAAAAGAGCTATCCTCAGTCAGAAGAAACATAAACAAGTGTCTTTAGTTAAGAAACTGGATAAGCTCAATGTTATTTTGTTAGTACACGATAAGATGGATCGTATCATTGAGATAATACGTAAGAATACCATAGACGATGGTTACAGTATTATGGATACTGAATTTGGCCTTACTTACAACCAATGTAGTATTCTTTACAATGCTAAATTATCGACATTATCCAAATCTTCAAAAGAAGACCTGTTAGAAGAAATAAAGAATACTCAAGAAGAACTAGATAGCTTACTTAAAAGTTACGATACTATCGATATGGAGATTATGGAATCTGCTAAAGCTATCAAAAATAAATATGAACCCAAAGACCCTATCGAATATGTAAATTACATAGGCTATATATCTGTCAATAATTCCGGAGTAATCCAGTTTACATCATTAGATGATCTAGTTCATATATGTAAAGGTTTTCCGAATACGGATATAACTATTCATATATATCCTGATAAGATTGGTATTAATGATTTATCAGTCAATTATCCTAGGATACAACCCGGTGTTGAAGCCGATAGCCTATTGCCAATGGCTGTTAAAGGAAAAGGTCTGGTATATAAGAAAGACCAAATAATGTTTACCGTTACTCATACTAAAGATTGTTCAGTCGCTATTGAAGGTTGGGTAGATACGGATAATATGTACACCGAATATCATTATCGAGACGATGTGATTACTTTATATACAGATGGAGTATTAAAGAAACAAAAGATATCAAAAACTCTGCCTATTAAAAGAAAAGGTAGTATAGGAAATAAACTAAATATCGTTGGTAATATTCCTAACAATAAGAATTATCCTAAATATATCTTAGTTGGTAATACAACGAATAAAAATAAAATAAAGATACATAGGATAGATAAAGATACCGAATATATCCCATTGTATATGAATGGGACCAATAGGATAATAGGTATAGTAGATAATAAAAGATTGGAATGTATCAATATTCCCGATGAATTTGTGCGTGGTAATAATATACGGTATTTGTGGATAGATATTTCTGATTTAAATGACCTACCTTCGGGTACATTGAATTTAAATAGTCAGAAATTAGGATCTTATTCATTTAAGACCGTTAAAGCTTATCCACAGATACTAAGAATAAAGATTTAGTTATAAGGTATTGGGCTTTGAGCCCAATACCTTTATATTTTTTTGTCTGAAAACATAGTATAAATTTAAGACAATGTAATGAATAGGAGTATAGATATATGTCTGCTAAAAGAGATAAAATCGTAGCTTTATTAAAGACTGTATTCGAGCCTTTGGAAGGTAAAGATGGACCTAACTTTAAACGATATATGGAAAAAATAAAGACTGAAGAAGGATTAAATAAATTTTACAAAGACATTAAAGCTGGTAAAGACAATGTTAATATAATGATGCCTAATATGAAATCCGTTGCTCGAATGAAAGATATCGTTCAAGTAGCAAATAAGATAGGACTCGCATTGTCTACTCATTTGTATTTAAAAGACGAAATAACTGGCAAACGTTATAAGACGAACAATAAATATCTTGTAATCAAAATGCCTGTACGAAGAGTTAAGCAGTTTGTTGATGATAAAATCTCTCTGCCTGAAGGAGACAATAAGATAGACCTATTATCGGGACAAGTAGTTAAGCCAGATAAAGGATCTTCTATATCGCTTATAGAAGCACAGGTAATAAAAGGAAAGGGATTAGATAAATCACTATATGAATTACTTAAGGTAAGAGGAGGAGATATTAATGCATATTCGGAATACGCTAGTCAGTTGTTAGAGACTGGGTCAGTCGAAGTTGAAAATATAGGAAAAGATAGTGTACCAAGAAGTTCGGTTATAGCTAGCACATATCTTAAAGCAGCTCACTTAGATAATAACTTGATAAAAGGGAGCAGTATAAATGAGTAACATATCTGCCAACAATACCGTTGGTAATCCAGTTAGTTCTCTAATATCTTCTAATAAAATTTCTTCTTCTAATACAATAAAGGATAACGTTAGTAAGAATAGTCCTATCTATAGCAATACAAGTGATACGACTATTAGTACTATCAATAACAAACAGGCTAAAGTATTCGTTACTCAATCTACTAAACAATCTGTAGTACCTATTAAAAGTTCCACGGATTCCGATAATATTAGTAAAGACAAAATGAATAAACTGACTGAAGCCGAATTAGATGCTTTAGCTAAAACTAGTGGTCAAGAAATAAAAAATGATAAAGATGTCGATAGTGCTTTATCTAAAGTTGGCACTAAACTAAAAGGTATATTCGGTAAGAAGAAAGTTCAGGTAGATTATGGTATCCCTATGAAATCTTCCGAAGGTCCTTTAGATGATTTATCTGAAGAAAATGAAGATATAGAAGATATTAATGTAAATAAACTTACTCCAGAAAATAGTGAGTATACTGAAAAACAAATAGAAACAGCTAAAGAATTAACGAATAATAATCCAAAAATACCTGGATTAGGATTAACTGCCCTTAAGTTACCTGATTTAGGTTATCCTAATATAACAGACAAGATGGGCAATATAATAAATGGAATACCTAATGTAGCTGATTTTAAAACTACTCAAGCTATGTATACTGCAATGAATAAGCTATGTCCTGAAGGCGGTTTCCCTGATCTCTTTAATTTCAATATGAATATTAATCTATATGCATCGTTGATGTCATTAGCAGCCAAATTAGGATTAACAGATTTATTACAGAGACTAATAGACTGTGTTAACTTCTATGAAAAACTTATAGACGATCCATTGAAGAATGTAGTTGATGATGTAGCCTTTAATGGAGACGATGATACCTTATCTATTATGTCTTCTGTAAGTGGTCCTAATGTTCCTAAGAAAGGGAAGCACATAGAGACGCTTATAAAGAATACAGACACTAAGATAAAAGATAACATTAGTAATGTAATGAACAATTGGGGAATAGGCAAATCCGATATAATAGGTAAAAAGATACCTAAGTCAAATGTCGAAGTTACTTCTCTTACTAAATTAAAGAAATTGGCTACTCCAAAGAACAAAGGATTTATGCAGGATTGGTTGACTAAAGATAAGTACAAAGTATTTGATATGTTAAGAACTAACATTAAATAAAGGATAAGATATGTCAGTATATATAAAAGATTCTAATATCAGTAAGGCTGCTAATAGGATTCTAATCAATGATGATACTTTTTTAAACCAACTAACCCATATATTAAACATAATGGTATTTGGAAATCAGTGGGATCGCAATCAAAAATAAATACAGATGATTATAGTCAAGTACTATATGTAGATAAAAATGGTAACGATACAACTGGAGACGGTAGTTCAGCTAATCCATATCTTACTATATATAAAGCAGTACAAATATGTTCACATAATTCTCTCATCTATGTAAGTAATGGTACATTTGATTGTAATCTTGACCAAATAAGCAAAGTTAATAAAGAGGTGACCATGACCATAGTCGGTAATACTTTTGATACAATATTAAATATTTCTTATGCTTCTGGTACTACTTTTCATGCTCCATATATTTATTACGCTAATTATAGTGGATATAAGAGATTTTATAGTATGTTAAATGAAAATTGGTTCAAATTAAGGTTTATAAATACCCTATTTGTTACTAATCACGATGGATATCCACTAGAGTATCCAATCGCTACTGGACTATCGTCTTCACGTGATTATGAAAAAGAAGTATATTATGAGTACTGTACATTTGAACCTGCATTTTCAAGGATGCAGAGAACGATAAGCTGTCGTGGTTATTATAACAACTGTGTAGCTGTTAACGAATTTATAGTAGATCCCAATAATTTACTTAATGCTACTTTAGATAACGAATATAAAGTAACTTCAGATAATCCAGATAATATGGGCATATATGGTGGCCCATATCCTTGGGAATAAAGGAATAGATAATGAAAAAATTAAATTTTAATACTATCATAAAAATCTTTGGAGCAACTAAGTCCGAGTATGTGTTACATAATCCCATCTTTCCAAAAGACCTTTTAGTCTATGAGACTGATACTGGTGGATTAAAAATAGGTAACGGAATATTGTCTTGGAACGATTTGGAATATGTTAATCAACACAACTTATCTGACAGTCAGTTAGGTGCTATACAAGCTTATAATCAGCCTGGAAATTTACTCAAATTAAATGATCAAGGTGAAATAGATGTTCGTTTTCTTCCAGATGAATTATTTCAACATATTAAATATGTTGCGGATATTGAATCTAGAGATAGAATACCTGAAGAGAATCGAAATTGCTTAGTAGCGGTAGTTAGTATGGGAACTACCGATGCCATAACCGCTACTGTAACTGATATTTATAATACAGCTTCCAATGACCAAGATATAATTTTCATAGAATTTGGTGAACCGATTGATGAGACCAAAGATACTGTCGATTCATTAGACGCATATGGTGTATATGCTTGGGAACCTACTGAAAGGGTATGGTTAGAGATATATAAAGGAGATAATTTAGGTGTAGATTATGATAAATTATTCCATTTAGAAAACGATAATTTAGATATAATAACTGATGGTGCAAATTATGTCAAAATGACTATAGAAGAAAGACAGAGAATACAGACATCTTTATTTAAAATAGATACAATCAATATAAGTCCATTGAATATACTTTAAAGCGTATGAGTAGGTAGCCTGAGCTACCTACTCATATTTGTATTAAATTTAAAATATATATTATCTCCTTGATAAACATAACTAAAATATAAATGGGGATATATAAATATGATGACACTAAAGCATGTATTAGACTTATATGTTCTAATAACAGAAAGAAAAGATAAAGAAATCATTGGTGGTCTCGATAGAAGTGATGATGTTTATTATCAGGAGGCTCAGATAATAAATCATACAGACGATACATTGTATGTTATTGATGCTAACGATAAAGAATATACTGTTAAACCAGTATATAGAGGCGGTAGTTTTGAAACTGAGAAAATAATAATAAGAAAAAGAATAGATTTGGAAGCAAAGCGAGTTAATGAGGATGGAGAAGAGTGTCGTAAAAATACAATAGAAGAGGTTGTGTTTCCATATAGGAAATTATTAAATAAACCTATATATGTCGATTCACTTAATGTAATAATTTGCAATGCTTCTCAGAAAAGAGAAGGTGCTATCCATCCGATTAAATTGAGTAATCGGATATTCGTTAAACAGCCGAAAGACCATATGGAAAAAGTACTTAATGAGACATATAGTAGTTTCGGTGGATTTTTTATCGTAGCAAACGATATACACGACATTACAGATACTGTATATTTTGAACAGGCTGGCAAGATCTGTTCCTTTCCTGTACAGCGAGGAATCAATAATAGTGAGCCTGGTATAGAGATATTTTGGAAAGATGAGAAAACTAATCAGCGGTTTAGTAAAGAATTCTTTACCATAGAAGATATAAAAGAAGCTAAAGGATATCCATTAAAAACAGAAATAACTGGGTTATTTATTGGTACTGATAAATCCCGTTTAGAGCAAGCTCTGAGAGAAAGAAATCATGTAGATACTAAAGCGGGTTATTATACTCTTAAGGATCTAGAAAAAGAACTACAAATACAGGCAACTGAATTCGGTGAAAAAATAGCTGAGTTAAAAGAAGTTATAGCGGATTATAAAGAAAAGATCCGTATAGAAAAATTACATACGACTAATGTAGAGAAGTTTCATAAGACTGAATTAATAAAGAAAGATCAGGAGATATTGGATCTCAAAAATAAAATAAGTGAAACTCAAGTATTGGTTGATAGATACGAAAAATCATTCTTAGCTGAAGCAAAATTAAAAGGTCTGAATAATGATTTGGCTGAGGTTAGTTATAAAGAAAAGAAAATAAATTTCGATGACAAGAAGATGGAAAAAGAATATCTAAGGGACGATATTAAATATCGTAGAGAAGATGAAAGATGGGAAAAAGAAGAAGAAGTTAATGAGAAACTAAGAGAGCATAAAGAGACGATATCGAGTAGTCAGGTAACGAAAGAAACCATGAGTACTGCTTCGGCTTTTGTAAAATCTTTGGCCATTATAATACCAGTAGTAGCTGGATTAGGTATATGGTCTGTATTAAAATCCAAAGGAGTTGAAGAGTTTCTATGTACCGCTAGTCTTCCAGTTTTGAGTGCAGCTGGATCGGCTATTGTAGCTTGTACAGATACTGCATTCGATATTGCTGATAAAGTAGTATCTCCGGTAGCTTCTACGTTAGATAAAGTTGGTTCTTCTGTAGGAGGAGCTATAGAAGGAGCGTTAGATAGTTTTGCAGGTAAAATGAGGTGTTGGTTCTTTTAATAACTTTAACAAAGGAGTACATGGTGAGCATAACTGGAGAAATAATCAGGGAAGTTAATAAACGTCTCCCAGATTTTAATCGTACTCTATTAATCGATTATAGAGAAAAGGAGGTAAGTAATACAGAGATTTTTGTTGAAACTGTTTTTAAGGAAGCTTTGAAACTATTTAAAGGTCAGATCAAATACCTGGGCTATAGGATCTGTAGTTTAGAGGAAAGATTAGCCGATGAGTTAGATACCAAAAATATCATAACCTCTGGTAAGAACAATATTAGAGTAACTGAGATTAAATTAGTCGAATATAAATTCGAGTTTGAAGAAGAAGAGTATAGTGTCAAATTACATATACCTTATCTTTATAAAGGACGGATGGTAATTAATAATACAGACTATGCTATTCAGCTATCTGTAGCTGAAAAAGTATTGACTATCATAAGAGACGGTATAGTTGCTAAGGTAATTAGGTCTCCTATACATGCGAGAAAAAATACCGTATATGTAGTAGAGAGTTCTTCTTCTGGAAATCGGTATTATGATGCTGTCATAACTATTAAGATATATAACAAAAAGAAAAGTAGTTCCAAGATATACCCGACTATAGTACATTATCTATTATGTCGATATGGTCTTCTTGGTACACTAGATATTTTTAATATAGATCATAATGACGTGATGGTTACAACCATGATAGATGAAGACGATACTAACGACTTCGAATATTTTCCATGCTCTAAGGTCAGAAAAGGAGGGACGCCTCTTTACTTAAGAGTAAATAAGGAACTTATGAGTTTGAATAAAATAGACGAGCGTCGGGTCATAATTTCTATTTTATATCTATTACAAGCATTCAATATTCAGACTTTAGAAGATCTATATGATCCGGACGCTACTACGTATAAGGTTATGTTGGGCAAAATAACACATGGGCCTAATACTAAGAGTGCATCTGCATTAGATTATATGAATGATCACATAGCTAGTTTAGAAACGTACTTAGACCCAATTACGAAACATAGGCTAGCCGCTATGGAGATTTATATAAATAATATTTACGATCTATTGATATTTATGTTTAAGAATATGAGTAGTCATTTAATGGAAAACAAGCGTAACGATTTGTACAATAGAAGAATAGATATCGTCGACGATCTATTGTTGAAAACAATCGTTAGAGCTATTTATTTAAGATTTTATGATTATGAAAGAAAACCTTTGAGTCAAAAATCTGTGAAGACTATGTTGAGAATACCTAAAGATATTATTCTTAAGATTTCCCAGAAACAAAGTGTAATCATGAGTCCATCTACATATAACCCAAATGAGCTATTATCTTACCTAATTAAGAAGATAAGAGCATCTGGTTCAAGTAACAGCAATAAACAGGGAACAGGTCTGATAAGATCTAAAGAACAGCTTTTGCATCCATCTACTGGATATGTGGAATCTTTATTATCCTATGGTAACAATAACCCGGGATCGTCAGGACATATAAATCCGTTCTTGGTAATTAACCCGGACGATGGCTTTGTTGTCAAGGCAGATTTTACAGAAGAGTTTGAAAAGATAAGACCTTATCTACCATACAAATAACAGGAGAAAAAATGAGTTTACTTAGTGGAAATATGGGAGTATCCGGAAATAACTACACGGCAGCTGAGTATATACGCAAAGTATTGCTAAATTTGCTCAAAGCCCTCATACAGAAAAACCAACTCTCTAAAGAATATGCAGAGCTAATATACGAGAATGGAGGCTCAAGTAATGAAGATTTGCCTGCGTTGGTTAAGGACTTTTCCAAGCATTATAATGAGTTTCAAAATAATGCAGAAGAAGTTGCACAGAAAGTCTGTCTTGGCTATATTAAATTAGCTTTGCAGAACTTGGAAAGAAGTAAGGGTCGTATGAATAATTCCATTTCTATTGGAAATGATTCTTTTAGTAATGGTGGTATCGCTAATGATTATTTCGATTACGATGACGAATTGATAGTTAGGAAGCCAAAGGCTGAGACAAAGAATGAAACCATTAAAGAAGAGAAAGTGGCTAAAAATGAAACAAAGACAGAAAAGAAATCAAGTTCTATGAAACTGACTCATCAAGATTATGAAATGATGGATAAATATGTCGCAAATCCTCCCGATTGTCTCGGTAATAATTTGGGATACGATGCCGATATAAATCTGCCTGGTACTCTTACTTGTGTAAAGCATAGAAGTATGGAAGACAAAGTAATACGAGATAACTATTCGTATATAAATTTAAGAATCGATGAGCCTATGTATGACATAGCTTCGATGATAGGGTTGATTAATAATAAACTAAAATCTATAAGACCGAATTATTATTCTGTAGTCGATTATGATCATATCGATATTATCGATGAAGAGTATGAAGTCTGTCTGAATAGCATAAACGATATAAGAGATAGTTGGAAAACCAGAAGAGACTATAAGCCAGTAATCGATGCGATTACTAAAAAGAGCTTTAGATTCGTTAGAAGTATAGAGAAACTTCTCATCAACAGAATCAATACTTATCTGAAAAGATATTTTATTCTCGATGATAAGAGTTTTGTGGTATCTCTTGATGAACTTAGCGAATGCGAACAACTCGTACCAGCTATTATGAAGAGCAATAGTAGTTTAGCTACTCTCGGATATGGTACAGTATCTGGACTTGCTAACGATATTATCATAGCTGTATTCGAAGAGTTTTTCAAAATGAGCACTATTTGCAATCCGAGAGTAGAGGCTGAAAGAAATATCATACTCCATAACCCAGATTACAATATGAATGGAAGTGGATATAATCGCAAAGTAGCCTACGAAAGTCAGGATGATGAAACTAAAGAAGATATTATCCGAGTATTGTCAAAACAGTCTGTTATATCGATACCGAGGCAGTTTGTATTGACTAATGTAAATAACAGAATATTCTTTAGCAATATTGTCGATAGTAAGAAAAATGCTATTAATCTCGTTAAAGAAAATAATAACCCACTGACTTCTCTGCTACTGTTCCATATACACGAAGCTTTAAGTATAGAAAACAGTAAGTCGAACAAACCAATCCCTACTACATTCGATTTCTTCGTAGTAGATAATGAAAAAGATGCTGTCATGAAAATCGACATTGGATATACTAAGATGTCAGATTTAGCTATACTTCCATAATCTTATCTATCTCCTTTCTTATATAAGAGTGTAGGCCCTTAGGGCCTACACTCTTATATCCTTTATTTTTTTATAGTAGCATGATATTACCTTTGGTAAAATTGATATTTATTTCTCTGAATGAATCTGGTGTAAGTAATGGAACACCTATACTTGTATAATGAGTAGCCAACTGAGCATATATAGCTTCCGTATATTGAATATCGGAACCAGTTCCAGATAATCCAGTGACTTCCATATCTTCTCCTGTATATATACCTATCTCCGAAATCGATGCTCTTCTAGCGTCGTTATATATTGTAGATATGCCTTCTAATATTTCTGAACCATATACAGTAACTGAACCTGTCAGCGAAACATTGATTTCGCTTTCATTGGTATTGACTGTACCAGTATATGGTGGCTGAGGAGGAGTAGGTGTCAAATCATTAGGATCTTCTTCATATGGTATTTCTTCTAACGTAATAGGATCGGTCTGTGTCATTTTTACATTGCTATTAAACACTATCTTTTTAAAGTAATAACACCAATATTCCTGATCTCCGAATGTTCTCCTTACTCTCATACGATAGAGAGATCGTTCCTCAGATGAAAGATCTTGATCTACGGGAACACATCTTATTGGTATGGGCAAATACAGATCTTTGTTAGTAACTTTAATTTGATAAGGTGATGATAGATTCCCGTCATCGACATTGTAACATCCTCCTATACCAAAACCAATATAAGCTATAGTCGGCTTTTTTATAGGTGCTACATTAGACTTAACTCCCCATTTGTGATTTATAGTTAAATCGAATTCCGGAATAAGAGGCAGATTTGTTATAGATAATAGCTCATTCTTTATTCCTTGTAAGGTTCTTTTCATCTGATACGATATTTTATTATTTTGCATCTTCTTGGATCTCCTATATATGTTATTCGTTTAATTCAATTATTGTATCAAAGCCCATACTGATATCTATACCATGACGGGCATAATCGTCTTTTATTATATCTTCTTTATGAGATAGATATATATCTATATTTTCTCGATTATTTTCTGTTACAAATATGTCTGTCTGGGCCATGACCTTGATATCTGTTAAAAGCTTAGTATCGGTTAAAAATACACTCGTATTGGCAGGCTCTATTTTTAACGAATCGCCTGACTTTATTTTTAATTTATCATTATCTTGATCTATATGTATATTGAAACCATCCTTATGTTTACTCTCTCCTTGTAGTTCTATAGGGAATGAAGACAATATGAAATAAGTAGCAGTATCTCTTTCGGTATCTAAGAAAGTGATATTGTAGCTACACAGTTGGACAAACAAATCTTTCAATCGTCTATAGATATTGTTGCTTTCATTAGTACTATCTAACGAGAGATATTTGAAAAACTTATCATGAGAAATAGGAAGTATTTTATCTATGATAAAACTATATAACTCAAAATAATGTTCTCGTTTATTATTGCTGATATTGATATTATTTATTAAACCAGATATATCCTCATTGTTATAAATCCACTCAGCATATGTTGTATATGGGCATAATGAGAAAGTTACTTCTCTGGTAGGCATTAGATACTCATATAGTTTAGCCATAGCTAAGTGAGTCATTTTGCACCCACTATGCCTGACAAATCTTATGTCTCTAATTATATTAGGGAATTGTAAAGACAAATAGTTTCCAAAATCTTCAAATGACTCTATGGGACTTGGCCTATAATAGATACTATCGATTATACCTTTGGTATTAATAAAATCACTTATTCTAAATCTATTTCCTTTATAGTTAAAATACTTTGGTAAGTCAGTTGGCTTACTTTGATGTACATATGAAGTATTTAGTACATATTTAGTAGGAATAGTTATTGGTTCTATATCTATAGATTTAGCAAGACAATAATTAGCCAATAACAATGCATCTTTAATATGTACATCCTCTAATGTAGTATTGGTAGATTCATTGTAGATATCTATCTCGAAATTAAGAGTATTGTTAGATATTCTTAATATCAGATTTTCCAAAAGATATTTAAGCAGTATGTTTTCATATTTATTGTCTATAACGAATTTCTTAAGTTCAACGAATTTAGTCTGTAACTTATCTCTAGGTGAAGTAGATACTTTGTCTTTAACGGACTTTATATATTCCATACTAAAAGTATCATCTAATCCGTTTGAATACAATCGATTTGTCAACGTCTCTATTGTTTCAAATTTTTTCCTATCTTCTATATTTCTTGATAAGTCTTCCGATATTATTTCAGAAGACCACATACCTTTTGTTAAAGTAGTTTCGTTATTTCGGTAAATGTTCTTGCTTATCAATGAAACTCTTAATTTTTTAAGTATATTGCTAGCGAGTATATTTAATGTTTCTTCTTTACCTCTATTGGCATAAATATATTTGATATTTCTATATAGGAACAAAGCCTGTTCGTTTGTTAGTATATCTTTATAATTACCAAGCCCCTTTGATTTTAAATATTCCCATATATGAAAAGTATGCACCTTTTGTGTATGTAAATTCTCTAACCTAGTTACAGATATATACAAAGGTAGTTGATAGATAAGTATTGCCCAAAATGCCAGTGGAGCAAGTTCTTCATAATAGAAATTATCCACATACCATCTCCTGACCGTTATCTGTAAAAAAGATACAATTCTTTCTATAATATCATATTTCTCATTAGAATTTAAATAACTTTCATCGTAATTCAATAATGTAAAATCTAGAGAAGCAATAGCTTTATTGATGTCTTCTACTGGATATCGTATAGATTTTATAAGATCCACTTGATTAGGATATGTTCTACATAATAAGTCATATTCTTTAGTATGTGCTGAGTATATAGATTTGGTGATAGGATGTGCTTCTAAGTTTTCTTTATTGAATATTATTTTTTCACCAGTATCCGAAGAAACAACTTCCATCAATGTATTAGATTCATGATATTCGCCTACCATATTTATATAGTAAGGCCAAGTAGTCCTATCGTCTGGATCTATATCAGGATAATTATATTGTAATTCCTGATTTAATAATTTACCAAGTTCATCAAATTTTATAGTAACTGTGTTCAAAAAATGATATATTTCTTTCTGATATATATTGTATTGTGACATATTTTGTTAACCTCTTTTTATTAAAGGTGAAAAATGGCTAAAATTACAATGGAAACTTTATTGCAGTTAGCTAATATTAATATCGGTAAACGAAAAGGAGAAATAGACAATAAGAGAGATAGGTACTATCGTCCTTCTTTAAGCATAACTCATTTGGAACAGAGAGCTATGATGAAAAGATCCTATGTTCCCACGAAAAAAGATAACCTCGTCGATTTCGGTGATGTCAATGATGTATTGGACAATACGTCTAAAAGTGTAGCTAGAGCTAAGGTTGATAATTATAGAATTAAGAAACTTATGCCAGAAATAAATCAGGCTGAGCTCATTTTGGTTTCATCTATTCTATCTCCAAACGATATGCAAGGGACCGGATTCAATATAACATTAGAAGAATCAGGATTTATAAAAAATGAAGATCAACGTAATCAGATAATAGAGTTATTAGAAGATTTATTTGTCAATACATTCGATGTAGAAAATAAATTGACCGAATGGATTGGTGAATGTTTATATGGGAGTGGATCTAAGCCTATTCTGATTATTCCTGAAAACATACTTACCAATATGATTAAAACAGATGTAACTTCAGCAACTGAAAACTTTAAAAACGGGTATCTTAAAAATACTAGACTGATACCTTCTTTTTCTTCTAATAATAAAGAAATTATATTTGAGGCAACCGCTGGATTAGAGTCATATACTAAGATATATATTGAAGAAAAAGCAGAAAAAGCTAAGATAACTAATAGTGTAGACACTATCGTCTCTACTATACAACAAAAAATAATAGACGATATAGATATTACTAACAACATAGAAGAATTAGCAAGCACGAAAAGAGCCAATAGCATTGCTTTAGAACAAATTACCAATAGTATTAGACAAATAACCAATCCTCCTAAAGAAAAAGTCAAATTTAAAGAAGAACCATTTTTAAGATTAAATACAGCCGGTATTAATGACGGTAGTACTATAAATCCTATATTCCAAGAACTACCTTCTGAGTCAGTAGTACCTGTATTTATACCGGGTACACCAGAAGAGCATTTAGCTTATTTTGTCATATTAGACGAAAACGGAAATCCATTATCACTGGATGAAAATGATCTAGACGAGAATCTAATAGATAATGCCTATGAAGCTATGTTTAAAGAAATATATTATGGAAATAGAACACAGCGTAGGAGTTTAAAAATCAAATATATGGATTCAGTCAATAAGCTATATGAAGCCACTCTTACCGATTATATGACCAATAGTATGAAATCTATCGGTTTGAATAATGTCAACATTAAATCTAATAATGCAGTTCTTACCTGCATGTTTAGGCGAATGTTATTGGGAAAGAAAACCAAGATACTATTTATTCCTAGAGATTTTATGGTCTATTATCGATTTGACCATAATGAAGATGGTACTGGTAAAAGTAAATTAGAGGATATAAAATTCCTATTGGCTATTAGGCTTACTCTTATAATAGCACAAACTATGAGTCTTATAGAAGAAGCAATACCAAAGCAGAAATTGACTATGTCAATAAATGAAAAAGACGTCAATCCTTTAAAGACTATAAAGGATACTAAGAATGAGATTATGAAAAATAAAGCTTATAACTTTTCTTATAATCCATCTGAAATAATGCAGACCATGATTAGTAGATCTATAGGCATGGATATAACTGGCGGATTGCCTGGATTAGATAACTATAGTGTCGCTTATGAAGACACCAATAGAACTACTCCAAGACCTCCAAGTGAGTTAATAGAGGATATAAGAAATATGTATAATAACTCATTAGGAGTTCCTGCTTCTGCACTTAATAATTTAAACGAAACCGAATATGCTTCTTCTGCGGCAACTACACATTTACTTTATTCAAAACAGATCAATGGGTATCAGAAAATAGTTTGTAAGTATACTACGGATCTAATACGGACTATTTGTAACTACAGTAATCTTTTCCAGACTAGATTACTTAATATACTAAAAGAAAACGATGAAGACGAAGATAGTGATACCCGCTCTATTGTCAATGACATCATACAGAATATACAAGTAACACTACCATCTCCTAATATACTCCCTAACAAAGCTCATTATAGAGAACTTAGAGAGATGCTAGATGTTTTTGATACTATCTATGATCGTTTATATAACCGAGATATGTACTCCATAGATTCAACATTATCTGAGTATATAACCTCAATTAAAGCTTTGGCTAAAAGAGATACTATTAAAGAATATATTAGTAAGTCAGGACTTAGTGATTATATCAATATAGTAGATTTCGAAGATGAGATAAATACTAATGTACTCGATGTACAACAGTACCTATCGAATATAAAAAATATGTCCGATAAATTAAAAGAATTACTTGAAAACAAGCCCGCTGATAGTGGGACTCCCAAATGGTAAATAGATAGGAGTAGGGTCCAAGTGGACCCTACTCCCTCTATCTTATATCTTCGTTGTTATTTATACTTCCTTGAACTCATTTGCTATATCTTCTATTTCTTTAGATATACCTTTGTCAGATAATCTATCTGATATTTTAGTAGCTATCGGCGTAGATAGTGAATAATCTGCTTTATGGATATTGAGTACTTCTGCTATATGTCTACCAGCATTATAAGTATTCTGATTATGTTGCATAATACCATACATAGGTATGGTTCTATCCATCATCTGCGAAACACCGATTGTTCTCTGAAGACCAAATGTACCTGTATCATATGGCCATTGTGCAGTAACTGCAAAAGCATCGATAATATTTTCTGGTCTTAAGGTTATATCGTATTGGATGAAATAAACATCCATACAGAATGAAGAAATCAATAATGGTGAAATAGCTTCAGCGTCTGTATCCTGTAATAGAGATGCAAGTGCTGAACCGCCTGTATCTGGGTGCCTTATAAGATCCATCCAGAATTTGAAGAAATCAAATACCAAGTTACCTTTAAGTTCTTGAAATATATAACTTGGCGATATAGCGGTTCTTGAATTTATAAGTGGCATCTGTAGTTCTTGTTTATCATGACCAACAATAGTACCAGCCGCTTCGATAGTATATCCGAAATCAATGCCAGAGATTTCTTTAGCATGTCTTTCGATCAGTGCTTTAAGAATAGGCTCTGCCCATTCGAAATGTTTGAACATAGTAGGTGTATGAGTAACTACAGCTACTGTAGGCATAAATACTTCTGGAGTAAAACCATCTATATTAGGCAGGTGGTTACCTATCCCTAACTGCCCGCTCTTGACTATATTTGCTTTATTACCTCTCGTATGTCCGAGCTTAGTAATGCCGTGCATTAATGCATCATTTTGAATTGCCATATTTTTCCTCCTTAAGATACTCGTCTACGGACAGGTATGATGAAGTTAAATACTCTCTGTGGAAAATCTCCATAAACAGCTATTTCTATACTAGTTTGGTAACCGAGAGCTTTGTCTGTAATTGTTTGATATACTCTAGGTACAACAGTAAGATAAGTAGAGAACTTCTCATTGACTGTCTGAGCTATATCGTTTTCAATATCGCCATATAGTAATGCGGGATCGGTAGTTAAGCCAACATACTTGTGCCAAATTTTAGCACATAGGTGATATAGTAGCGTTATTTTATTGGAGAAAGTATCTGATGATAAAACTGAATTTTCAGTTGGGTAAATAGTACGTTTATCTGCATAATGATAACCTGTTCTATTATAGTACTGCATATAATTGACGCCTGTATTCCAAAGAAGCTGTTTAGCTTCATCGCCTGCTGGGAAATAATTTACTTCTCTGAATATTTCGACAGCTGATCTTGGAAGACCTTCAGGAGCACCTTTATAATAAGTAGCTCCCATATACATACAGTTTTTGATAAGCGCATCTAAAGTAGCAGGAACAAGTTTGTTATAAGTACTGTTATTGAGATAGCCTGCCTGACCTAATATAGTAGATCGATGCATCTGTGTTCCGAATATAAGACTATCTGGATGTAGAAGTAGTTTACCTCTAAGAGAAGTTCCAGTACTTACATCTTGTGCCATACTATTCCATGGTCTTGAGCAGTCCTGTGTTGATATATATGACTTAAGACCATGTGTTCTAATGCCATGAAAATCGATTATAGCTTCTTTAGTTTCTAAACTATATCCGACGTCATAAATATGTGTAATTGGGTACCTGTCACTATCGACGATTTCAGGAAGAGTATGTCCTCCTAGGAATTCCCTGGTGAGTTCTTCGAGTGTTTCAGTAGTCATTGTACCATCGGAACCACCTCTCATATAGTGGATAACGTTCTCGTCCATATATAGAGAGTTTTCACCGAATATTACATGATGATAAGGATTGTCATCAAAGTCTGTACCAGAAACGATGTCCATCATCCAACCGTCTGTAATTTCAGTTTCGTTTGTTTCGTATTCAAGAACAGCATCGCCCACTAACTTAAAATTTTCAGCATATACAAACACTTCGAATGGAAGATCGTTATTGTAATTATTTATAATGATATCTTCCATAGTAAGTCTCTGATCTGTTCCAGGGTCTTTTGCATTTGGCATCGGTGAGAAACTAAAGTCTCTACTCATGAAAGAGTCTATAATAGCTTGACTATTGTCATACCCATAAGGTCTTTCAACGAAACCTGCTTTATAAAGTACAGATCCTACAGAATCGGCAAGAGCTTTAGCTGTATCGTCTTTTTCTGACCAAAGTTTTATGCCGCTGAAGTTCCCAGATGCATTAGGTGAAGTATCTGTTAGAACTACCATTGGATAAGTAGTATATCCATCGATAGACGTTTCTGGGTTTATACCCATATAATCTTCATCTTCTTCAAGCTCTCTTACTTGCCAGATAAGTTCAACTCCAGGCTCAGTAACATTGAGACCTGCTTCTTGTTTAGGAACTGGATTGCCGTCTAGATCTACTACAATACCACCGAATTCGTCTCTTTCATATTGAGTAACCTGAACGTCTTTCTTAACCTTAAGCTCAAGTACAGCTGTCGGTGTACTAGCATCGTCTGGTATTAGTCTACCGAAAAAAATTCTTTGTGTACTCAATGCATAATTAGCAAATAAGTTTGGTAGATGAAATTGTTTGGAATCTACATCAAAAGTCTCTTCTCCGAATATAGCGGCTAATTCTGTTTTGTTGCCCATATGAAGTCCCTTACCTTTTCCTCCGAAACCGAGGAACATAGGGATGTGGAGAGGATCTTCATTTATGACAGGTACATCAACAACCGTCTCATCTTTAACATTGAATTTTAGATGAGGAAAAGTTTTTCTATTTGTCATTTTTTTCTCCTTAGATTAACTATTTTATAATCACTTTAACCTTTAAATACGACTGGGAAGGCCAAAATGAAACATATTAATATTTTTGAAACTACTGCATATAATTTTTATAATGTAGCAGATCAATTGCCTCTTTTAGCCAAATTTTTGATCGATAATAGAAATTTTAGAATAACAACTGAAGATATAAATAGTATTTATAGAACAAATGTACTGACCAATACTGCTATGAAAGCTATATTCGAAACAGCAGTTAGAGATGGTGTACTTGATAAATTTGCTCCTATTAAAATAGGTAGTTCAAGTGCATCTGTACCTGAATTTGTAACTACAGACCTTTTCGTATTCGATATACTACAAATAAAAGACATAAATAGTAATGTCTATAATTCTATTAACGCTTTACCAGAATTTACAGATAAAATAGTGTTAAATTTTACACAGTACCTTAAATCTAAAACTATGGAAGCGAATGATATGCCTGGAATCCAATCTGAGATTGTAAAAGGCTTGTTAATTCGGTCTTATTATAATTCTGTTGATTGGTTATCACCCGATCTTATCAATTACCTAGCGAAATCTTATAGTATGATAATATCTTCGCTAATATCGAAAACCTATAATCTCGATTATAATCAGCAGTTAATAATAGCAACGATTTTTACTATTTACTTTCATCAAATGTGTTACGACAACCCGAATCCAAAAGATCTTCCTAATAGAGCATTAAATCTATCGACACATTTGGGTAATCGTATCCAAGTAAAAGATACTTTTGATCAAATACAAGAACATCTTGGAGATGATCTAGATCTAAGTATAGTTAGATGTTGTGAACTTATAGCCAAAATGATTAATCGCCTCGATACTTTTATGCCAAATAAACTATACAACATCTGTCAAGGACTAAATAGTACCAAACCTATGAGTAATGTTCTTTCATTAGAATATCCGCCTCTATGGGCACATGCTATTCTAAATGCTCTAAGCGGAGCTAAATCTAGTTTAGCAATGAAGCTTAAAAACATAGGTGATTTAAAGAAAGAATCCCTAGGCTTCGCAGAGAGCCTAAATAAGAGTAGAAATTTCATACCCACTATATAAGGAACAATTATGGGAGATTTAAATAAACGGGAAGTTACTCGATTACTCAATCATTTTTATTTTAAAAATATTTGGAATGAAACAAAATCTGAGTTCCCAGTCAATATAAGGACACAAGCTATCAATAAAGGTAAAGGATACGTTGGGTTTTGTTTTTTAGGTAACGAAGGATTGTTATTACCCAAACCCAATGTATCTTTTCATATATATAGAGCAAATAAAGACTATATCGATGGAATGGACAATGTACCACATGGCGAATGGATAGACGCTGTAGATCTATGTAATAAATATAATGTTATTTTACATACTTATAGTCATGTTGGTAGAATACATAATAAGTCAGGAGTATTCGTATATTTAGTTAAAAACAGCAATATCATTACCATAGCTATCGATAGATCTCTTTTAAAAAACTTTGGAGATACTAATAGGGATATATATGGTTCATTTCATATAGATAGTACAGTTAATGATAGAGTCACTATATACAGCAATTATTATACCAGGAATAATCTAGACTATATACCTAATATATGTGGTGAACAAAAACATCAGTTAATGTGTTTTATAAATGGATATAGTGTTCGTTACGATAAGATAGTGAATAGCCAAAATAATAATGTCGATATTATTATAGATAAAAATATAGTAGGAGAATTTGATGTTCATATAACAAATGATCCACATATTTACTATAGCGAAAGAGATGCTTTATATAAAGAAATCGTACATATACCAAAAGATTTAGGGTATAGTCATACAGTTATAACTCATGATACTTGTGATTTCTTTATAAGGGGTTCAAATACCCATATGGGTACCTATATACATACTACCTCGGATAAGACTATAGATCAAATAACACATAACGATTTTTCTATACCAAGATACATAGTAGATGCTCATAAAGACCTTATTTCTGATGAAAGCGTGTATGTAAACGTAAAACTTAGAACATATGAAAAAGACAACTCTCTATTCAGTAATGGGTACTATTGGGATATTCTTTACGATACACAAACAGACGAAGAGATCCTCAGCCACTTATTAGGACAAATAGATAGTACTAATCTTTGGTTTTGGAAAGCGTCTGTATTAGAAAAATCTCTGATAACTAAAAATCTATTAAGATGTAACCCGATAACGACAGATAATGTCGATCAATATATACAAGAGTTAGGTTATTTCAATACGTTGAGATTAATATGTGATAGATTAATTTCTTATAGAGATAATCTAGACTACAATTATCAATACTTCGTTAGACCATGGATATGGGATAATGAAAATATAATACCTTTGGTATATCTTAATCATAAAAAGATATCTCATAAAAATATCGTTTATCAGAACTATCTAGATTGGTTCATGGTCCATATTAAAGAAAATGTACATAGAACTAATGACGATCTCGTAGATATAATTCTATTACCTAATGGTAATCCAGATAACTATATATTGGAACCAAGTTTAGATAACCATATTTTCCATATACCAAATAATAAATCTTTTAAACTATATGAGAAAGTTGATTTAGATACGACCATAGTAGGTCCTTATAATAACTACAACATTGGTTGGAAAGAGGTCGATTTAGATGCTAGAAATATAGTCATAACTAACGATGTAGAAACCAATAAATATATTATTCGCTTTGGTCTTAACAGCTATGGTAAAACTTTTGTATCAGTTTATAATACTTATTCATATGTACGGGAAATAGATCTGTCTCCGTATATAGATGAATCTAAATCATTTATAATTCCGCTTATTAAGTCAGATATAAATCAGACTACAACTTTTCCTATACTCAATTACAATAACCTATATGTATATTTAAATAACAAATATCTAATTGAAGGAATCGATTATAAGACTAATATAATTTGTCATGAAAACCATATAGTTAGTTGTGACCTAATTATACAGAACTTGAGTTATTGTAATGACGATGGTCCCAATATATTGGAGATATATGTATCTACATTAAAAACTCATAATAAAGATATAGGATATGTAATAGACAATACTTTATCTCACGATAGTGATATAGACATCATTATACGTGGTATAAGTGTAGCACATATCGATGGATATATAGAAACTGATATAGGAGGAGTAGGGACTGAAGTCCCATTAAGTTCGAATTACAGAAACGGAGCTCCTTTTGAAATAAGTACGGATGTTCCTATCGAATACGAAACAATAATTCCTTCTCATATATACGAACATGATATCAGTATCATATCGAATATAACTAAATATCTTAAACAATCTGAGATAGATATTCCTCAAGTAATACTTGAACATAGTCATGTTATCATGAGTAGTTATTTCAATCTTATACTCAATGGTATTTTAAACGATGAGATTAAAATAAGTTACGATCCCATAGTTAAGAACATGGTAAAACAATTGAAAGACTATGACTATATAAAAGCTTATGATTTGTTATTCGATAATGAGAATAGAGTAGATCTAAAATATATAGATATAAGACCAAATTATACAACTTTGAATATACCTGATATAAACAAAAGAAATATCATACTTAAGTTATATGAATATATTTTTACAAACGATACTAACCAATCAGGAGTAACTGTAAATGACTAATATATTGTTTGGGGACAAACGACCCGATATAATAAAAATGGAGGATCTATATAAACCAGATGATCCAGATAGCAATGGACAAATAATACCATCCATCGGTTCTATACTTATAGAAACCGATGACAACAAACGATATGCTTATATAGTAACGGAACTAGATCCAGAAACTAATAAGTCTAAATATGTGCCATTATCTATGGTATCTGATGAAGAAACATATAGTAATATAGATTATGGAAATAATAAATTTTTCTGTTTCTATGACGATAGAGTTAATCCTATTAAGATAAATATAGATAGCCTATTGAATATCTTTATGCCAACTACTAAGGAGTATAGGCTAAGAAGAAAAATATATGATACCGGAGAAGATCAAATACTTTCTGTATATTACGATAGTGATGGTAACTATCAAGGTGATCGTATACCCATGTTATCATATACTAATAGTGGTTATAAATACCCATCGAATTGTCATACGCATATAGTTCTACAAAATAATGAGACTATCTATATGGATATCTTCGATTCTAGTGGAACTCAGTGTGCTGAAATAGTATTGTTTTCAAAAAGAGCTGCTATATCAAATACATACGATAAGACTCCTATTATTACTGATTTCCTATTAGAAGGAAACCAAAAAATGAATGATGGGTTTTATCTATATAACCAGCAGGATAAATCAGCCCTGAATCTTACTCCTACTTTAGTTTATAATACAGGCAAGAGAGTGGCCTTGCCTATAGATAATCAAGTTTGTTACTTATATGGTTTTGAGGATTTAGTATCTTCTTTCCCTGGATTGAAACAAACTATCATGTGTAAATATTTTTTAAGAACAGAACAAAATGCCAGCAATGCGATTAGTAATGGAAATAATAGATATGTTGTTGTTGAAAAAGATATAGTCATATTACCTAATAGTACTTATAGTGGAATAAAATTAGCGGCTATACCAAAATGGATACAGACTACTCAATCATACGAACTTAAGTTTTGGGCATATACTGTAGACAAGACTAATATGGTAGACGTTACTGATTATGTAACTATACTTAACGAATATGATCTATCGGAATTTAATCGTACACAGAAATTAGAGTGTATGATAGATCTAAAAGAAATATTCGATATAGACGATCATATGGAACATGTACAAAATATATGGATACGATTAAATCATCCAAGTACAGGAACTGAAAGATATATACTTAAAGATGCTGAGATAACTAATATCGTTTATGGTGTAGATTCTTCTAGTTCTAGAAGACCTATGGTACATTATGACGATGTCAGAAAAGGATACTTTATTTCTACTAATCGGTTTGGTAATAAAGAGGCTTTCCTTGAGTCGTTTTATTATAATAGTAATCCTCCGTATGACGTTAATACAGAAATAGGTCCAGTAGAACCAACTCACTTTATAGTCAGGGATCTTAATACAAATTCAGTAGTTTCTTCTCCATTATCTGTGGATGAATATTTACAAATATGGTATCCTGTAATAAACGATGACCCAAGTAGGTTAGTAGGTAATACCATCGTTATCGAGTTTTTAAAATACGAACAAGATGAATATAAAGTTATATATGGTGTACCAGTAGATGTATACACGAGTCCTTTAGGATACCAAGGATAATATATCGAATAAATAATACGGGCATGGTTTCCCATGCCCGTTATTCTATGATTTTTAAAGTATATATTATTGCATTAGTATACTACATATTACTAATATTAAGGAGAAGTTATGTCACTCATGTTTACTAAAACTATGGACACTAACGCTGGGAAGCAATTATTTGAAGAAATAAAGTCTTATTGGGAAACTCAAGAGTTTAAAGACTTTTTAATAGGAGTATTTCCTGATTATTTTGTAATAGAGAATGAAAATAAATTACTTTATATTGTAGACGAAACCATAATCAGAGCTGTTGAAAACCAGTTATTCTGCAGACTTTGTATAGATGATAATAAGATCGAGCTAATTCTGGATAAAGTAAATTCTTTCTGGCAAATACGAATAGAGCAAAACAATACAAAGCTTGATAAAATACCAAATTCGATGAGGAAGTTCTTACCAAAACTTTGGTGGTCCACGTACACTATTAAGGATTTTAATATTTATCACATAGGGAAAGATATTTATGTCAATGAGCCCGTTTCTTGTATCTGGTTAAAAGGATTTACAAAAATAGGTTCCGTATACAACGGAGTTTAATACAAAGAAAGGCCAAGTTTTAAATGGAAAACGTAATTCGCAAATTATGTCATACTAATCCAATAATTAAGAAAGAAGATGGGAGGGAATTGTTCTGTGCTCTCTATAATCAACATAAGGATAGGCACGGATTTATACGCGATTCTATAGCTAATGTGTGGGAAAAAGATGGCATACCCAAAAAAGAAGTACAGTCATGTAACAGATCTAATAAACATTTAAATACATTCAGTTTTGAAGTGTATGTAAGTGAAAAGATAGAAGAATCGATATTTTCTCAAAGTAGTTATACTTTTTCCAAATACGATTATGATGCTATCATGTTGAATTATTATAGGGAATCAGAAGGAGGTATAAGATCTTTAGATATATATCTGAGATATCTGACTACAGAAGATCGGTGGTGTCTATTGGGCTTTGTAGAAAATCTATTACCAGAAGAACCTATATTGCGAAGTATATTTACTCCTAACATTATCAAGATAATAACAAAATACGTATAATAAGGATAAGGGCAAATGCCCTTATCCTTATATTGAATAGAGGTTCGTTAAAGTCGAGGCCAATTTCCTTTAACGATTACGGAATACTTCCCTATATAATAAATGTAGTTTATTTTTTTATAAAGGCTAACATTAGCTACTCCATAGTATAAAACCGATCATATAGAAACTAGACACATATAACTTAGGAGTACCATATATATGAATGAATTTAAATTTTTTATAAGAAAAAGAAATACCGATAACTATATTCCTATTTTAATAAAAGATAAGGAAGAACTAATATCCGTGATAAATACTATCAAAATAAATGAGGACCTATTGTATGAAAATGATAGTGGAGTTTTTGTTAATATATCTAAGTTACTATCTGATATCAATATTCATTATTATGATAGTATCGAAGATTTTCTAAATGATAGGACAGATATAGATTGGGACGGATATAGAGACAATTTGTCTGAAAATAGTGTTACTGTACACGATATACATGAACTTAAAGATATCGATATAAGTACAGATGTAATAAACGATGGTATTATAGATAATAATATTGGAATAATAGATAATGATGAGATAGTTTATAATACTATCAGAATAAGTTCAACTGGAGGAGTTAGTAGATTACCAGGATTATTGTTAGTTATAGATGGCAAAGTATTAAGAAAGGATATCGCTACTGACGGAAGAGAGGCTATCTATTATACAGAAGGACACAGATTATCTTGGAATAATCATTTATTTATAGATATGACAGATGTAGGAGGATATACGAGAGGTACAGTAAATGATATCGTATATAAAGAAAACACGAATTCTATATTACTAACCACAGAAGATCGTATGATACATAAACCTTGGTTAGCATTCAACGATATGTTAGCTATACCTAATACTCCTCTATATTTTGTAATACATGCTATTACCGAAAAGGGAATTTATTTTAACTTAGAGTGTTTGAAATTTCTTTATAGACGTAAGATAATAGAACACGAAATACCCTCTGAAAATATCTTAGATTTTATCATCGGGGATCTTAAAAATAACTTAACATTAATTGTGCCAAATGAGTGTCTCAATATAACTACCCGTGAGTTAGAAAAACACGAATATTTAATAAGATATTTACGCGATATAACCGACTCTATTTCTAAACAAAAGCTACATGGTATTTTATTTATAAATGGAAGTATTACTCCTTATCGTAAAATGGAAATAAGATGGAAATCTTTGGACCAAGAAAACAAGCTAATAGAAAAAGAAAATGTAGACTTATATCCTGGAAAAAATAAGATACCAGACGTAAAACAATATAGTTATGATTATGATCCATTCTCGAATACAAACTATATATCTGACAAACATATACATCCGAATACATCAGAAACTATATTCATTGTAAAAATAACTAAAAAGAAATAATACTAAGTATAGGAGAGCATAATGCTCTCCTATACTGTATTTCGTCTTATTTCGCGTATATATTACTCAATTGAATATATACAAATAACTTAAACCTAGGAGGTTTTATAATGAGAGAAAGTATATTCATTAAAAAGAACCCTTCTGGGTTCAAAGATAAATTCGTTCTTGATCTTATTCATAAGATTGAGAACCTTACTGTCATCGAAGCTTGGGAAAAAGTAAATCCTGAGCTTCGCACAAACATATATATTACCAGACATATAGATTCGTTTGGTAATATATGTTACAGTTGGGGTGGCGGAATCACTCCTTATTATAATCTTACTATCAATAGTGATATTGTAATTCTTAGGGTACATACTTCTAAAGGTATGTATATTCTAAGAGTTTCTGATGAAGAAACTTCTATAGAAGAATCAGGAGAATATGATTCTTCTGTAAAGAGAATCATCAGAAACATAATGCCTAGATATTTCTGGGCATATGTAGATGTTAGAAGCATGGACTATATCCATATTTCTAATATGGAATCTTGTGAATTCTCGATTCCTACAAATAACTTAAGAGATGAAAGTCTCTTAAGAAAATATTGCCGCAAAAATAAAGACGATAGAAAAATCTATCATTATGAAAAAGAAGTATTAGTAATAATAGATAAAGAAGTATTAGTAATGGTAGATGCAGCATAATAAGATGGGAGATTCTGCCTCCCATCTTATTATTTTTTAATCAATAATCAACGTCTTTTATTTTTGTTACTATTTTGGGCATTTCAAACTCATCCAAATCACTGATAATAATCGGTTCATAAGTTTCAGTATAATCGACTGAATAAATATATAAATAATCCTCATCATAAATATGTTTTATTGTACCTATTTTTGTTCCTCTAGATATTTCTTCTATGACAGCCATGCCTTCATTTGTTCTATTAGTAGCAGAAGCAACTACACCTACTATATCTCCATTTTTATTTTTTTGTGGTTTTTTAACTATATCTATTATAAATAACTTATTGTCGATTTGTCCCATTTCGATATAACGATAACTACTGTCATTATCCATAGTTATTTTATCTGTATCTATCCCTCTATCTATGAAACTATGTTTACGATTAGTACTGTTGATATAAAAAGATATTAGTTCTTTTTCCGTAAACCCAATACATTGTGAACAACCACTTAACATAGAGCCACTAGATAGTAATCCAAAGTAGTCTTCACCGAACTTACTATCACAGAAAGTATACCTACCAAAGGTATCTTTCTTCCATATATATCGGTTACTGTGTTCGATTATTTCTGTAGATAAGTTAGCTTGTAGTTCTAATTCTTTTTCTAGTTTAGTTATATATGTTTTATCTAATATAGTTATCATAGTCTTTTCAGAACCTATGATAGGTTTTATACCTATAGTAGTGAATTTGATATTATTAAATTTATCGTGTAATTTAATATCGTATTTAGCTAATTCGTGATAAGGGTATTTTTTACGATTCTTATATTTATCGATTAACAATTCCCTATCGTGTATATTAGTAACTAATTTCTCTATTTTAAAATTAGTTGTAAGTTCTTCTTTATCATAACTAAGAAATACTTCAGCAGCACTATTACAATTTATTATCTGTCTTTCATCATTGACTATAAGTATTGGTATAGGCGTATGTGATAACAATATCTTATTAACATTATTTTCATATATAGCTGCATTGTAATGTCTCAGTAGTTCTTTACCAGTTTTCTTATTAGTAGCTTCAAGTTTTTCGATCTTTTCAAGAAGATTAGCTCGGTCTTTATTAAACAGATCTTTATTTCCTCTTAGTTTAAAAAAGAAGACTATATGTAATACGGATAAGCCTATAGCTACAAAGAATGTCCATTTGAGTACAAGAGAACCAAACATCAATGTATATATGTTAATGTATGTATAATAGAAATGTGTGTTTATAAAGATTTTAAAAGTACTCCTAAAGAACATTTCCCATAAGAAAAATATCATAGTAGATAAAGATATAGTAGTAAGTAAGGAGACTAACCAATTTAAATGATTTTCATATATGGTTTTATATATGAGGTCTCCTAAAGCTTCTACTATTCTATCAAAGAATATTTTGGTCCGCATTAGTATTAGCCTCCTAATTTTTTACTTAAGACATTAAACAACATACCTATGGAGCCTGTCAAAATAGACATAATTACAAACATTATTAATCCTAACTTGACTCCTTGTTTTATCATATTTTTATTAGTTTCTCGTTCACTCTTTTTCAATGTATCGATTTCTTCTTTTATATTAGAAAACTTACTGAGTTCATCTGATAGCTTATCTAATAATACTTCTAATTTATTTAATCTTTTTTCCAGATACTCTAATTCCTTAGTGGGATTAGATTGGGTAATGTTCTTAACTTCTTCATTGATCATGTTGAGACTAGTTTCTAATCTACTTATTCTTTCTAAGAGAGCACCTCTTTCAAAAATATAACGTAATCCAGCTCCACAAGAATTGGCTATTTCCTCAGATCCCATATTTAAGTTATCAAACGCATCGCTCATTATTCCTCCCAACAGACATCAGTAAAAACACGCTCAAACAAATGAAAGTGTCCTAGGTTAATTCCATCGAATCCTATATATTTTAAAGTCTTTAAATTTATAGCTAAAGTAAATCTGTTATTATAGATGAAGTTTACTTCTCTTGGTTTCTTTTTATCTATCAGAATTTCTTTTATTTGTCTAGCATGGAATTTACCAACGCTATTCCAATCTGTGCCGGTTAATCCTATTAAAGCTCCTTTCTCAATATGAGGTAAGCCATCTCTACTGAAAGCTTGTATCTTATTATCAGCCAATAGTTTGAGTAAAGAGCAGGCTTCATCTTCTCGAAAATCAAATGGCAATATGGCTGATATATAAAAAGCATCTATTTTATCGATATTTATTAAATCCAATAATCCTCGTTTAACTTCTTCATATGTTTCTTCTTCAGACATATATCTAACAGATACTTTAAATCCATATTTATCAGATATATTTGTCCATTGTTTATAATTAGCATATACATGACCTTCGGGTGTATTAGCAAACAATAGACCTATGTTCTTAAACTTAGTTAAATTATAGAAAGTATCGGCTAACATTAACCATCTTTTAGGAAAATATCTAGTAGTAAAATTATCTATTCCTGTATCAGAAACATTTTTAATGAAACCTGATTTAAGAGCATCTGACAAAGCCATGCCTATAATAGGAGTTTTGTTGTTATTATTCTTTAATAAAACATCTACTGCTTTAGTGCCCATACCGATTATAAGGTCTAAGTCCTTATCGTTCATTAGTTTTTTAGCTATAACCTCATGTACTTTATCGTCTTTGTCCCAACCAGGTGATTCGTAATACTTTACATCTAATTTACCTAATAGGCCCATATCATCTAGTTGTCTTTTAGTGCCTTCCCATGTCTCAGTATATACACCAAATTCTCCTGCCTCATAATAAGCTACATTGTATTTATCATACCCATTCGCTAGAACAGAAACTGCTAAGCTAAGGAATAAAGCCGATATAAGAAACCATAATATATTTTTCATAATACCTCTCCTAAATTTATGGCATTGGTTGTTATAAGATTCTCATATTTCCAATACTATTTAAACTATATATTACTATATTGATACAAGTCATCGATAACATTTAAATAATAAGGAATTGAAAATGAATGATGAGACAATTGTAAAACTTACCGAATATGTTGTTAAGAACAAAAAACAAAAACAAAAAATCGACGAGATAATCGAAAAGAAAATTGAGGCATATATCAATTCCATACACGACAACAACTTAAGCAAGAGTCCAGATAACGTATATGGATTAGTCTTTGGATTATTGAACTCAATTAAACTCGAAGGAAACTCAATAGAAGATTTTAAGGAAACTTATAATTTCGATCATCTCAAAGTAGCTTTATCGAATATAATAAATCGTAGTTTTCCAATAATGTACGATAATTTTGAATTAAATAGAAATCCATCAATAGGGATACAAACAGTTGTCTCAAAGTTAAATAAAGACAAATTATATCTCACTACTAGACTGAGGTGTAAGAAAAGAGATTCTGGTTTCTATACAATTCACGGCAATTTAACCAATGAACCGATGCTACGTACAAATTCTTTGAAAATAACAAATATAAAAGATAAGATTTATAAAGATAGTATCGAAGAAAGAATACTCAATAGAGCTCTGACTAAGACTTTTCAGGATATTTGTTTTTATGGCTTAGATCACGTTGTTCTTGAAGACGATGAGATTGTCTCTTTGATAACGATATATGATATCGACCATCCTAAAATGCCTTCTAAAATGACGACCAATATAACCCTATACAAATCTAGGTATGAGATAGAAATCGAATAACGTATAGTAAGCACTGTGGCATAAAGCCACAGTGCTTACCTTTTAGGAGACTTAGTGAAACAGCATTGGGAAATCAGGAAACCAATGCATAACAGAGACTGGTATTTCTTCACTATATAATAGTGAGTCCAATTAATTTAAAATAAAAGAAAGGAAAAAGATGGGAAAGTTTTCTGTAAGAATAATGTTAGATGATGAAGATATTTTAAATTTAATAAATTTAAAAGAAAAACTATGTGCTATCGTTTCAGAGCATAAGATAGATATGCGCTTTGAAAACTTAACCATATCAACTATTATCGAACGATATAATAGAGCCAATATATGTGCACCTTGTGTCGTGTATGAAGCAAAGGATATAAATGGTGAAAAATATTCTCAAAACTGTCAAACTTATTTGAATGGCAAATGTATTATTCAAAGGGATATAAAATAAAGCTTATATAGAGTATGGGATATTGTCCCATACTCTATATATGTAAGCATTATTTGTAATTTATTTTTTTGGAAAATATTTATCTCTATTAGTAGGTAAGCAGAATGACTTAATATTCTCAAAATATTCCTTCGCATATCTTTCATGCATTAGGCTTATTTGCTTACAAGACAGATTAGCTTCTTTACATTTTCCATTGGCTACACAATATGGTACCATTTTTTTAGCAAGCTCTGGCTCGAACTCATATACGATTTCTCTTATACAACACATAAGATATCTGACATCCGCATGTGCTTTTTGACAAAGTCTTGACCAAGCCATCGTTTTCAATTCGGCAGCATTGATCATCATGGAATGGTTTTTTGAACTATATCTATTTTCTGCGAAGCCCAAACCGTCTCTGTCTTCTCTACCTGTCATTACATACGGATCAAAGTGATATGCAAATTTATCATGTCTTACAAAATGAACGGAAGCGAAGTTAGGAATATTTTCCATCTCTATAAAATACCACTGTGTTCTTTCTGGACTATGTCCTGACTCATAAGCAAAATAATCCGATATAATGAAATCTTTTTTTCCAGCCGAAGTACATCTATATGCCTTCTGCATAAAATCGTTTTCTGTCATTTTGGAACCAGTTATACTTGTATGGCTCCAATTAAAAATATCCAGATCAGATATATGTTTCTTTTCAATATTATTATGTTCCCATAAATTAGGGATATGTACTTCTATAAACATATTGGGATCTATTACTTCTCTTTTCCTGACATCAATCACAATTATCTCCTTTTTCAATTTTACCATTAATTATCCCTGCTCCGCATAATATTTTAGAAGCGTTTTCATCAGGATAACCCTCTTCCCAATACACGTGTTTTATACCAGAATTTACAATGAGTCTAGCACACATAGAACATGGCTGATGTGTAATGTACATAATGCTCCCTTTTACTGATATTCCATGTTTTGCTGCTTGTACAATGGCGTTGGCTTCAGCGTGGACAGCACTACATGTCTCGTGCTTTTCTCCGCTAGGTATATTGTTTTGTTCTCTATAACAATAACCCAATTCCATACAACTCATTATACCAGACGGAGCTCCATTATATCCTGTAGATATGATTTGGCGGTCTTTCACTATAACTGCTCCTACTTGTCTTCTTAGACAAGTAGATCTAGATGCTACATGATAAGCCATTTTTAAAAAGTACTTATCCCAAGAATCTCTTCTGATAACACATGTGTTCATTTAGACTCCTTTGGTTAAATTAATATATGATATTAAAATTAAGTTTATAATCATATTCATGTGTATTTAAAATATATATTACTATAGTGAAGAAAATAAACCTAACTTAAAAGGAGAAATAAAAATGAGTAAAGTATTTGTACCTACTGATATTGAAAGAAGTTTTGATTCAGAAAATAGCGAAATAGTGGAATTCGTTGGATTTGAAACGAATAAAGATCAACCCCATGGGATTCTGAGAGAAGATGAGCTCACTCAAAAGAGTATCGTAGCTAATAATTATAGTTGGGAAAATGGAGTACTTTATATAAGTAATGACAAGGACGAATGGCAGGTAAGTGTCAGACAACACACATCTTGTGCTGTTGATGAAGTTCGGAGCTTCCTTAAGAACACTACATACTCTTCTGGAGAAATACTTCCTTTATTAAGACTAGTTTTCCAGTAAACAAAAACTTCAATAAAAAACAGATACACTTAGAATCAAAATAGGTGATGGTACAACTAACTGGATCAATTTACCATATACGATAGAACCATCAGAAACTAAAGTAGATACTCAAAATAACCAAACTGTTAATGGTATTAAATCATTTAATGATATACCAAGATTAATCTCTCCAAATATCACTAGATCAGACGAATTAGTTAATAAAGAATATGTAGATAAAAGATCTCCTACGGGATCTATTATTATTTGGTCAAATACAACACCACCAGATGGATATTTAAAATGTAATGGAGCTACTATATCTCGAACTACCTACAATAGTCTTTTTTCTGTAATAGGAACTACTTTTGGTAATGGTAATGGTAGTACTACCTTCAATATACCAGATCCAAGAGGAAGATTTATTAGAGGTTGGGATGATAATAGAGGAATTGATCCGAATAGAGTTTTTGGTAGTAACCAGAACGATGGTTTAAAATCACATACACATGGTGCAAGTTCCGCTGGAGTGGTGCACATAGACACACTATAGTAGGAGCTGTAAATACTTGGACTATGACTCCTATAAATTACGCTGGCCCTGTAGCACAACAATATGATCGATATACTTCTGCAGTTGCGGCACATGCTCACTCAATAACAATAAATAATGCTGGTGGTTCAGAAACAGTACCTAAAAATACTGCTTTGATGTACTGTATTAAATATTAATGAAATAGGAGAATTAAATGGAAATTTATAACTACAATATTTTTACTAAAGAATTTATAAATTCAGAAGAAGCAGACGTCGATCCTTTAGATCCAAATAATTTATTAATACCAGCTAGTGCTACTGATAAACTACCATTGCCTAATAAAGAAAATTATTATGTTTGTTATAATGAATTAGATGAAACATGGGAGTATGTTCCCATTAAAAAGTTTATATATATGATAAAAACAATTACAATGCTTTTTTAACAGAATATATTTGCCCTTTAATTGGATTTAAAGCTTATCAAATACCTGAGTATTCTACTGAAAAAACTCCTTTAAATGAACAACCTAACTATTTAGTTTGTTTTAATGAAGAGAATGCTATCTGGGAATATAAAGAAGATTATAGAAATAAAACCATCTATTCAATAGAAAACAAATTATCAGATATAATGATAGATATAGGGCCTTTACCAGAAGGATATACACTTCAAAAACCTTCATCTAAATATGATATCTGGGATGGTACTCAGTGGGTTGAAGATTTAGTAATCAAAGAACAAAAAGAAAAAGAAGAATATAATAATCAAATAAAAGCAGAAATCATGGTAAAAGAACTAGATCTTATTAGACCTATGAGAGAACTACTATGTACTACAACTCCTGATGAAAGTAAAACAATAGCACAAAATAAAATAAATACAATAGAAGAAGAAATAATAATCTTAAGAGAACAATTACTATAAACTTTACTTTGTAATAAAAGATATATTTTTAATAGAAATAAATAAAAATAAATAGTTAATATTTTATATCACTCATGAAGCCGGAATGACGGAATGGTAGACGTTACGGACTTAAAATCCGTTGATCATAAGATCGTGTGAGTTCGAGTCTCACTTCCGGCACCATATTAGGAGATATTAGAAATGTTAGATATTTTAAAATGTCATAATAGAATAAATGAATTAGATATGATTATCAAAATGAGACCTCTTACAATAAATGAGGAATTGGTCTATTCTGCTTGTAAAATATATTTAAATAAGCACGATAAGAACAAAAATGTATATAAAGAATCTCCTTATATATTTAATGAACTAATAGACGAAAACTTTTGGTATCTATCATCATAAATGGATTTTAATCCATTTTTAAATATATATTACTATAAGAATACATAGAGGTTTTAACCCAAGTGATAATGTATCAGATTTTGATTCTTATCATCCGTGGTTCGAATTCACTAACCTCTGCCAAACAAATTACATTATACAGTAGTGACACATATGTGTCACTACTGTATATATTTATTATTATTATGAACTATTTATAAAGGAGTCTAAGATGGATTTATCTTACATAAAAACTAATAGAGAGATAGTTTTCGTAAATTGTAAAAATAGTGTGAATTTAATTACTGAAAGACCAATACAATATCCACGATATATGTCATGGAACGGTTTTAATAGTTGGATTAAAACTATCCGATATCATTTCGACCTGACATACGAGCAAGCTTATGTCGCATTGCTTTCACCACATAGAAGCATCGATTGGGTATTGAAATTGCCTGAAAAAATACTAAATAAAATAACAAATGCCATAACTCCATTTAACGAGTATTGTAATTTTTCTCCGGAAGAGATAATCTATTGGTATAAAAATCTGTATCGTATAGCCTCTTTGAAAGAATATTTTAATAACAAATTACTTATCGAGATAATAAAACCAACCACTAGAGAAGACATAGAGAAAATAAAGCAAATGGAGTCGTTTTTCACAAAGAAAGATATAGATAAATATGAGGACAACTTAAAGAAATTAAAACCTTGTGGATGGTTAAATAGACCAATAGAGGAAGTTCTGATATTGTCTATTACCGGATGTCTTAAACCGAAATTGGTTAAGATCTGTAACAAACTATCGATTAAGTATTCAAATATATGGGACATTGTGTGGTTAAATAAGTATCAGGATAGAATAGATCCTGATTATATCGACCCTAATGCAGATATATATCTAGAAACGGCGATAAAAATGGGACTAAAGCCAGTCGAAATACTTGACTATGGATATCCCAAAAAAATATGTAATGAAATAATATCTAGAGCATTAGATTTGGGATGGAACGACGCATATGTAAGTTCAATAAATAAAACATTTGCTTTGGATGAATATAAAGATATAGTCGGTTTTCCTAAAGAATGGGATATGGAATGTAACAATAAAGAAGTTGTGGATTGGGCAATGAACCATTTACCACAGTTAAGAAAATCGAGACGCGTTTATGGGCCAGCTGGCAAATCGAGAATATTCCACTATCATGAAATACTTAAATGTATGACCCCAAATATGTTGACCAATGGTCCTAAGACTGGATGGAAAAAGATCATAGATTTGATTGAAAAGAAAGTAACTGATCAAATCGAATACGATCTAGGCATATATAAAGAATTTAGAAAACTAAATATACCCAAAATGAAAGGAGTAGAACAAATAACAAATACCGATGCTCTCCGCATGGAAGGAGAACTGATGAATCATTGTGTCGGTGGCTATGTTAAAGCATGTATAAGCGATATTTCCCATATCTTCCATGTAGGCGACAAAGCTCCTAAAGGAGCTACTGCTGAGATCTGTTATAAGGATAAACAATATGTACTCCAACAGATTTGGGGATATGGCAATAAATATCCTAGTAAAGATGAAAAAGAACTGGCATTGGTTTTAATAAATACATTGAATAAAACAAACAAATAATATCGTTCTCATGTATCTATACAGACAGACGATTATCTACCTGTATAGATACAGAATAGAATAGTATTTTCAGTATCTAATTTTTAAGGTTTGACCTAACTTTAAAATAAAAAAATAATCCAAAAGGAGAAAACGATGATGCATTATATGACTTTTGTATTTGGTGATTTAAACGACGCTAAAGATACATTGGATAAGAATTCGGATTGGTGGGAAATCGGCGGTGCTTATCATAAGCGTTTACGGATGAAGCCCTATGTAGAAACAAAGGACGCTATATATGGTAAACCGAATGCTTTAACACCAGAGATAGTGGAAAGCGATTTGTATTCGGACAGTTCGAAGAAAAGAGATGTGGATATGGGTTTTTTAAATTCTAAAATGAGACTAAATGCTAAAAAATACATATCCGATTATATCGATTTTGGCACACTTAATCAGGAAGGTTTTTCTAAAATATCTGAGGAACTACTTATTTCAGGACAGTACGATGTATTATTGGAATTTGAGTCCTGTTTTTCTCCTAATGGATATATCTACAATAAACAATATCACTATATATCAATTGAACATCTTAATGATTATGGAAAACGTTTATCTTGGCGTAAGAAGTTTCAAGAATTTTGGAACTCTTTACCAGACGATATATTCGTAACTGTAGTAGATATAGTCAAATAATTTACCAAAAGGAAATCTTATGAAAAAATTAACCGAAGCCATTTTCACATACATGGTTATGGCGATAGTATGCCTATGGATCATCGTGATTCTTATACGACCTTCTACTAATGATCTGATTATAAAAAAAGTCCCTACCTTAACAGACCATGAGATACGCATACTTGAACTTGAAAAACAAGTAGAAGAACTTAAGAAAACATGGATGACCCAAGCTACTGTAACAGCTTATCATCCGTATAGTGGAGGTATCAATGCTTATGATGACCCTAATGTAACGGCTACATTATCTCAGCCTATACCAGGTAGAACTTGTGCTATATCTACATCCTTATTTGAAAAAGGATATCTTAATACATGGATATATGTAGATGGATATGGTATGTTTTTCGCTAACGATAGAATGAGAACCGATCTAAAAGGAGATAGGATAGATTTATGTATGGGTACTTATAAACAAGCTATGGATATAGGAGTCAATAAAAATGTCCACATATCTATAGCCAAATATCCTTACTTAAAAGAAAGTTATAAACTGATCTATAACTAATAGATCGAA